TTAATTTAGCTTGCCATATATGTGTCCAGTAGACAAGTTACTGCCATTCGCGTATAACACAACACATACGTCCCCGATAGCTAATGTATCATTGCTTAGATTTTTATAACTCAATATTGCTTCGTCATTAGGAAATTTTACTTGTGCAATCTTAGATGTTGAATCATAGCTTTGTACAGTTACGTATGCTTTCTTAACATATGCAATTGATTTCATATATGATTCTATCCTCTGGTCAATTAGCAAATTAAGTTCTTCAGCCATTTCTGAGTATGTCATAATATGTTACCTCTATTATATAAAAGGAAGTTCACTAGTATTACTACAAGTAATTTGCATTTGTGAATCTATACCAAAAGAGTCAGTTATAGACTGTATTAATAATCTTTGCTGATTAAAATTTTGATCTATATCAGTAAGTGTTACAACCGCATCATCTGCATCATATAAATGTGGCAGAGATAAGCAAACAATAGAACAATTACAAAATAGAACAGTGTTATTTTTTAGCTCATAATCGGCTCTATTCTGCGCTAATTCAGTAGAATATATATTATCGTCTTCAATCTTCTTTACACGTTTACCAATTCTATATATATTTACAGGCGAAGATAAATTTTCATCTGAAGCAATCGCGTCATACAACTCTCCGTCTACAGTTGCTCCAATTACAACAATATAATTCTTGACATTACTAATATCATATTTAACATTGCTAGATATATAATTTATATCTGTCCCATCTTTTCTGAAATTATATAAACTTTCTTTGGGACTATCATCAATACCTTCAACCCCACTTAAAAAACACAGTGAACCGCTTGCATTATAGAATACATGCGAAGAATATAAACTTGCAAGTTCCTCTAAAATTGAATAATATGAATCACTTCTAGAGATTGTATATGGTACTGTTTTGCCTTCTAGTGCCGAATCATATATTAACGGCATTGGGTCATTTATCTCATTTAAGATAGCGATAATCGCATCTTTAACAGGAGTACCAGATGGTATTTGATAAATAGCTTCTAGTTCATTTTCTAGTATAGACATTTTATCAACACAAGTTAATTCAATCGTCCTTAAACTAAAATTTGATATTACACTAGGGTCTTCCAAAACAAATGTTCCACATAAAAACCATATGTATTCATTGCCAACCTGAAAACCCTTTTTGATACGTATATAACTATCTAACCATAATGAGTTTGATGATATATTATATTGTCTTTTAAAATCACTTAACGTTATTGTAGCACTGCGTCTTCTGCCATTAACTATGTTAATTTGTAAACTACCAGAAGTTGAATCCACTAAACTAGTAAGTTCTTCGTAAACTTCGTATCCGTTATTATTTTTATATAGTAATTCAACCTTTACTCTAGGTTGCCGTGATGGACTTTGTAATATTAATAAGTAGTCATTGTAACTTACACCACTACCGTATACTGTTCCGTCACCATACAAGAAGCTACCGTATAAAGCCATTACAAACTCATCACCTCGTTTTCATTAAAAATTATAGAGGGCAGTAAATAATACTACCCTCTAATTCAACCAAACTTAACTTTTATCGTCTTATACAATATATCCTGCTTCAGCCAATACCTCTCCAACAACAACTCTTAAATTTGACATGTTTGGACATTGTTCATATGTATATACTCCAGAAAGAATTAAAGAAACCCAAATCTTAACCAATGCACTATCTTTATTAAACATAATTATGCCTCCTAAATAAAATAATCAAATTAAAGATAAAACCACATCTCTCAAATTTGAAAGATGTGGAATTTCATCTTCTGTGTATTTATTAGTCTTAATTAAATCAACCCATATTTTTACTAATGCACTATCCTGTGTAAACATTTTTATCCTCCACTGATTGTTGCTATATACATAGTAAGTTCAGCAATTCCTTGTTGTAATTGCAATATTTTATCATCTTGTGACATTGGGGGTAATGGCAATTCTGATTCCTCTAATTCAATCATTTCCGCTGTCTTTTCAACTACCTCTCCATTTATCAATTTATATCTCCATATTCCACTATCGGTCATAATTGGTTTTTCAAAATAGTTGTTTTGAGCATGATGATATTTATCTGTTGTTCCTGAATCAATTTGAATAAAACTAGCTATATCAGTTAAAAACGCAGATGAATTAACAGCTATAATATTGCTGTTTTCGTCAATCAATACGTATACAATATATGTATCCATTGTGTATCTCCTTACAAATCAGCGGAGAATTCTATATAGCTGTCGGTATCCATCAGATATAGAAATCCAATTACGTTAGAAGCAAATGCGGAAGCTATATTAAACGCACAAATAACCTGATTCCCAAGCGCATGACCCCAAACCACAGATGATATTGATATACCAGTACAGTTTATATTCAGAATCTGAACCTTGTTGACTGTCACTGTAGGGTTAGCTCTCATCGCTACTGGCAAAGAAATTGCAATTCTAGGAGAGGATGTAGTTGTACCTGTTGAACCCGATGTGGCAAGCGGGGTTGATGCATATCCAGTAAACCTTACAAAATACCTCTGGCACAATGCCAACTGTTCGCCGTAATCAGCGGGCGGGTCATATGCAAGGGTTGATACTGAGCCAATTTCGAGTTTTGTTGAAATAAGTCTGATGTAATCATTTATATTAGAACCTATTGAACCTGATCGAATCTCAAATGCAATTCCATCGGTATTTGAAGGTATAACACCAGATACATAATTTATTCCCTGTACTAAATCTTGACCAAGAACTTGACCAACATAAGTACCACCAGACGTAAAACGCAATCTATAATTAAATGAACCTGACACTATCCCAACATTAATAGATGCTGTAATAACAGAACCAACCAATGCAGAAACCCCTTCAGATAGTAATTCTCTAAACAGAGTAGCATTAGCACTCCTTGCTGAAGTTGTAGTAAGCGTAATATATCCTGACCCAACAGTAAGCATATCAGTGGTTTCAAGCCTCCACCTGTCTATTGTATAACTCACTGTTGAATAACTGATCTGCCCTCGCTGATTCACAGGGTTTCGAAAATCCCAATTGTGTAAAAGGTTTTTATTGCTAAAGAAACCACCGTTATAAACATTAATACCATTACCAACCAAAACACCATTGATATTAGTTGGGGTCGTATCTTGTATTTGTACAATACCAGCACCTATTGCACCGCTTAAAACATTATCTATTCGAGTTATTTCTGACGCAGTAACAGAACTTAAATCGTTAACTGATTTTGCAATTGTATTTACATCTTGTGCTTTCACTGGACTTTTTTTATCTGATCTATTAATCCAATTTAAAAAAGGACTTGGAAAAGCCATTTTTGTCTATCACCACCTTATTAATTTTGTGGCATAATAAAATCAGGCAACTATATATTGATACAGTTACCTGATAAATTTATTATTTTATCTTGTTTTTAAATTACTTCATCATATACTTGCAAATCATCAATACTACCTACCTCAATAATATTAAAGTTGATTGTCTGAGGCTTTTCAATTGGATTATTATTTATACTAAAATCGTTAGTATATGTTTGAACTTGCAGTATATCGCCACGTACATTTTTAAATATCTTTTCATTTCCATTGTTCAAAAAGTCAACTAAAGAATTTCTTATTTTGATTGTATCATTTGAATACTCACCTGTTGCTAAATCCACATTACCAATTAAAGCAGATATGGTATTTGATAAATATCTTTGTTCGCCAATATTAAAAATAGGATATCTAGAATTTGTTAATGTTATATTAACATTACTATTTACGGTATAATTGCTTTCAATATTGTTACCTTCATAATTTAACTGGAACAACCAAACTTCTTTTGTGTAAATGTCAGTTAAACTCCAATAGTGATAATTCGCTGTTACTTCTTGTGTATATATTGATTCACTAATGTAATTATCACTTATACCAACAATCTGAAATTTATATGTATTGCCATTTGCACACATATAATCTCTTATATTGGTCATTGTTACATCTGTAGTTTGACAAACTAATTGATATTGCGTATCACCATTTGTAACGTTTAATCTATATATTTTCCAAGATGTCAAACTCTCTGATATATCTGTTAAATTACCTGCGTTGATTGTATTATTGTATTTACACATTGCCGTAGTATTAAAGTCCCATAACCAGTTTGTGTCAATGCTACTTCTAGCATCTACGGTTGTAGAATCTTCAATAAGTGATCTAACAGTCCAAGCATTTATACTCTGTCCACCATAGATTTTAAGCAATTAAAATCACCTCCACTATTGTAGAGATGATTCAAGTAGATTTATCTGATCTCTAATTGATTGACGTTCAGCATGTAAAGCTTCTATATCATATGGGAGTTCTAATCCAGCTAGGCTATATTCATAACACTTAATAATTTTATAATCTGTAATATTAAGTTTAACTTTAAAATTTTCTATTTCATTTTTTGTATTTTCTTCTAAATCAAGAATAGATTGTGCATTTCTAGCTTCAGGACTATCTGTCATATTTGTAATAACGCCATTAACAATTGTAAAATTAACAAATGGCTTATATTGTTCCCAAATACTTATAAACTCTTCTGGTATCATAATAAATCCAATTGGAATATTTTCACTGTACCAATCTTGAGAAAAATACGCATTGTTAACTTCAGATGTTTGTTTAATTATTATCATAGTTTTTACCTCACGCTATATAAACAACAGTGTATGTTGTACCAGATGCATTTAATTGTTGCCAAGCACTAGTAGCCGAGTTAGTATACCATGACATAGAGGGAATTGAATCATTCCAAGTGGTAACAAATGACAACACACCAGTGCCACTGTATGAGTATGGAAAACTCGAACTAGAATCATGAACAAATAAAGCAACACCACCATAACCACCAATAAAAACTATTTTAGGTACAACACTAAAAATAAATGAATTTGGATTGCTTGAACCATATGTACCAGTACCTGTATATGTTCCAATTATTATTCTTGCTTTTGCATTTAGTTGTGTTTGTATAGAACTTGTAACACCATCTACATAGTTAAGTTCTGTGGTTGTTGGCAAAAGTCCAGCCAACTTATTTATTTCTGCTGTTGTTACTGTTGCACCATCAAGTTTATTTAGTTCACTTGCTGTCGCGGTAAGCACACCAAAAGCAGACGGAAATACATTATTTATTGCAACCAATAAATCTTCAAGCTTATTCATATTTGTTGAATTTAATGGCGTACCACCAGATGGGCCATTCTGAAAATTTATCTCAGTATATGATTGTAAAGGCAAGTTAAATTACCTCCTTTATATTAAAGTAATTGGAGAACCACCAAATAAGCAGTTCTCCAATAGATAAGTTTTATTCTGTTAACATTACTGGATATAACGTATCACTTGGATACAAATCACTAGCAGGATATATCTCACTTGTAACAATAAATTTGAAGTAAATTTGTGTTGGTTGCATTGTAACAATCCAATAGTTTAATCCATAAGTTGAAATGTCATATGAAGACACTGTTATATTGTTCTTAATATATATTAGATTTGTTCCATTAAAAGTTAATTTATAGGCATTTGAAGCTTCGTCATCAAATTCAACTAATGTACCCGTATACCCATAATCTGGACTGAATACATAAGGATATGTAAAGTTGTTTGGAAAGACTAAATCTTCATATATAATATTTACACCAGTATCAATATGAATACCAACATTCGTACTATAAATGAATTGAGGTATAAACTGATATCCACTTGGATTACTTGCTACACCAAGTATTTGAGAAGCAGACCAGTTAATATCAATAGCATTATACTGAACATTATTTGTTAATACAGGGTCAAGAACAAAACTAGCAGAGTTATAACTAACACTAAATTCCTCTATGTCTGAATCCAATGAAACGTCCATTTGGTTTGTTACAGTGGCTTGAATAAAATATGTTTCCCCACTTTTTAGACCATCAACAGGATAATCAGTTTTACTTGAACCAATAACCTTAAATGTGTCAATTACAGTCATTGTGCTGTCATATAGCCTATATTCATATTCCTTAATTCCAATACCTTCAGCCTGAGTATAATTTACAGTAAACGTATAATATTGTAAATTATACGGAGATGTTGATGGCATATTAATTGATAGGGTAGGGGTAGTGTATGCCCAAAATAGTGTTTCTTGCGATGAAACCTTATCTGTCACTAACTTAATTGATACATTGTCAATAGTACCTGCAAATATAGCATCAGGTGTAAATGCTAAAGATACACTACTTGAAACAACCATGAAATCTTGCGTAAATGTATTACTTGAAGTAATGTTAAGTATTTCCACAACAGTAATATCATCTATTGTACCTGCAAATGTTGCGTCTGGTGTAAAAGTCAATGTCTCACTTTCAGCAGTTGCAACAAAATTCTGAGTGAATGTATTGCTTGTCGATATAGATAAACTACCAGTAGCAGAACCAAAAGTACATGTAAGTGTACCAGCAGTCCTAGTTGCTACAACTGTAACTTTATAAGTTTTCCCCACTATTGTAGGTATACTTTGCGTTATAGGTGTAGTTAGTCCTGCCGTACACTTCGCTTTTTCAGTATCATATGTCCAGTTCGAACCATAATTCCAATCATCCAAATTAATATCAAAAGTTCCATTTTTAACACATGATCCGAAAGTACAAGTTAATGTTCCTGCTGTTCTTGTTGCTACAACAGACAATCTATATTTATTACCAGACTTAACAGCAACAGTCTGATTTATTGAATTTGTTGAACCAGCCGTACATTGTGCTTTACCAGATGAATATGTCCAGTTTGAACCATAATTCCAATTTAATAGATTAGTAGAAAACAAACCATTTTTGACTAATGTATTACTTAATTCTTCCGGAAAGTATGCTATAACTTTATGTTTATAAGCATTACCAACACTGCAATTAGTAGCATTTGCCGCAATTGTTACATAAAGTTTTTCCTCATTGTAAAGGGGCGCAGATGATATATCAACTTTTGTTCCGTCATATACTGTGTCGTTATTTGTGTTTAAAATACTAAATTTATATCCTGTACATCGTGAATTACCTTGTATCTGATATGTAAAAGTATTCTCCGCAGTAGGGTCTATTACAGCACCACTACTTGGAGAAATTACTTTTGGATAATATAGAGCCAATTTATCTTATGCACCCCTTTCTATCTTTTCATTTTTGCTAGCTTAAGAACTTCAAAGAAACTATTATTACTATTGTTATTGATATTTACAGTGTTAATATTTTGAGAATTATCAACAGAATTTGAATTGCTATTGTTATTAATCAAACTCGTACTAGGCTTCATTGCAGATACAATCTTACCAACATTCATAAATTGAACAGCCTTTAACACAGCTTCTTTATCCTCTAATAAAGCTAATGTTTCATTTTGTGCTGGTGTAATATAACTACTACCAACTGAAGCAGTTCCACTATGATAAATAGGAATACCACTAGGATCAATCCATGTTCCTGTACCGACATCATATGAATAGCCTTCGTTAAATAATGATGTCGCATAATTTGATGTCAAATCATCAACACTGTATGTATTTGAATCAGAACCACTTCTTACAGGTGGGATACTAACCTCACTGACGCTACTACTGTTTGACGATATTGATTGATAATATTTGTTTATTTCAGCAGTTAATTCTGAAAGAGATGTAACTAATTTGTCCACAGAACCATCAAGCAAATCTTCAGCATCTTGTAATTGATTGTCTAGAAAATCAATTTGCTCCTCGTAACGCTGATTAGCTAATTCTAATTCCTCTTCAAGAACTATAATTTGATCCTCGAAACGTTGAAGTGCTGATGCTTGGGCTTCTTCTAATTTCTTGACCGCTTCTTCATATTCTTGTTCAGCAACTTCTTCATTGTAAGCATTTTGAGCATTAGTTACAGCATCTTTTAAGTCTTGCATGGTTTGTGGGTCTTGTATCCATACCCATTCTTGACCTTGTAGTTGTTTAACTGTACGTTCTTTTGACGCATTAGCTAATTCTTGTTGTGCTTTGATTAGTTCGTTTTGCAATTCAAGCAAAGTATTATTATCTTCAGTAGCATCATGTTCAGCTTGAAGTTGATCTATTCTATCTTGGTAATATTTGTCAGTAGCTTCTTTTTTAAGATTGATTAGGTCTATTCCTTCTTGGATACGATCATTCTCTGCGTCATTTAGTTCTTTTAAATAATCTTTATACCCATCTACTACTTTAGAAAGTTCATCAAAAGCTTTTTCATTGGATTCTTTAATGTTATCGGCAATGGATTCTTGAATTTTTTTAATGTCTGACTGGTATCCATACCAAGATTCCGACAATTCTTCTAAAGCGCGTTTTGTTTCCTCTGTTTGAGGTAACGCACGTATAGCCACGGCTGTAGCATGAAGAGCATCTTGTAACTCTTTATATGCTTTAATTTGCTCTTGTTCAGTACCTTCTTGCTGTTCAAGTAAGAATATTTCGTGTTCTTTCGCAGATAAATAATTATCTAGTGCCTCTTGTAGTTTTTTAAGTTCAGTTTGTTCTTTTGAAGATGAACTAGAACCACCACCGCCACCGCTAGAACCACCACCAAGAATACCTTCAAACAAATCATTAGCTCTAGTAAATTCAGCAAGAGTCGCATAAAGATCACTTAAAGCATTTGTTGTATTTTCAAATTCCTTGGTATAATTAGTAAGTACGCCCCAAGGTGTTACACCTACTATTTCACCTTGACCTTCAGCCCTTAATAGTGCTACCCTTGCTTCAAGTAAAGCAATTATAGATTTAGTTGTGCCATCATATCCTTTTTGCTTTAAATATTCAGCACCTAAAACTGTTTCTGCGGCTTTTTGAGCATTATTTAAGTCAACTTGATATGCTCCTAAAGCAGAACTTTTCAAGTTATCTAAAGCGTTTTTAGAGATAACAAAACCATTCGCTGTTTTAGTAAAAGCGGATTCAGTTGCTAACCCTGCATCAATTAACTCCATCATAGTATCAACAGATACTGTTCCAGAATCAGACATTTCCTCATATGCTTTTGATACTAATTCTGAATTGTCTTTGATTTCTGCATATATATCAGATAATGATTTAATTGATGATGCAGTTTTATCAGATGAAATTGATAAAGTATTTAGATACTCTGCTAAATCATCAGTGCTTATACCACTTTCAATTAAATATTGTCTTAATTCAGGAAATACACTAGCTAAATATAAAATATCTGTTGAGGTTATATTCCCTTGTTTAGACAATCGTTCAAGTGCTTTATTGAATTTTGAAGAAGGATCGGAATCTAGTAGTAAATTAAATTTCTCTTGAGCGGCAGTTGCAGCACCAATTGGGTCAACAATATTTGAATATGCGCTTATTAATTGTTTAAGAGAATTGTATTGAGCTTCTTGATCTTCGTCTAGACTAGCTCCACCAAGAATAGCTTCTTCATAATCGTTTAAATATTGTTGATATGAATTAGATAATTCTGTTAAATAACCATCATATTCTTTTGCTTGATTCTGCAAATCTATCCAAGCTTGCGAATCAGTGCCATCGGGGTTTTTATCTTTTCCAGCATCTATTAAAGCTTTTTTCTGTCTTTCAATTGATTCCAATGTTTGAAGATATTCTTGGAACCGTTCAGTTTCAGTTACCCAAACCTGACCTACAATATCTGTTCCATCCCAAACATCTTCCCAACCAGCAAAACCACCAGTTTCATTTTGCTTATTAAATGTCGTTTCAGTTGTATCGGCTAATGTTTCTGCTGTTTTCTTTTCTTTTGCATTTAATAAATCTATCTGTCGCTGAAGTTCAATATTAGTTTCTTTTAATTTAACTAATTCAGACTGTTCAATTATAGTTAAATGATCTTTACCATTTAACTCATCTATTCTATCTTGAGTTGTTTCAAGTTCAGTATTAAGATTTTCTATATCGGATTTAAGACTATTATATTCTTGACGAACATCTTCAAGTTCCTGTTTTTGCTCTTCTAATGAAGTTGTTGCAGCATCAATGCCCAAAGACAATAATGTTATTGCTGTTGTAATAGCCATAAATACCGCTAAAGGACTTGCACTAGCAACTAATGACATTGTTGCTCCAAGTTCCTTCAACGCTGCACTAAATCCTTTTGTAGCCAAAGCTGTAGCGGCATCTGCTACGCCAATTGATACTATAGAAGCCGCTTCTTTAATATTAGCTACTGTGGATGCTATAGATAATCCTAAATGAGACTTTTTAAGAGCAAGATATACAGTATAGGCAGATGCTGTTGCTAACAACTTTAATCCTAAATTACCAACACTGTTAACTAATTTATCTAAAATTCCTATAAGGGTTGTACCTACTGTAACAGCATTTTTAATACTATCAGTTGATATAGTATTTTGCCATAAACCTGTAATTGATTCCTTAAATTCGTTAACACGTGCAGATATTGAATCCATATATGTGGCTTGCTCAGTGAGAGAACTGTTTGCACTTCCGATAGATTCACTTAAAGCTTTTTCAGCAACTGAGAAATTTGTCAGAATTGCAGAAACAATGTTGGCCTGTCTAGTGCCACCAATTAATTGCAAAACATCAGCTTGAGCAGAGTCACTTAAATCATCAAAAATTTCAGAAATAGATTTTAAGATTTCATACGTAGAGCGCATTGTCTCTCCATCGGACTCAAAAATGCTAACTCCAGTCAATCCCTTTAAGGTATCTCCTAATTTTTCTAATTCTTCTGTAGTAGTTCCAGTTTCTTCATCCACTTGCATAAGGCGTAAAGAAATTGTTTTCATAGCTGTTCCAACTTTTTCGCTATCCTGAACAATTTCATTAGCAGCAGTACCAAGTGATAAAATCTGGTCAATACTATTATTAGCAACTTCCATTGCTGAAGCCGAGCGAGTTAAAATATTAGCCAGATCTGAATTTGTGATCGCAAAGGAATTGCCTAATTGATTTACTTTGTCCACAACTTGAGTAATTGCATCGTCTGCTTCAAAACCAAATGCTTTAATAGAAGAAATCATCGTATCTGTAGCAGCATTAATATCCATATTTTCAGATATATTAGAAAATATTGCGGATGCTTCTGCTAATTTAGATGCCTCTTCAATTTCGAAGCCCATTTGCGCCCATTTAGATGTAGCCTCTATTACTGCTTGCGTTGTCCATGTTGTTACTCCTACAAAAAGTAGGGGGTAGGTCATTTCTGCCTACCTCTGCATGTTACCATGCATGTTCAGACTATAGCATCTGGTCAACGGTTGTTGATCAGGTTGGCGTGGATAAATATATTTCTATATTTATCACGTAGTCGTTACAAAATACTTTGTTTTTTATATGCAAAAGTGCTTGAATGAGGGTTCAAGCACTTTTGTCAATGAATATATTATGTTCGATTAACTTTAATAATATCAGATTTTTATAATTCTTAAAATTATAATAAGGGATACGCAATAATTCTATATTATTCTCATTACAATATTTATTTTTTATTTCATCTCTTTTACAACCACGAATAAAAGCATCATTACCTCCCCATGCATTTACAGCTTTAAAGTGTTGTTCACCGTCTAGTTCTATTAAAAATTTCAAATTTTTCTCTTTATCTAATATAGCATAATCAAAAGGCAATGGATATATATTCCTACAATTAGCAATTTTATATTCTGATATAAAATTAATATTATGCTCTTTTAAGAAAGTATTAACTTTGAATTGATATTTTGAAATCTTTCTTGAACAATTCTGACACATTATCCCATTATTTTTTGAAATAAAAGCAGTCCACGATATTTTATAAAGATTCCCACATTCACATCTAAAAATAAGATCTGATGAACATCCTTCAAATTTATCACTTATTAATTCGCAAGATAGATTGTTAATTGCGATATAATGTTTAATATTTTTAATTGTATGTGGGTTATAAATACTATATCTTGATATAGTATTGTTTCTCATTAAACTATCATATGATAATAACCCTTCAAAACCATTAGCATCTTTACATAATAATCTTTCTTCTGTATTTGTATATGAATTAAATAAAGGAATATAATTATTGCGAATAAATTGCTCTTTTAGAAATTCAATATTTAAACGATTTTTACTAGCAATATTTTTTGTTTGACATTTATTACACAGAAATTTTCTTTGTGAGTGTAAAACATTATATGAGCATTTATATTCGTTTCCGCATGTGCATAGCAAAATTAATGGATTATCGCTTGAAATAAATTCTTCAGTTTTTAATGTTATGCCAGAATCATTTATATTTAAAAAATTCTGAATATTTATAATAGTGTATGGATTGTTTCTACCAACTTTACAAGGTATAAAACCACTTAATAAATTAGTGAGACTTATATCATAAAAATATCCATCTCTATCTATGGCTTTCAATTTAGTTTTAGAGTTTTTATAACAATCAGAAATTAACTCATATCCTCGATGTTCAAATAACATTTTAACCTGTTCATATGTATATTTTATACCCATTAAGTATCCCCTATATTTCTCCATAAAATAAAAACAGAAAGGGAAGACGGAGAAAATCTTCTCGGTTGAGTAGCTAATTCAACCTATCCCTTTCTGGTTTCAACAATATTAAGTTATCTAAATTAACCCTCATTTAATTTAGTGCGAAAATTATAAACAAAGTATTTCTCGGTATTTTCCAATATAATTACTGGATTTTCACCGAAGCAGCCAACTTTCTCATCTTTATGTACTCATTTGTACATAAAAACTTCTCTCCCATACCTCACGATACAGGGGGGCAACTATTTCTACCCCTAACGCTTTAGCAGTATCATTGCTAGTTAAATAAAATTCTTTATATGTAGATTCAGTTTCATCTGTTACTTTACGTAATTCAACCATTGCAATATCAAGATCAGCTATTGACTGAATACCACTTACAATCGATCTTTTTATACCAGCTATAATATTACCAATGGCATACCATTGTAAAAAAGACTTAGCTCCAGCTAAAATTTTAGTAGTAAAATTCCCCATCTCATTTGAAGCAACTTTCAAATTAGCTTGAAGATTCTTTACTTGTTGAGGATAATTACCATTAATCCACTTTTCGCTTGTAACATCTATGTCTTTTAATTCTGAATTCAATCGCTGATAATCACTAAGTAAATCAGACTTTCTTTTAAATAGAACACTATTTTCTGAAGATGAACCAATTTTAGCAAGAGTATTTTTTAATTGCTGTAATTGGTTATTCATCTGTATTAACTTCTTTTGAGAAGCATCAATATTTACAGAAAATGTTTTCGCACTGCTTGTTGCCTGATTAAAAGTATCTAGCCCTAATGATATTTTCTTACCACTATATTTTTTAATTAAGTTATCAAGCTGTTGCTCTACTTTTTGAATATCAGTTGGTGTTATACGAAGACCTAAACTAACACCGCTTTGATTATTTGCCATTCAAACATGTTCACCCCTTTTACATCCCTGAAAAGGGCATAATAAAAGCAGGGCTTTTACCCTGCTTAATTTTATTTAATTCCTTAAACCCAACCAACCAACCACAAAAAATGCAAAGCAAAACCTCCCCGTGTTAGGGGAGGTCTTACATTAAACTTAATTCTTCAGTCAGTAGCCCAACGAAGAATAGATAACATTATTATTTTTAAATGAAAAAGGCACTAACAAAAGTTAGTGCCTTTTTTCTAATAAATCGGACTCTAATGTCCACTTAATAATACGGATTAAAATCCATCGTCTATAGTATAGCGTATACATTTCATTTTGTCAAGTACCAATATGGAATTTTTTAACTTCTTCTTTTAACTTATTGTTTTCCTCGACTAAATTTTTTATTATCTGATCTTTTGATTTAAAAATATCTGAAAAATAATATCTTAATACGTGTTCTCTTATATCATTATATGCAGATATGTTAATAATATCAACTTTATCGTATGGTAATAATCTACCAATAGATATACATCTAATGTCGTTAATATATAACGCAACTGGTTTCGTAAAACCCTCTGACAGAAGCCCTTTTCTCAAATGAAATTTGCCATTTTTATTTTCAACTGGATGGAAAGACACATCTATTTGTTTTTGAGCTGTTGTCATTGGAATTACTAATACCTTGTCTTTTAAAACTTTAAGCACAAGTCCATAATGTATAAGACCAGATTCTACATCATAATCCTTCCCTAGATCAATTTTTATTAGTTGTCCAATAGACAAAGATAACGCAATATTATTCTTACCTCTTAGTTTAACATTTCCCTTCCTAAAAAACCAATTATTCTCAGAGATCAGTAAAGAACTACATTCACAAACATCGGTTAACAATAAATATTCTTTGATATTGTTAACATAAACGTTTATGTTTTCTACACATATGCTTGAATCTTTTGCTATAATACTATGATTTTTCTTATTATTTTTTGATAATGGTTGCAATATTCTATGATTAATTTTTTCTGGTATAAATTTTTCCATACTATCCCTCCAACAACAACAAAATACTCCATAATTATAACACTTCTGCCATAATATGCAAATATTTTTGTTGGGAGGGAGGGATTATTTAGACAAACTTTATTATATTATCAATACACTCTCTATTATATATCCTTTATCTTCAATAATTATTGTAACGTAAAAACTTTGCTCTAATTTTGCACCAAAAGAATTTTCAGCCTCAACAGTTCCAGATACCATATATTTATTTTCATCAATCTCAGAAATATTACTATCTACATAAGACGAAAAATGTGCAGAAGAAGGACTTTTTAGTTGTGCTGTAACAGCATCTTTAGCACATATATATGCTTGCATTTTTGGATCAGTTTGCCTAAAAACAGAGATAACAATAACTATTAATATAATTACTGCTATAATAGGCAGACAACCTTTGTTTTTCTTGCTTACTTCTTGAGTTTTCTTATTTTGACTGAAATTATATTTGGTACTTGTATTGCTAAAATTCTGTGGTTTATCAAATAATATTATATCTGACGAATTTCCACAGGGACAATTAATTGTTTGACTCGATGTAAAGTTTCCGTTTTCTTTTTCAATTGCTAAGTTTCTATTTATCTTAAGTACCTTGCCACATTTATCACATTCTACCAACAAATATTTTGTATCTTTCCCAAATAAGTACATAAAATCATCCTTTCAAAATATGTAAAGGACTTATGTACTTATTATATCATGGAAAATTCTTACTGTCAAAACCAATTTAGTATTTACTTGCCATTTTATTTATGTTATAATTGTAATAATCTTCCTCCTTACATATTTGAAAGGAGTGTTTCTATGAAAGTAAAAACTAAATTTAAAAAAATAGTAATCGCAGCAATATCTTTAATTCTTATCATTTTTGTATTTTACTTATGTCAGCTTAATGCAGCATCTTCTATAAAATCGTTATATCTTAATGGAAATTACGACAAAGCGTATGAAAAATCAGAATCACTTATTATTAAAACTCTAATTAGTGATTACGAAGACAAAATAGATATTATGGACTCGATAACGCTTTGGTGGTACAGTGTAGATAATTATAATCCAGACGAAAGAATGTATAGAGCTTATCTTATGCTTACAATAGCCAACTGTATAGGATATTCTGAAATAGCAGAATCCGCAAATTGTTCAAATGAGGTTAATGATATAAAAACAGAAGCTTCACAAATGCTTGCTAACGCTGGATACGATGTTATATATCTTATGAGACAACATTACAATGAAAAACCAGAAGATTTTTATCCACTTGCTGTTGACAATGAACAATCTGTAATAACACAAATTTCCGAATTGACTAAAACTATCTCCATGTCTGAAGCACTATCAATTCAAAATGAAAAAAATCCACTTGTCATTTCTGACGATAGTATAAAAAAAGACGGTGACTATTGGTATTGTTATGGTACTATAAAAAATATAAGCACTAAAGATCATTATTTCGTTGAAGTTAGAGTAACATATTATGACGATAATAACGAAGTTCTTACTACAGATTGGACTTATGCAGTCGGATCAGAAGGAATATTACCCAAGGAAAATCAACAATTTGAAATAATGACAGAAGTTAGAGGCGAACCAACACATTACAAATTAGAAGTTCAAGATTTTAATTAACTAGATTATAAAACCATATCTTGATATAGAAGTTTTAAAGTGTTTATTATGTGATTTGAAAAGAGTATTAATATGGTATCTTATAGTAACAATAAAACTAAAAAAATACTTTTAATCGGTATTCCAGTAATTTTAATTTTAATAGCAATTATTTATATACTACTATTTCCATCAAGTAACAAATCTGCATCAATTCCAAAAGCATTATATAACAATAAATATAAAATTGAATTGTTATTAAGCATGGAAAAGGAAGAAATAGATAAAATATTTGGAGAAAATTATCTAAACTCAGAATCTAATACAGAAAATGTATACAATTATACAGAACAAGAATTAACCATAATGTATATTAATAACAAAGCAAATACTATAATGGTTAATATGGACTTTAAAAATGAAACAAATGGTGATTGGTATGGGTATTATGGAATTCATACTGGCACAACATTAAATGAAATTATTGATTTAGTCGGAGAAGAAAATGTTATTTCACCATTATTAGTTGTACTATTTTTCGACAAAAACTATAATATTTTAACGAGTCAAGATGGTGCAAGATACAGAATGAGCTTGTTTTTAGAAAATGATATTGTTTATGGAATAATGTTGTCATACAATGCGTAATCAATTACTATACAAGACAGCTATAACATGGCTGTCTTTTTTGTTGGTTATTTATGGTTGACAATGTGCCGAAGTGGTACTATAATGGTACTGTAGATTGGAGGTGCATTATATCACAAGAAACATAGTTATACCTGACGAAATGTATTCCAAACTTGAACAAATATCAAAAGAACAAGGCATTTCAATTGCCGCAGTAATAAAAATTGCATGTAGTGAATACATTAAAAAGTTAGGGAAATAAACATGGAGTATTGACAGCCCTCGCAAAGCAACCAATACTCCATATTAGAGAGAGTATGTTCTATACACTCTATACAACTGTATAGTAACATACCTTTCAAAGAAATTCAATCATATTAATTTGAAAGGAAACGTAATAATATGTCAAATTTAGTCTTATCAAAAAGCGATAACTTCAATGGTATCAATGCAGATTTTTATAACGATAACAACAACATATACATGTCAGCAGATCAACTTGGTAAATGTCTGGGATACACTGATCCAATTATCGCAATCAATAAATTGGCATCAAGACACGATTATCTTAAAACAGAGGAATTTTCAGTAATAACCAAATTGGTTAGTACTGACGGAAAGTCTTACGATACAAGACTTTTTAATGAAGACGGTATCTATGAGATAACATTTTTGTCCAAGACAGCCACAGCACAAATATTTAGGGCATGGGCTAGAAAAGTTATTAAAGAAATTAGAAAAACCGGATGCTATAATACTACCCCTAGCTCCACCTCAGATATAGCCCTTTACCACATATCGGAAGCAGTAAAAGCCCTAGCAGAACGTCAGACCGATACCCAACAGGATATTATACATATCCAAGACAATATCAGATTCCTACAAGATTATACTAATGATACCATACCAGCATTAGGTTACACCATAGAAGATATCAAATCACAAATTCAGCAAATCGTAACAAATTTAAAATCACCAGATACAGACACATCATTTATCCACAAACGCATTTCAACTCAAATCTGTGATTTCAATGAATTTAAAACCGCTATGTTAAGACTCATATTCGGCAATGATCTTGAACGCAAAGCACAAACTGTTGCCCTGTACTCTGACACCAAATACAAAGAATGGGTAAATGAACAAATTTACCATCTATGTAAACAATATCATGAAATCACAGGACGCATGAGAGCAATAACCTACAAGTGGTTAGTAACAAATGATAGGAATTTTGAACAACTCAATATAGGTAGCGATTGCACTCTAGAAAAAATCCTTAACTCAAAATATATAGACGCACGATATTCTTACGCTCTTACTTTACTCGGAGAAAGAAAACGTCATACAATTGAAATTCTAAATAAGTATAAATTTTAGACAACAATAGTGAATAATCTGAGTTAATGGTGTTTTACGAGACACCGTTAACTTATAAAATATATATAACTCAAATAAAATAATCTACTCTTTCTTAACGCTATTCCCACTCACAATCTTCATAACAGCAGGAGCAAGCAAGTCATATATCTTATTTATATCTTTATGTTTAAGCAACTTGTCAATCTTCTTAGCCCACTTAGGCAAATTATTACTAAATTCAAGAATAGTATCCAATATTTGATTAACTTTACTATCTGGAGAATCACTATAAATCTCCGATTTTATCAGTTCTTTTACACCTTCATCAATTGCATGAATGATATCTTCAAGTTGTGGATAATAGATATTGCTTTTGATAACATCTACTAATCGCATTCCATTATCATCAAACACCTCAATAATCTGATTAGTTTCATCTTCACTTAGGTCAGCATAATACTGACAAATTGCCTTATCCCTAATTAGTGGACTAGTTATAAAATGTGGCAAATCTTGTGAATGTATACTTGATATAGAAGTTGCAATAAATTGAGCAAATTCATCATTACTCAAGTAATATTTAATACTATATTCTTTATTGTTAAAATTTATTGTTTTAACCATGTGTATTATGTAAGTACCTCACTTTAATTATTATTTGATTAATGTCATATAAACTGCATAACCAGCCATTAAAAATGTAACTACTTTCCAGATATTATTTTTAATAAGCAAAACAAAATCTACTTTACTTTTCTCATCAACACTTTCTAATTTTTCTTCATTTTTATTTTGACATTTCTTAATAACTTCAATGTCAATTTTCATATCTTTTATTTCATGACCAGTTTCAATCTGATTTGTTTTCATTGTTTCAAGTATTTCAGTCTGTCTTTCTGTATTCTTTTCCATAGACTTCATAAATGTCACAAATGTAGTATTGACCTCTGCTTGACTGAGTTTTAAATCAGTCAGGTCAGATTTAATTTCAGTTATATCAGATTCGTTTCTTTTTAATCTATTTTCATGATCAAAATGATAAACACACTCTATTTCAGCCATTTCTAATACCTACACTTCCGTTTAAATTACAAATTCAAGAATATCAAATCCTTTACATTTGATCTGCTAACTCACAGATTTCACTTCTGTAGTTATTTTTTAATTTAACACATCCAAAATTACCATAGCCTTTAAATACTTCTAACATCCGTTTCATTCCACTAATATTCATATTTACATCGGATTGCTCTAACATATCACCCTCATAAATCTGTTTACACCCAGATTTACATCTTTGAATAATAGTCTTGAGTGTATATGGGTTTATATTTTGACACTCAGTTACAAAAACCAAATCTTCAGCACCAAATTCAACTCCGCGAATATTCGCAGTGGGTATAATTTCTAATTTATCTCCCAATAAAGATGTAATATATTTATAATCTGAAAATTTTGATTGCAAAATGTTACCCAATGAACCAGTATTCAATAATTTTTGATCATGATCGCCCTTCTCAAAACCTAAAGTTTTAGCACCTTTGAGAGTTTCATAATGATATATAATAAAACACTTTTTAATTTTCTGTGTTTCCAAACCTTGCATTATATAGGCAAGTGGCAACGTTGTCTTGCCACTACCAGCTTTCCCATAAAGCATAGTAATCTCATTATTAGTGATAGAGTCGAAAACACACATCTGTATTTCGTCAAGAGGTTTTATTTCACCAAAAGTTTTAGATTTAAACGATTTAAATTTGATATTTAAATGCGTTTTACCATCCCATTTATATCTATCTTTAATTTCATCATTAATATTTTTGATCAATAAATATTCATTGATGTTCAAATCATAAATATTTGTGTTTTTGTGACTATAAAAGTATTCCATTTCATCATCGTTCAATGAAACAATTTTATATCCAGTATAATCTATATCATTTAAATTGTTTTGACTATATACAACATCTAAATCAAACACTTTATCGGCTAATAGTCTGCAATTGTTGTCGTTTGTATTAAACTCAATGTGTTCAATTTCTTTATTCCACAACCAAGCAGAACTTAAAATTAGATTATCGTTTATTACTGGCAAATTAAAATTGTTAAGAATATCGTAATTTTGCTGATAAATAATCGCTACATCATATTTATCAAAATATGTATTAAGTAACCTCGAAATTTTACGCGCCTTATACTTAATTTCTTCGGACTTGTTATAATTAGTTTTAATCTGTTCGATTTCTTCTAATGACTTACTAGAAATAACAAATCGTTCATGAAAATTTTCTTCTGTCATATCAAGAAGTATATTGGTATCTAAAAAAGGTTTTACCATCTTCCAAATCCTACTTTTCTATTTTTTATTGGCTTTCTGATAATATCCTCCTCTAAATACTCATATTCATCTGAATTTCCTGTATCAAAACCAACAGCATTAACATTTGACACGGATAATTGTTCATTAATCAATGCTACTTTAACGTTATTCTTTGCTATCTCAATATTCCTTGCTGACTTTGACAATTCAGATTCATGATATATATCATCTGCTTTTGTTGAAATCCAAGGTATACCAATAAGACCAAATACAATGCCACAAATAAATGCCAGTAATACATATAAGAACGTCATAATCTTTACCTCGCTTATTGTTTATTTTTGTTTATAAATATAGTAGGGGAGTACCCCTACTGCCACAAGTAAAATATTGACTTTACTGAAATAATATAGTAAAATATATTTGGGTGTTGATTGCTAATTGTCGTATGTTAATCCCTTCACCTTTCACTTAATATTATTTAATTTATTTAAGTGCCAATTGAAGGGAGGTGATACATATGTCAGTTCGCAGAATCTCTATCAGGTCTACAGCTAAACCTGTTGGGAAAAATATTGTTGTTAGAACAACTGTGAGCAATGGAAGTTCAACTAAAACAACAACAAAAACCATCAGATCAAAGTAGTTTGTAGTCAAGTTGGGGTGTAATCAGCACCCCTATTTTATTTTTATTGATGAAATCGCTATTTGATTAGTTAATATTTATAGTAATTCTTTGAAACTATTTGAACTCCTTCTGTATTTCCACTCTGGAAATCATCGATTGCAATCTGTAGTAGATCACCATAACCGTCAAACCAGCCGAAACGATACACATCTCTGAATAGAGGCTTCTTAGTGTGCCACCCAAACGAGATCAAATCTGGTTTGTAGGCTCTACCCTGACCGAAAAGCGAATCGCCCCACGCACCGTCTCCAAAAAATCCGACATCTATGATAATCTGATTTCCTTCAACCCTGACTGAATTTTCAATTTCGATTGAATCTCTAAGACCGTATGTACGGTCATACATGACTGGATTTGGATAACTAGAGTAATATAAGTTAACAGCATTTATGAGGCATTGTTTCATGCGCTTTGCTTGCCGATGCAAAATTGCCTTTGCCTCATCTGTATCCATTATAAGAGATTGTAAATCAGATGATTTCATTGATTTAAACTTAGAATAGTCAACGTATGGCATATAATCACCTAATCATCTATAAATAAATCATCAGCATCTTCAGAATCGTCACGAATTACATAAATTTGTGTTGTTTCAGATGATTTGTGTCCCAACAACTTTTGTGCAGCAGATATATCCTTGCCTTCCTCGACTACAATTGCTGTAGCCCTAGATTCCCTCGTTAAATGAGGGTGAACCCTCCTGCCTACGATAGTAGAAAAAATACCCGCACACCAATCATTAAAGGTAGACCGATTTACCTGCTTACAAGAATTTTTATTCTTAGCAACAAACATATAAGGGCAATCGTCTTCACCACGTTCATCTACCCATTTTCTAAGTGCATCCATAGTTTCAACATCAAACTTTAATTTACGAACTTCGCCAGTTTTACCTTTACCTTTACACCTTATCAATGGTGTTAAATAGTACTTTACTTCTTTTTCTTCATCAATACCTTGTTCATTCTTAACTAGTTTCTTTTTTATAATAAGTTTTGTATTTATTATATCTTTACGAAGTTGTCTAGCTTCTGATCTTCGACAACCAGTTGAATAACTAAACTTTAAATAAGCTATATGTTGCCATTTCTTCATTTTTTCTAATTCAGAGATTAAATTAGAAAATTCATCTTTCGTTAATGGCACTTTATCATGTACAAATGCCTTTTCAGGTTTTTTAATCGCCTTTGTAATAAAGTTCCTAAATGTAGGATATTTATCTGGATAGTATAAAACTATGTAATTATTTAAAGAACTAATTGCTGACCTTTTATTTGATATATCCGATGAAGAATGACCTAAGTTAATCAACCAATTTTGAAAAAATAAATACTCTCTGCCAAGAATATCAATTTGGCGTTTATCGTCCAAATTATTCTTAACCCAAACAAACCATATACGTAAATTAGAACGATATGCTGACAAACTATCAGGTGATAGTTCAGTAGAATTTCTTAAAAACTCTTCATATATTTGTCTATTGAATTCATTACATTCTTTAAACTCTTCTGTTGTATCTTGAATCCGTTCCAATAATATAAACTCCTTTCCTATTTAAATAGAATAGGAGTCATATCCTATTCACACACACCATTCAGCCTAATATTTAAATAGCATTTCTAACCTTGGATTACACTTGTCGTAATCACATTTTAAAGTTAAAGATTTACAATGTTTATCATCATCATCAATAATAAAACCGGCCTCAGTCAATCCATCCATGATAAATTTAGGAGTTTGATTATCTGGGTCATGCCTTGCATGAGTAGGGAAGTATGTAGTAAACACTGCTTCATAATTATCTAGCAATATATTTGACATATTCTTATACTCAATAAACCACTTGATAAAATCGCTCCATTTTTGTTTAAGTTGATTCATTACAATCCTTTTTAATATCATCCAAGTATTTATTGAAGGGTGACATGGCTTATCGATAGGTTTCTTTTTTGCTCTTGGATGTAATTTAAAATAATATCCATAATATTCATTAAGAATATCGTTATCAATTACTAATAGAATTTCATTCCTTGTTATGTATAATTCACTTCTCTCGACAAATAATAATATTACGTACTCCTAAGTACTGTATATAGAAGTAGACAGCAGGGAAGACTTGAACCTCACACGACTAAAGTCGCGTGATTCCTGCTTCACAGAACGTTGCTACCGTTTGTAGTCTTACATATTCTCCACAGGCTATCCCTGTAGTTCCTACAGTTCATATTTTATAGATTAAGCTGTTAATAACCTTAATCCTTCTGTTAATATATTTATACTTGCATTTTTATCTCTATCATGGCAAGTACCACATTGAGGACAATCCCATTCACGTACAGACAAATCTTTTGTATTTTTGTTTTGATAACCACATACACTGCAAATCTGACTCGATGGAAAATAAGTATCTATCTTTTGAATAACTTTATGTTGCCATTCAGCTTTGTATTGTAGTTGTCTTGTGAATTCACTCCAAGATACGTCAGAAATTGACTTTGCGAGCTTATGATTCTTAACCATGTTCTTAACTTGTAAATCTTCTAAACAAATAACATCATAATCCTTAATTAATTGAGTACTTAGTTTTTGAAGGAAATCATTCCTTTGATTTTGAATTTTTTCATGTTTCCTTGCTACTTTGATTCTTGCTTTATCTCTATTCTTACTACCAATTTGCTTTCTCGATAGCTGTTTTTGAAGTTTAGCAAGTTTCTTTTCACTTTGTCTTAGATACTTAGGATTATCAATATGTTGTTCATCTGATGTTATAGCAAATTCTTTTATACCTAAATCTATACCAACTACAGTGCCAGTTGATGAATATTGTGGTATTTCTACATCTGTACAGCAAACACTTACAAAATATTTTCCACTTGGATTCTGACTAATGGTTACATTAAGTATGCGTCCTTCTATTTGTTTCGATACTTTACATTTGATTAATCCAAGTTTAGGCAGTTTTATTTTGCTATCATACACTTGAATATTTCCATTAGTAAACTTTGTTTTATAAGATTTATGATTATCTTTTTTAGACTTGAAATGGGGAAATCCTACTTTCTTATCTCCTTGTTTTACTCGTCTAAAGAAATTTTGATATGCAACATCTAAATCTTTAAGAGATGATTGAATTGAAACACTATCAACTTCTTTAAGCCACCCATATTCTTGTTTAAGATTCTTCAAATCATTTGAACAAGCATTATAATTCATAATAGATTTATCTTCTTTATATAACTCAATACGTTTAGCGAGATATTGATTATACACAAACCTACAACAACCAAAAGTTTTCTGAATTAATATCTGTTGTTCTTTATTTGGATATATTCTAAATTTATAAGATTTTTCCACAATATTCACCTCTCTTTCTGTTTTTGAATATAATTTCTTATTTGTTCTTCTGTGTTTTCACTGACCGTAGCAATGAAATATGATGGATTCCAAAGATGTCCTCCCCATAATTTCTTTTTAAGCGCATCACTAAATTCTTTCATTAATATCCTTGCACTTACACCTTTTAGAGCTTTTATCATATCAGGTATATAATGTTGAGGGGTACAATCTATTAGCAAGTGTACATGATCTTTATCGGCGTTTAATTCAATTATTGTGAATCCATTATCTTCAGCTATTTTTTGAAGTATTTCAAATAATCTTAATTCAATATCATTTATTAATATTTTATGTCTGTATTTAACACACCATACAATATGATATTGAATTGAATATACATAACCTCTACCTGACTTTATTTCCATATTTATCACCAGATATAGATTAACATATGTATGGTAATTAGTCAAGTATTTTCAACAGTTTACCTTTTGTTTTATACTAACATATGTCTGCAATTCATCCCATGACTAAAGTCACGGGTGTTCTTGCTCAACTTTATAAATCCTAATGCTCCATTTGCCATTTTTATGTATCACCATCTTTCTGTGATAAATAAAACATGATAGTTATATACTCATGTTCCTTTAATTAACTTATATAATCTATAGAGAAATACAATCATCTGTTCTCTTGTACAATACTCAGATAACATATAGTCTCCTATTTCATTACCAATTAAGATGCCGTTGGTGGTAGCCCATTGACCAGCTTCAGAACTCCAAGTTTTAAATTCATTATCTTTTTCTGCCATATCTAACTCATCGCTTTCTTTATTAATCCAATCATAAGGATTAATTGTATCTGGATCAGGCAATATAAATACGCCCCATCCAGTTTTATTGTCTTTACCTATACCTGTTGATGTTATATCTTGACAATGAGATTTAATAAAATTATACATCTCATCAAATGATAACGACCTACCAATATGCTTAATGAAAAAATGATTAACTAATGCTATTTGACCTGAAAGAAAAGGAGCAGCACACGATGTACCCCAGAACTCCATAGCTTTTCCATTAGTAGTAGGTATATAGAATGGGGCGATACCACTAAAATCAACATATTCGCTTACACTAGAATATGATTCTGGTTTAAAATTACTATTTATGGCCCCTATGCCTAACCACGCTTTATCTATAATAGAATCAGAAAAATCTTGAATATCATAATTTCCTGCTGAATTACAGAATGTACAAAACGACATTATCTTATCGTATGCGGAATCCAATCCAGATATATGTACGTTTTTGCTTCTAAATCCAGTATCGGGTTTATTTTGAAGCATCCAAGGTATTAGTGTATCAACTAAAAATCCACTAATGTTTCCATAGCCATCAATTTGAACTGAATCTACAACAGAATATACTTTTCTTGCTGGTGCAAGTTGCAAATGTACCATTAATGTTTGATAGGCATGATCACTATATGATAGAATTGGATATTGATCTGTCCAAAGGTTTTCAACTTGACCTTTTAAAAAGTCATATATGTATGGTCTTTCAAATGTTAATGAACAACCTAAACTGCCATCATATCCTCTTTCATGCCATTTTGAAATGCCTAATTTATCGAAAATATATTTATTTTCTGATAATACTTTTATCATAAGTTACTCTATCATCTCTTTATTTTCGAGTATTTCTTTAATTGTATTAAATGCTTCTGTGAAGTATTTTCTTATCGCGTTGAAATAGAGTAACCCTATTGCGATCACTGTATATGTGTTTTCAACGTTGTCTGGAATATCAATACTAAATATCTGAATTACAATTGGTAACAAGGATGCAACAATAGCAAGTATCGCTGTTGTGATCCCAACAGATATCATTTTAATAAAACCAGTAAATAACCTCTTAACATCAAATACCTGCTTCAAATTATTAGTATTATAAAAGACACTCGCTATGATATTTGCAATAACGCATATAAAGAATATCCCAAAAGCTATACTTACGTATGTAATATTCTGCAATATAACCTGCCACATATTATTAATTATTCACCTTTCGATTTTTTAAGTGTTCTACTATCCATGATTGCGGCTTGATAACGAGGTGTAAACTGCATTGGATAAGTCCCATCAGTTATTCCATCTTCAATTGCTTTTTGGTATTCTTCCTCTGCCCATTCTGGACAAGGCAATGTAGCTAGATATTCTGTTAGTTTTTTATAAATTTCTTCGCCTGTCATTTCTTCTTCATCCTTAACTTCATTATATAAAGGCATAGGATCAGGGTATTTACCTGACCTAATCATACTACTTGTGTATTTTCCGTATTCGTCCCATTGAAAATGAGGCTTATCTACAATTGATTTCCAATCGCCGCCCCATGTGAAACCCATTTGTTTACCAATTCTACTAACTGCTTTCCAAAAGTTATTATTGTCATATTCATGGCCTTTAATGTTCTGACAGATATCAAAAGCTAATCCTGCTTTGACACTATGAAAACTAGGAATTTTAGCATTTGAGTGTCCTTCGTTATAGCACTTCAACTGATATTCATCATCTCTTACTGTGCCAGTAACTAAAACTTTCCAACCTTCCAAAGCAGCAAGTTCAATTAACTTTTTACAGTTTTCAGCAACATTTGGTTGAAGCAAATTAATATCTCTGCTATTTAACATTCAATATTCCTCTTTTATAAACTCACTTTAAAACCGAGCAAACAAGTATTTTATTTACTTCAATATATTTACTTACTTTGCTCCACTAATGGTAAAATTAGTGTACTATAAGATCGGCAAATCCATTGCCGTAGCAAGCGCGGCATAAGAAGCTATCGCATTTGACGCATAAGACAATACCTCGCTGACTTGCGATGGGCTAAGATAACAGCGGTATCCGGTTACTTCAATGTGTCCCCACCCAGCATCTTCGCCTGTGGTATAGGTGGGATAACATTTCTTTGTGTTCCTCATATCCCAAAGTGTCGTAGACGAATTTGTTAGTCTCCTTGCTGATCTTGAAGCCGCGCTCGTCCTGTTGGGTTCATATCCGATAGCAAACCCAAGATTAACAACACCAGAAAGGTCAAGTGTATCTAAGCTAAAAGCTGATACTTGACCAGTTGACAGCAAATCAGTCGATTGTGTAATAACATTTGAGCTATACGATGTAAGATCAACACCATTTGACCAGTTAAACCCACCGACAACTCCAGTACCCGGTATGTATCGTCTTGTGGTATATCCTGTGCGCGATAGTGCAGCCGCCACTATCCCGTTAGTTGCCTCCAATGTGGTTGGTTTAAGTTCATCAAGAGTATTGATAACACGGATGCGTCCTGCGCCAGTCCATTCAAAAATATTATGAACCAAAACCGAACCTTCAACAGTAAGACTTGTTATAGCAGTGCCTATGTTTGCTTTGCACACATCGTATAAACTGGCATAATCAACAATTTCATACGCTTCTCTGATCGTGAGTTTATGTCCGTAATATGTTCCGTCAGACGAAATATCAGCACCGTCCATCAAAATGTTTAGTTTCCGGCGCGTATTTGTACCTGGTGTTAGCATATAATCACTTGATGCTGAACTGCCAGCGACTAGCGTTGTATAATCAATCGTACCTGTATGCGTTGCACCAGAAACATGTGTAAGGTTAGTAATTGGAGATACATTCTCAGAAATAACCGGAGTTCCACTGTATGAACCGCCTATTTTGAGACGATTATCTGATGTGAGTCCGAACAAGACATATTCGCGCATTCCATCAGTCCAAACAGAACCAATGTCAGATATTGTTTTGCTGTCAGGGTTATTGAAAATTCCGATACATGTAAAACCGTGGTTTGCCCCAATGGTTCCCATTTGCGTTCTAATAGCTGGTATATCGTCAGTAACGGTTGATATTGATGCGCCATCGTATGTGAGTGTACTAAAATTAAACATAAAGTTTTTTGAACCAACTTTTGAGGCAGTGGTAACAAGAGATTTTCCATTTACCGTTTCAGTTATAATAAGTGTATTTCCTGATGCAACGAGTTTGATAGGCATTGAAACTTCTTCATCGCTTTGCCATATTCTTGCTGAAGTTGAAGCGTGTTCTGCTCCGTTCCATACCCAATAAGGAAAAGTACCATCTCCGTATTCTGGTATCATTGTCCCGCTTACGATGATTGCGCCGGTCATGCGCGTTTCTGATCCAGTTGTTGATGTTCCTCCGCTGACTGCTCCAACAATACCCTCAATAGCCATGTGTGTAGCATTTGCTGGAACTGTAATTCCGTTTTGAACGCGCAATTCCCATGTGCTTAACGCAATTGCAGAGTTGTTAATTGCTGTTCCCGTAGAAATTAATGCATTGTTTGCATCATAATATCTCGGCCTAACTCTCGCTCCAATTGTGCCAGTTCCTCCGAGGTTGTCATTAGTCCATATATATAGTCCGATTGAAATAACTTCACCCGGTGTTACAGGTATTGCGTCCGATAGTGATCCGTCCGATGGCCCAAAATAAAGTCCAGAAACAACAGCGTTGTTTGAATATTGTCTAATCGTTTTAGTTCCATATGTAAAACCATCTGGAAGTCCTGACGTTATTTCCGAGGCGGCGTATGCAGAACTTGAAGAAACTGCGCCTCCTTTACTTTGTGGATTAGTGTGCCGGTTTCTTGCATATGTTCTAGCCTTTGTTTTTAGCGTGTCTAATTGGCTAATTTGTGTACTATTGTCTAATGCCATATCTCTTGCTGTAATATCTACATTATCAGAATTAACTTTTTTACCAATACAAGTTAATGTACCAGACAGGGCAGATATCCTTACACGAATGTATGTCCATTCTCTTAAATGTATTTGATATACATCTGTTGCGTCTGATGTATATGTACATATATTGTTATCATTAATACTCATTGCATCTACAGGATACCAACTACCACCACTTACAATTTGACCTTCAAAATAAGCAGTAAACGATCCACCATCACTTATTGAAAACGCAATATTTATTGCATCATTACCGTCAGCTTTTAATAGTGTTCCATTACCAATAGATGTCACAGTATTGTGGAAAATAAAAACATCAGGTGGATATGATATATACGGGTTAGTTCCTTCTTCTCCCCATTCAAAATCAATTGGAGTAAACCACCATTGTATAAGTTCATCTGATAATGTTAATTTAAGTTCAGCCAATGAATATGGTTTATTAAGTTCATATATACTGGCAGCAGGATATGTATATCGTAAATATGCCATACTATTTTTAATCACCAACTTCTATTTAAATTATTATTTAAATCGTAAAAAATAGGGGAGAAGAGTGGATTATTTTTGTGTTGCCACTCCACTCCCCTCAGTATTATTTATTATCCTCAGTTGTGTGTTCTTTTTCTTTATTCTTTGTTTTGCGTTCAATATCTGCCCATTTGAAATCAATCGGAGTAAAAAATACCTTAATCATTTCAATTGTATGTTTGTTTTTTAATTTCATCTAATAAGTATATTTTATTAGTATCATATCCCATTGCAGCAGGATGTGTATACTTCAAATGCATTATTAGGCAACCTCATCATTAAGTTTTACAATATTAACATACAATCTATCACCTTCACTATCAATGACACTATAACAATCACAAGCAAAATTAAGAGTTGTAGCACTATCGCTAGAAAGTGTAAATTCAAAAGAAGGCTGTACTTTTGCTTTCTTAACATCAAACGATACAGGAACAAGTTCACCAGTAACGTCATCCGTTGCAAAACCTCTACCTGTAATACGAATATATCTGGGGAAGTTATTTGCAGTAATCTTAATGTTCTGTGCAGCAGTACCACTTGTATAATCATAAAAGACAATAAACTGCGTTCCTGTTGGAGCAGTGGTAGCATTCAATGTTACAGTAGAAGTAGAAATACTATATTCATTAGGATTACTTGCAGGAGTGCCAGCAGTTTGTTCAACACCCAAATCTCTTTCTCCCTCAAGTTTGTAAATCTTTAAAGTATTTGCAAGAGGTGTCTGAGAAAGCGTTATAGTATTTGAAGCACTTGCAGCAAGAATTTCCTTCTTAGTTGCCGTAGTAGCACCAGTTGTTACACTACGACCAAGTTTTACCGCAAGAGCCTCAATGTCAATCAAAGGCAATGTAGCATTGAACGTACAATCTGCCTGATAGTCAAAGTCCATAATTTTAAAGTTGCCCTGACCACCACGGATAGGAAGCCTTTCAGCAGTAGTATTAATAGATGTTTCAGTCGCATAATCGACAGAGAAAAGTATATCGCCACGACCAGTAGCAGAAAACTCTTCGACATTGAAGTCAATTACTTCTTTGATGCCAAATGTTTTACTCATTTATTTTTCACCAATCCTTTTATAAAAAATAAAAACAGATGACATTAATCATCTGTTTTGGCTGTATAATGTTTTATTTGTTTCTTACCATCATCTGATAAATTACCAGAAGTAAGTGCATTCATATTTACATCCCAACTATCAATTAAACCTAATCTATGGAATTGATCTATAATCTGATAATAATTTAGTTCTTGTATATTTATTAAATTTAATGATGGGTGTCTAGCACATATAGAACTTATAATTTCTAACAAACCAATTCCATCTTTTTGAGATGCTTTTTCTTTAACAGCTTTTCTGCCTTTTTTAACTTTCTCATACATTTCTGCTTCAAGTTTGTTTTTAGGTACAAAACCATCAAGATAATCATCTTGCCAATGTATAACTTTAAGTATATCAATAAATAGTTTAATATTGTCTTTATATAATCTGCTGACTACATTATCTATCCCATTAATTTTTTTTACATAGAATATAGAGCTATCTTGAAGCTTAACCGTATCAGCGTTAAAAAAGTTCAAAGCAAAAACTGCAAAATCTCTTATAGACTCTCCATCATTTTTTAATATTTCAAAAAAGTTAAATGTATTTTCATCATATAATTCAATAAATCTATGTACATTATTATTATATAAAATAATCGTACCATTAAATGAACTTAGTTTTGGACATATAACAGAACCAATTGTCGCATCAATTAAAATAGGTTGATTTAATAATGCATTTAACTTCACATAAGTAACTAAACCTTTATCCATATTACTTACCTATGTATTAAAATCAGTTGTCAAAAACCGAATTTCGTAACCATCATGGTTATCTGCTGGCGAGAAGGGAGCATTTGGCAGAAGTTGAATTTTACCTATACTTTTTAATGTCCTTGTATCATTAAGAATCTTATTTATCTCATAAATAAGGCAATCAATTCTATTACCACGCCTACGAAACAAAGATGGCAACTTGATAAGTGCATAAGGCACAATAATGTATACTGAAGTTTGAATCTCAAGAATTTTATTGTTTTCTACTCTTGATACTCTTGTGCTTAAAGTAATATAACTCTTAGTTACATTGTCTACTTGCGGCACAAAACGATAGCTCATAATCTGATCGTCAATGATTGAATCTATTTCTTCAAGACTTGTTCCAACTTGATTTTTTAGAAGGTCAATTATCTCTTGGGAATTTATAAATTTCTTTATAATCTCATATTTGTAATTCGTAAATTGATCAAGATACATTTAGAGTGATATCACCTCTATTTCAAGTGAGGCATTATATGTACCTGTAGACTCTGTAAGATTAAGCGTAAGCGTACTACCGATTAAACTTTCGTTATCTGAGCATTTTATTTTAATTGAATTATTAGTATTATCAACAACAGTAGTAAAATAGGATTCTGCATCAGTTATTGAACTTGTCATCGACCAGATAGGCGTTAAGTCTAGTTCTGTGCCTTCACTATCGACAAATTTACATGTGAAGGTCTTATAGCTACCCCCAACCTTAATTACACAATCACCTGAGTACAAAATTTCAGCAGTACCTTCACTATGAGTCACTTCAAAATAGTTACATATTTTATATTCTAAATTATCAATTTCTGGTGTAAATTCATCTCTATCTAAAACTAACTCAATAATTCCATTAGTACCATCATATGACTTCTGTATTGCACTAGAAATCTTATATGTATTTGGCTTGTTTGTATTTCTCCAATCCAGAATCAAACGATCTCCTTCGGTTAGTTGAGAAGAAAACTGATCAAACCTTAATTTTATCTTTGAGGTTGAATTTAACGTAGTTATTTGATTGTTGTTATAATCAAAACTACCACCATCAAATTCAACTATAGAAGGATAGGAGAGTATATCACCTGTCAATTTGTTTTGGAATTTTATTGTATAATTACATTGAGTCATTTTGCCTTTTGTATAAATTTCATTATCATTATCAACCTCAGTAACTAACCAACTATAACTATCCCACGAAATAACATCTCCTAAGTTAAATGATTCATCTGGTATTGAATTAATCTGTTTAGTATTTAAACTATCACTTGTACTAATTCCAGATAATGAATTTACTACTAAATGACTAGAAACAGAGTTTATAGCAACAACTTGATATGAAGGAGAATTAACAATCTTGCTGGTAATATTGTTCTTAGTCTCGTTAATTATTCTATCTCTTTGAGTAGTCCCATTAATAGTCAATCTATCTTCATACAAATCCCAATTTACAGCCATCGATAATCCTCCTTCTCAAAGATTTATAGAGTTGTAAAAGCCACTGACTGCCAAGCATCAGTAGTATACGTATCACAAGGTTTTGAACAGCGATAATAAGTAGAGCCTATATAAAGCCAAGCTTCATCACCATAGAACGGTGTACAATATGCCCCACCAGTAAAAGCCACATTTTCTGTTGTTGCTTCACTAATAGAATCCGCACCAGTTCCACTAGCCGTTGCCGTAAAACCAGTAATAGCTGAAATATCAGTAGCTATAAGAGTTGCAGTGTTTTTAGTGTCATCAACAGTGCCAGCAACTTCACCAGTACCTAGCGTAACTGTAATAACTCCATTAGCTAGAGCAACTGCCATGTCTGCATCTGCACCTTCATCAATAACAATAGCTATTTCATAATCATTTCCTTCCGTTCCAACATCATCATATTCAACTACTACAGTTCCATTATCTCCAGTACCAATTGAAGCAGTTGCTTTTGCAGCATTAGTAGGCGTAGTAGCCTCAAACCATTTTGTTTGGAGTTCCAATTTAAATTTCACACTCCTTTATTAGAATATTGTTTTATTTTATATTGAATATCCCTAACTAACCTTATACATTTAAATATTTCTCGTTTACAAGTAGAATTATCAAAGTCATTTTTGTTTAGAAACGTAATAACATTTAACATAGTTAAATATTTCGCTTTTGTATCACTATCAAAAGTAGTAAATATTTTAATACCGCCAATTAGTTCATTTAAAAGGCTTTCTGAATATGTATTTAAAGTTACATCATTATTTTCTTTCATTGGCAATACTTTATAAAGTTTATCTATTAGCCCACTCAGATAACTTTGAATCATACTTGTTGGAATTTTATTATTATCATTCATAATAATCTTCCGTTGATAAATCTTCTATAGTTCCATGTATATAGGAATATTTATTAACCATACTTTCAAATTCTCTTTGCGCGGTTTTATAAGATTCTCTTGTTTCTTTATGTGTGTTCCATGGAGATGACAAATTATAATCTTTGGTGTTTAAAACAACTTTCATATGTTCGCTAAATAAATATTTAGGTCTTAACCACTCTACAATCATTCCGGCAGTAATAATGTCAATATCTTCATTAGTAAGGTCAACGTTAAACTGTTTTACAGTTTCATCTCTATCGGTTAAGTCAAGAGTACAAATTCTATTGAATTTATTACACGCTCGATTCATAAATCCATACAGTAGTAATTCTCTATTTGAAGTAGTTAATGCAAATAAATCCGTATCACTAACTTGTTCAAGAAACGAATCATATATTTCAGAATAAAGAGTTGCCATATTTATATAATCAACTCCTTTTCTATTATTTCTTACGCTCTGGTCTGCTTAATTCGCATTTCAAAACATCTTCTAATGTTTCAATAACAGTAAGAGCGTCAAGTTTTCTTGCCTCGATTAGTTCATTTGCTCTAACTATAATTAAATCTCTACTACCAGAAGATGAACTTTTTATACGTTTTTCGATTTCCTCGGCACTCATAGTAAACAATAAGTCAATGTTTTCTGGACACAAAAGATTTTTATAATACTGAGTTACAGTTAAATAATCATATATCTCTTCAGGAGAATATAAATCCGCATATTCTTCGTCTGAAAACCCATCAACAACTATCCATGTTTTTTCGAAGAATTTTCTTGATTCATTTCTCATAGCTTGCAATTCATCAAGTGTTAAAGTTTGTGTAGTACCAACATTATCCCAATCAAAACGTTTATTGTATTTCTTGCATATAAATATTAGTTGACCATATCTGTTACTACGCACTATGACATTTGTATTTAAAGGCAAATTCTTAATTTTTACTTTTGAATTTTGTTTTTCATCACTAGCGATATTAGCAATAACACTACTATTGTTGTGTTTGTCATCAGATATATTGTTTAAGTTATCTATCAAAGCTTCTTCAGCTTTCTTTTTCGCATTAGCTTCCCTTTGTTCCTTTGAATATCCCATTTGTTCTATTTCCTTTCATCCCAATAATAAAAGATAGAGAAGGTATACAACCCTCTCTATCTTTTATTGAATCTCATTTATGCAATATCGTAACAACCTAGCTTACCAGCCAAAATCAGACCAGTACCCGTAAGCTCACCATACATATATTCCTTAGTTAAATCCATCCTCGTAATAGGATCGCTATCAATAAGAATGCCCTCGCCCTCAGTAATATGTTTAATAAATTTATCATTGTTAGCAACAACATAAACCTTATCTGTATCCAAAGCAAATGTATCAGTTCCATATGTATGTCTCTGCTTGGCAACAAACATAGGTGTACCGTTGAATTTCCCATAATAACCAAAATTATACATATCACTTTTTGCAGACTCTGCAACCACAGCGGTAGTAATTTTACGAAGAGCAGAACGAGGCCCAACAATAGATGCAGTTGCATCATTAGCAGCTTCAACATGATCTATAAGTGTAACCATAGTGTCCTCTGCAAAAGAACCACTCTTGTAATAATCGGAAGTCATGCCAGCAGTTGAATCAGAAATACCGTTAAATACAGTGTAAATATCAGTATATTTGTCATTAAGCATAGACTTCGCTACACGGTCAACAAACATATTAAAATCTACACGACCAGAAAGCATACGATTTAATTCTTCATAAATTTTGATTGTTTTAAGTGTTCTAGCAATAGTAACATAACTTCCAACGTTCAAACGCTGTCTGCGAATTGCCTGAGTACCCTGCGCAGCATCTGCAACAAGGAAAAGAGAACGATCTTCAGCCCAGAACTTTTCATCGTCACCAAGAGCAAGATTGCGATATTCAACATAATTCATGAAGAATTCATCGCCCTTAAGACCTTCATCAATAATTGTAGGGACGATAGTTTCAATGATATCATAGAGTTCAGGATGTCTACGGAATTCTTTAATTCCAAACTTTGTAGAACCACCATTGGCATCAATAAATGCCTGACGCAGTGTTTCGGATGTCTGCTTATCAGAATATGTATTAGGAACTTTATGCTGAATAGCATCAATAGCTAATTTAATAACATCGTTCATTATATCATTAACACCTTTCTTTTAAATAATTGATTAAACAACTTTAACAACAAGATAACTGCCTTCAACAGCAATAACTGTACCAACCTGTGTAGAGCCACTAGTAAGAGAAGCAGTAAGCTTAAGTTTAGTAGCAGCAGCCAGTTCTACAATCTGACCAGCAGCAGGAGCAGTACCAGAAATTGCAGTATAACCATCAGATGTAATAGAGAAAATATCACCAGAACGAAGCATATAAGCTCGGACAATATCACCAGCAGCATTACGGAACTCATTAAGATTTTTAAGTCTTTCATCAGCCATTACTTCAGGTGTTGCAACAAGGGCAATCTGAGCAAGAGGGGTATTAACAGCAGGAGTATCAAGGGTAAACACTTCTCTTTCACCGCTAACGAGTGCTCCAACCTTTACAACATTACCATTATCAATAGCAGTAGCTGTAGCAGAAGGAAGATATTTACCAGAAATAAGAGCAGAAGGAACAACCGTTCCAGTCATACGGTCTGTGCGAACGATACAATATGCCATATGTATATTACCTACTTTCTTTAATAATTTTAATTAATTTATTTACCTGTATATTTTTCAATTAGACCACCATAAAGCACATCGCTGACAGGAGTAGTATCAACCGATATTTTAACTGTTTTCTTTTCTGGTGTTTTAATTGCAAAATTAGCAGTTGTTTTACCCAATATAGCGAAACATTTGTCTGTGAAGTCTTCTAGATTATCATAATCTTTAACTTTTGATTTAAGTGTTATGTATTCTTCATTATTTGCAAGTTTTTCATCAAACTGAGTAAATATCGCATCCTCTGCGTCTTTACGTTCTGTCTCAATGATAGTATTTTGAAATTCACGAAGTTTTTCTACGTCAGAATTAGGCGTAGAATAATTTTCTTTGTAGACATCAAAATCTGCTTTGAGTTGTTCAAAATTTGCATTAGCGGAATCAATTTCTGCTTTTTGTTCCGCTGTCAACCACATAAGGAACATCTCTTCAAATTCGCTTGTAATAGTTGCTGTCATTGTTGCTTCTTCAAAAGAATAAGTAAAACGCCCATACTTGCTATCATAATCACCGTTAGCAGACCAATGTGAGCGTTCAACATATGCAAATTCGTCTGAGGCATCAGCTACCCAATAATAAGTTTCCTCAACAACATTACCATCTGCATCTCTAATTATTTCGGAATCTAGAGCATTGCGAATTGCTTCACGTTTTTGATTATAAGTAGCAGAGTAACTATGTTTAGGTTTATTCTGATTATCAGAAAACTCTTTTAACTTTACTTCTAAATCTTCCAGTGAAATTTCATCTATACTAAACCCAAGCAGTTCAACTGTAAGACCATACTTAGTAATAAGTTCTATTTTTTCATTCAAATTTATTTTCTCCTCCTTTTCATTCAAGAATGAAGTTTTTATATCAACCTCTAAAGAGGATTGATTTTTTGATATTTCTTCCTTTAATTCTGACATTAAGTTAAATAATTTCTGTTTACCTTCGTCAGAAAAAGATTCCGTACTCGCAAGAGCATCAAGCATCCCCGTACCATAATTATTTCCAAGTAAAGTTATACCTTTATATCGATAGTCAGTAATATTATAAATTTTAGTTTTTGAATCATACTGATATGCGTCTACTATAATTTCCATGCTGAGCTTAATATTGGTGTCTCTTTTAATAATTTCTTCACCGTAGTTACTATAATCACGCCACACAAATGAATCAACAAATACATAATTTTTACCGTTAAAATCCGAAATTAAATAATTATTTGTTTCTGGCACACATCCCAAAGGTTGTTCATCATATATAAGTTTATATTCACCTTCGGTAGTTTTACTTTCTTCAATGTGCATATCATGTGCGCCAAACTGTGGGTTGCCATCTTCGTCAAATAGCACATGCGCTAAAATAGGAATATTCTTTATTGATTCTTGAGCCTTACTCATATCTTCAATTGTAAAGGCACTCCCATTTGGGTTTTCTCCGTCATGCTGTACTCTAAGTCTAAGTTTAATGAATCTATCTGAATCAAATGAATTGTCTATTTCAAATGTAGTAGCTAGACTAACAAATTTTAAATCTTCGTGCATCTCACTTTACCACCGCCTTTCAAGACAAAAAATAAAGACTGATTTATATCAGTCTCAACTAAAATAATAACGTGTCAGTAAGTATATATTTTTTCCCTGACAAATCAAAATTTAGTGTTTTATTATTTTGGAACACATATATATTTGAATTATTCTGCTTAAGTAGGCGATAACCATGACTAATTAATTTGTCTGCTAATTCCTTATCTTGAACATATATAAATTTATCTTTCATACCATCACCGTTATTCTCTATCGTTTCCATTTGTGTCCCTAGTAACTTGACCAGACCCATCTACAGTGTCTTGTTGCGGTTTACCGCCTTTTTCTTTATCTGGTGACATAGTACTTGAAGATAGTAAAGGTTCTCCAAACATTTTATCTCTCATTTGTAAAATATCATTTTCAAGAAATGACATGTTAGCAGTATCAGATGGAGAATACCCCAATGTAGCTCCTATTGCCATTTTAACTGGTGCGCCAGCATTTCCAGCAGCTAGATACATATCAAACATTTCTTTTTGATTATATCTAGTAATATCCAAAAATTGAATTTTAAACTTATAGGTTAAATCAAGATTCTTAAGTTTCCTATTAACCCATCGTTCAAGTTGTCTAATTACTGATCCAGCTACATCATAGTCAGAGCGTATTGATTGAGTTAATCCAGTTGATCCAGCAGAGGTGTTGTTAAATACTAATGAACTTACACCAGCTAAATTAAATATATCAGCCGTTGCTTCTGCTACAGCATCTCTTTCAGCGGTTGAATTATTCTGAAAAGAGAACTGATCTATTTTCATAGGAGAAAGAGCAAGTCCTATACCTTCAGGAATAGCATTTTCCATCATGTGATAGTATTTTAACGCTAAAGCCTCATCTAATAAGAATGCACCACTTTCTTTATCAACAGGAATTTCAAATGCTAAAACTTTATAATTATCATTCTGACTCTTAACACGCTTCAACATTTTGTAATCTTGTAAATCATATATAGCCTCTAAAAGACTTGCAAAAGGAGGTATTAAGTAATCTAAATCTTCATTTACTTTGATACAAATAGTGTTATCACTTGATAATTCTTGCCATCTCTTGTTTGAATCTCCTATAATACCTCTATCTTTATCACCTTTAAATTTTACATACTTTGTTTGAAATTCTTCTCCAAACTCAACCAATTTTTCTTTTCGGCTATCAAAATATGAAAAATCAAACGCAAAATTATAAACACCATCTTCAACTGAACATATCATACAAAAGTCTGGATTTAATTTTCTTATAAAGTAAGATTCCGAAGTAGAATATTCATAACCATAAAAAACATCTTCACGATATGCAGTATTTAGTACTTTTATAAATTCATGTTTAATGTTCATGTTTTCAAGTACATTTAATACTTCTTGATATTTATTTTGAAATATTTTTTTATTTGGTTTTGGTTGTAACCTATATGGTATCACAATATAATAAAGAAGATTTAGCTTTGCAAAATACTGTACAATTCTTTTAAAATGACTAGAAGCATTATATAAATATATACAAGCATTACGTAACTGTTTTTCATATTTGTCAGGAGTTTTTAAATATTTGATAATATCTTCTTTAGTAAATTTTGAATAAAATAAAGAATCTTTATTATTTTTTCTTAAATCTTGTAACGTTAATTTTGCTAATTGCGCAAAATTGTTCAAGTATGAAAAGTCATATTGTTTTAATTTCTCTTGTTTTTCTACATCTATGATGTCAGGCAATAATGATCACCGCCTTTCTATTTTGTGGTTATATAGTTATGTAGGTGTATCGTTGTTGTTATATTGCTCTTAGGATTGGTTGACGAAATTGAAACAAAACATCAACGTCATAATCTTGTTTTACTTTTTGAAAATCAGTAAATTGCATTACGTAAAAAACTAGATGCATAGTAGCAGATACACGGTCTTTATTAATCTTATTTACAACTTTCTCAAGACCTAATTTTCCTCCTGATAAGTGTTTTATCTTCAAATTACTTACTTCTTCGAAAAATAAGTCTGTTTGAATATATGGAATTGATTTTGTTTCTAAATCTTCAATATTTTCATAATCATATTCATTAAATTGACGTTTCTCTAATAATCTCAAAATTCCACTATCAATAACATCTATAAATTTAGTAATCATTTCAGTTTGAAAACTTTGTGCTTTTAAATCAAAAAGACACTTTTCTGCGTTATGTAACTCAGGTGTATTATCTGTGTTAATTGTATTCCAGCATCCCAATGTTTCTTTAGTAATAGGATCGATTGTATCCTTTAAAAGACAATCAACCAAACCTGTCCCAACACCATTGCCGTCACAAATAACAACTTTTGCATTGTATTTTTTTTTAAGTTTTTTTATCATTATAGCTTGTGTTGAGAAATTTAAAGTATTTGAGATATTTATTAAATTAACCAAATCAATAGAAATAACTCTATTTGTATATTGATTTCTAATAACTCTACCAATTGCTATTGAAGATTGATTATTAGCACTATTTTCAGACCTAGCTACATCAACACCTATATAAAATTCATCATCTTTATTTGTCGATTGAAAAACAGGATCAATTAAGTTTCGGCAATTCAATAATTTATTCATATTTGTCAATGAATTTGTTGTGCTACCAACCCAAGAACCACCATAATTCATTTTAAAAGATGTAGGTGACATTGTTTTTTTCTTATGTAATATTTGACTTTTTGTTGATCCTCGTCCATACCAACAACCTAGCATCCAATCTGATCCTAAAACAATATCGCCTTTCAAATCTCCCATATCTTTTATCATAGCTATATTACGTCCATATTCATCAGAACCACGATAACCTGGTGTTGTAAAGAAATTTACTTGCTGATTTAATTCTTCTGGATTTACTACTGCTAATTTACCACAAGTATAACGTGCAACTTCCACAATTGGTTTTAATGCATCTTCAAAAGTTGTATTATCTAAAAGCGCACTTTCTTCGATTTGTATCCTTTTGCGGCGTTGGCCTTTCGATGATTGGGCATTTGCGAGAACGTCGATTCTTGCATCATTTTTAAATAATACTTCTCCATCACCTTTTTGAAACTTCATTTTTTTTATTTCATTTTCAAACATTGGATATTGACGTAGAATTTCAGTTGTTTTATCTTTTAATAACTCTGCTGCATTTTCCTTAGTTTGAGCAGTTAACGCCAATTCAACATTCGGAAAGCGTATGGCTATAATAAACATTGCCAATACTTCACCATGCGTTTTACCCCAACCTCTAGGAAAACATCCATATATACTATAGAATCTCAACGCACATCTTAAAAAAGTACGTTGATCTGAGTGTAACTTAATTCCACCTTCTAATGGTGTTATTAAATCTAAAAATAGGTCTGGATCACAGTAAATCTTATGTTTCCATAAGTGTAGACTATATCTTCACCCTCAATGTAGGGTGTCTCGCACTTCCAAATACGGAATTTCACCGTACATGTACTCCTAAACGGATAGTCGTTGCACCTTCCTTTATAAAAAGGCTTGGCACAGGATTAGCATACTTTACAGCTATAGCTTTCCCTGTTAGCATATCTTCTAACTATTATTTCCTATAGTTCCTAACGTAAGATATACACCCTAGATTTCTAGGTTCACGAGATTTTTCAACAATATTACTATTGTAGGTGGCATAATAATTCTTGAAACTTATTATATTTTCTGAGCAATCTATTGTTTTCATCAGAGTTTTGATATATATAATTATAGAATTTTATAATTTCTTCTTTATTTGAAACACACAAAGTTGGTAATTTGTCTCTCTTGTTATAATATAAATTCATATTTATATTATTATCCTTTAAAACATCTTTTAATTTCTTAATAAAAGATTCGCTTTTACACACAAAGAAAACACTTTTTCGCAATCTATTACTAATTTTGTTATTCCTATCTTTTCTAATAAAATCCTTATTACTATATGTGACACATCCATCACCATCAAAGAAACCCCTAATGAAATGGGAAATGTATTTAGGAAGTAATATATCGCTATTAGGAAATTCTAACAGGGTTGTTTTATTTCTTACAACACCATTGCTAATTAGATCATTATACATTGTGGAGTTATTTATTTGAAAAGAGCATGATTTAGTATTGTTTTTTTCTTGAATCTTAGGAATGATATTACTTTCGATACAATCTAATAATTTTTGAATATGATTTAAATCTTCTATACATAACTGTAGCCCCCATCTATTATGAGTAGTGACGTAACCATCAGCATATAAAACCCCTAACCAATATGATTTGGTTGGGGTATCAATTTTATTGAAATAATTTTTATTATAGATTAAATATCGTATTCCTAATTTTGATGCTCTTCCTTGTATTCCTTGCTTATTCCTATGCGGTAATAATTTAAGAATATATTCATAACCATTTGACGTATAATGCTCTCTGATTATATCATCTTCCCATTCTTCCCACTTAAATTGCCAACCTTTATTATTGTTAATATGCAAATCTGCCATAATAACACTCCTTTTTGTGAATTATTTTTGTTTACCACAGTACCCAACTTGCAAAATCAATATATTTGGGTAGATTTCTTTCAAAACTAGTTTGTTGTTCATCAGTTAACGATTTTGTATTATTGCTATTTGACTTAACATCTTCATAATTAACATATGAATCTGACTTATGACCACTTGAACCATACTTATGATTTGTATTTGTTGATCCCTTAATTCTACCCACTATTCATCACCATCCAAATAATCTTTTGGTAATGTAATAAACTTCTTAATTTTATCTCTGTTTTCTTTTGTTGGATCATCAGCAAATATATTATAAGGATCACCATATTGTTCTATATATTCAGCAACTCTTCTATCATAAAACTTATATATATCTTCATAATCAACGAGAGGTTTACCCTCTAAATCTCTGATGTAGTTTATGTAACACCATATATTAAAATCTAATGCATCATTTGGTCTGTATTTAAATTGAGGCAATATTTTTATAACATCAACAGCTTGCTCAACAGCTTTGAATAATTCAGAGAAACTATTAATTCCACCCTGCAAATCACTTTGAGTAAGTTGACTAGGATTTATTTTAGCCTTCTCAGCAGCGGCAATAGCCATCTTTGACCATTTCTCAGCATCGGCAACGTTACCTTTCGAAGTAGCTATTTCTTCTTTAACTTTAAACTTAATATATGTAACAAGCGATTCAGTATGAAGATTTGTTGTATTTGGATAATTTTTAATTAAAAAATTATATTTATCCCAAAATGCTTTATATTCAGATTTCTTATACCCTTCACCAAATAAACGAATTATATCTGGCGTAACATTAAAATCATCATCAGGTAAATAGTAAACTTGATCTTCGCTTTGGTTTGGCAATGAATACTTATCTTCTACTCTTGTATTAACATTACCTGTTTCAGAACCACCCATTCTATTTGTATAATCAATTCCACCTTGCCAATCAAGAGTAGACAATTGACGCAATGAATTGATGTTTTTAAAATAATACGCTATGATTTTGGTTCTATTATTTTTAGGGCAATTCTTACCAGCATATTGTTCATTATATTGATTAATAGAACTTTGCAAAATAGATTCAATATATGGTTTGTCTATTTGCCTTAATATTTTTTTAAATCCATCAATATTTATATCTTGAACTATTTCATCAAAACTTGCTTTTTGAATACAATCCTTACACATTGGGATATAACCATCTGCGTGAAAATTGCTATAACTCCTATAAAACTTTGTCAGAGGATGTAAATTTAAATCTGATGGACATGCTATACATAGTTTTTTAGGTGCTTCTATTTTGTCTGATTTTTTTCTAGAAGTGGTAGTTCTACTACCGTTTCCTTTAGGTCTTGCTATAACTACCAAATCCTTTCATTTGAACCTCACACGACTAAAGTCGCATGATTCCTGCTTCTAAGACCTCGTAACCTACTATCTCCACAGGCGTTAATTTCCGTAGTTTCTACGGTATTTTATTATACTTTACTTACTTATGCAGAAAGCAATCTTAACCCTTCACTTAATATATTGTTACTTGCATTTTCATCCCTATCATAATGCTTACCGCAATTAGGACAATCCCACTCTCTAACAGATAAGTCTTTTACATCTTTGTTTTGATAACCACATTCACCACAAAGTTGACTACTTGCATAGAATTTACCAACTTTTTGTATTGTTTTACCATACCAATCTGATTTATAACCTATCTGTCTTGTAAATTCGCCCCATAATACATCACTTATGCTTTTTGCAAGTTTATGATTTTTAACCATATTCTTGATTTGTAAATCTTCTAAACAAATAATGTCATATTCTTTTACTATTTGAGTGGATAATTTATGCAAAAAGTCATTCCTTTGGTTAGTAATTTTTTCATGTTGCCTTGCTACTTTGATTCTTGCTTTATTGCAATTACTACTACCCTTTGTTTTTCGGGATAGTTGTCTTTGAAGTTTAGCAAGTTTTTCTTCACTTTGTTTTAAGTATTTGGGATTCTCTATGTGTTGCCCATCGCTTGTTATAGCAAATTCTTTAATACCCAAATCTATACCAACAACTGCTCCAGTTTTTTCAAATGGTTCTATTTCAACATCAGTACAACAAACGCTTACAAAATATTTACCACTTGGATTCTGTGAGATTGTCGTATTAAGTATACGTCCTTCAATTTGTTTAGATACTTTACATTTAACTAAACCAAGTTTAGGAAGTTTTATGTGTTTTTCTAATACTTGAATATTTCCATTTGTATACTTTGTTTTATAAGATTTATGTTTGTTTTTCTTTGACTTAAATCTAGGAAACCCCTGATTATTGTTACCTTTCTTGATTTCTCTAAAAAAGTTTTGATAAGCAACATCTAAGTCTTTAAGTGAAGATTGAAGCGAAATAGAATCAACTTCTTTTAACCAATCATAGTTGGTTTTAAATTGCTTTAAATCATTTGCACATTCATTATAATTATAACTTGATTTATCTTGTTTATATAATTCTATTCTTTTATTAAGATAGTAATTATATACAAATCTACAACAACCAAATGTTTTTTGAATTAATTGTTCTTGTTCTGTATTGGGATATAATCTAAATTTATATGCTTTTTCCATCTCAATCTTCACCTCTCTTTCTGTTTTATTTTCTGTTTCTTTATATATTGTTTTATTTGTTCCTCAGTGTTTTCACTTACTGTAGCCACAAAATATGATGAGTTCCAAATATGTCCTCCCCATAACTTTTTAACTAAATCATCATGAAATTCTTTCATTAATAACCTTGCACTTACACCTTTTAATGCTTTTATAATATCTGGAATATAATGTTGCGGACAACAATCTATTAACAAATGTATGTGGTCTTTATCTGAATTAAACTCAATTATTGTGAATCCATTATCATTTGATATTTTGTTTAGAATACCTTTTAATTTACTTTCAACAACATCATTGAGTATTTTATGCCTATATTTTACACACCATACTATATGATATTGAATTGAATATACATATCCTCTACCTGACTTAATTTCCATATTTATCACCATACTTATTTTAACATATGTATAGCAATTTGTCAAGTAATTACGCCATTTATTTAACTATTTTGAATAACATATGCAAGCGATTCATCCCATGACTGAAGTCACGGGTGTTCTCGCTTAATATAATAAAAATCCCCACCCTGTTTCTTTGTTGCTCATCTAAGAGCTATATGTACCCACTGTAAAATGTGGGACTTAATCGTAATTTGTTAAGATAATTAATCCACCATTGTATAGAGAACATTTCTGATATTATACCTATCATTGATTAGAAAAGATTGACTTACTAGATTTGATCCATAACCGCTCTCTACCGTCCAACTAGATTTCCCACTTATTGTTGGTAATCTACGAAGTGTAATATTTCGCTCTTGTTTTACTGTTTCTGAATGTAAATGGGCTAAAAACACTTCGATCCACTTAGCTCCATCTTTTAATTCATCAGCTTCATCAAAAACAATATTTCCAGCCTTATCCATTTTTACATCATGAGTAAACATCATTAATGTATTACCAAATCTACGATATTTGTTATTAATTGGAGAATAATCAACATTAACATTAATTTTCGTTTCATTTTTAAATTGAGTATATAAATTATAAATAAAATAGAAGCAAATTTCTTTATCATGGTTGGATGGTATATATATTACATCCACAGGAGCTATTTCTCCCAAACGCCGTAAAGCTTCCACCATAATTTCAAACAATTCAATATATGCTTCAAATATATGTTTCTCATTTGTTTGTTGAGTTCCCTTAAATGTTGTCCCGTTTATACCATTAGCATTAAATAAATCATTACCAATAGGGAATATAATTTTAGAAACGCCTTTGTCTTTTGATTGTTCAATGTTATCATCAATTACACTCAAAAATCTATCTTTTGCTATTTTACAATTATATTCATTACCAGTAATAAAAGTAGTGGCTAACAAGTTGTAGTGAAGATCAACGACTGGCAAAAGTAAGCAACTATTACCCTGACCATAATTAGAAATACGATTAACATTAGAAATAGGTTTAGGTGTAAATTGTTCAAACCAAGTTTTCAAACTATATGGACTTATCTCATCATAATTGTATGGTTTTACTGTAACCTTGCTCTGATACATTACAAGGCGTTTACCACCTTTAATTTGACTATGCCAATAATTATTCTTGTATGAAACAACTTTCCACCTTGATTTATCGAGTTTATGTAATTCAAGTAATAACTCAGGTGTTATTTCATCAGTATCACATATTTCAATAAGCCTATCAAATGTTCTTGATCCATCAACATTACCTTCTTCAGATGGTTTAAAATTTCTAATCTTATTTTCTACAAATGAATCTTCAGAAATATTTTTACTTTTTAAATATTCACTTACAAAAACACTACCAAACGGTATAGGTGAAGAAGATTTTCTAAGGGTGTCTTTTGTAATAGGCAAGTTGTATTTCTCTACGATATCCGACCAGTCTAAATCAACATTGCTATTTTTAACTTTATCAAAAATATCTGTTATACAACTTTCGTATTGCTCTACTGTAATACCTAACTTTTCTATTTCTGATTTAAAATCAAATATTCTTATTCATCCTCTCCGTCAATATCATCATAATTAGAACATCCATCCATTGTAATATTAACACCAAGAGATTTCTTTGAATCTTTGCTAAACTTAGCAAGAATATCCATAATCTTACACACTTCTGAATGTCCACATTTTTCACAGAGATAATTGTTAATCATTAAGTAATAATCATCCTTTATAATTATTTTATTTATTTTGATTATTGCGATATTTTTTGAGTATACTCATTGCGTCTTTGCTTTCACATAAATAATACGTTTTTCCGTGATCGACACCACGACCTTTTTTATTCTTGCTTGTCATGTGTACTTGGGCAGTAGGGAGTAGACTTAGAATGTAATCCCGTTCACTCTGGGTAATCTGAATTATGTTATTTCATTCCTTTTGTTTGTAAATATTATGGTAAAAATTTAGATCGTCATAAAGACGGTCTAAATTAGTTAAAATATAAAACTAAAATATGTAATTAAAGCACAAAATTAAACACATTATTAGTATTCATATATTGTGAGCAAAAATTTCATTATACAAGTCTTCAATCAAATTGTCTCTAAGTTGAAAATCACCAGAATTAGAAAACTTAATTTCTAACCTTAAACATAAAGATTTCGACTTAATGTTTTTATTCCATGAATATGTCTTTTCGGAATATACTTTAGTTACAAATCCAAAATCTATCAATTCAGGTATGTATTTTCCACACAAATTTCCATGATTAATATGTAACCAATTCGATAGGGCGGTTGCTGATATTATAAATTCATTGTCCCTATTAGCATAACATTTAGCATAACACAATATTGCTAGAGCAACTAATTTGCAATTTTTACTATCAAATCTCTTTGTAATTTCAAATATGTCATTGTTATTGATCTTTATTATAACATTTTCTTTTAGTCTACGCTTATCTTCTAGTGCTTGATAAATTATATTATTTACATTATATTTAATAAAAACATTATTTATTTTTCCCCACTGAAATATTGACTGTCTGATCTCAATATGACTTTTCCCCTGCTCTTTAAACCACTTAGCAAGCATGTAACAAATTCTATATAAGTTTTTATCTGTTATATTTTTGCCATTCAAATATTCTTGTACTTCTAATACTTCATTAATCAAATATGTATATCCTCCGAATTTACTTTTACTATATCATATTTCTTACCTAAATACATATAGTCTCCACCATTACTTCTTATGGGCAATTTAATATTCATCTGTTTAATATTATTTATAATTCCTTCTTCAGCAACAATCCACATAAATTTATTACTCTTATTTCGATATTTTTCATAAAATAACCTAACAGTAATATTAGCAAGAGATTTTTGATCTTTACATATAGCCATACATTTTTCTTTATACTGATTATAATAATATTTCCAGTCTATAACTGTATTTTGAGCTTCTTGATATGTTATTACACCATCAAATTCATCAACATATTGTTTATAGTTTTTGAGTTTAGATTGCAGTCTCCCTAATTCATTCATTTCTTTACAGAAATCTAAATATATTGACTCAATTTCTGAGAACAATTCTTCTGAAATATTTATGGAATCGTCAATCATAATACTGTAATCAAAATCGTTAAATTTTCGTCTAAACCTTATGGTCTTGCTCCACTTTTCCAATTCAAAACAAAGACGATTCATGTTACTTTGTGACCGTGAAAAATTTTTCTGTTTCTTATAGTATTCGCTTGCATATTTCATAAAATAGGGAAGTGGTTTACTATATTTTGCAATGTTTCTAGGAATGTTAAATAAAACCCCAGTTTTTGCGTAGTCAATTGCTTTTCCATTTATAACAGACAATAAATCAATATAAGATTCATATTTTTGTTTTTGTTCGTCAGTCTTTGGTACTTTGTTGTGATATCCAGTAGCACAATTGCTGGTTTCTCCAATAAGCGAATTCATTGTGCGTAAAATTAAATTTAACTGATTCTCTTTAGTTATCTCTTCTTCTAAAGCGGTAATTTTATCATCTATATCAATTACCACAGGAACATTTATGTCTATTCCTGATTTAAATAAATCATGATCGACAACAAGGACAAGATCACCATCGGTGTCTGCTCCGTTAAGGCGTTGTGGTGTAATGCTTTTGCCATTTATCATACATATATTACTTAAATGTGAGCAATAATCTTTAATGATATTATTATTAACGCCTTTAAGAATTACATGTTCTGATTTACATATGTGCGGATTTCGTTCAATAGCATATTCTCCTGAATACACACCATCAATATCTAGTGAATAAAACTCATCAAAATTTAGACAACCTTCTGGATTTTGATTCCCACCTATCCATTCCAACATCATAATTAAGTCAGGTACTAAGAATTTAAAACATGATTTAAGCCACAATTTACCGCATTTGAATTCATCTATATATTTTGAAATAAGTGATATAAAATACTGCCTAATTCCATATTCTTTTAACATTTCTGGATTTTTTAGAATTGCTTTACAATATGAGTTTAATGGTTTATGTTTATCAGCGAATAATCCTAAAAAACAATATGTATATAAAAAATCTCCGTCTATAATTTTCGTTGCCCACTCTATACTATCTAATGCAAGCATAGCAAAGTCATCATATTGTAATTGTAAATCCTGAAGTATTTGATAATTTGCTCTTGTATATAGTGGTTCTTCCTCTAAGCTAAAATTCCATTTCGCAACACCAACACAATGCTCATATTTTGTAAATCTATTCCAATATTCTTCCCAATCTCTTATATCTTTATATTGTTCAAAATATTTCTTACCCTTATACATACTTTCTGTAATAATAATCATTTGATCATATATACTATGGGATACACCCCATATATCCATAATATGACTAATACCATGATCTTCATAAAACTTTGTATAATCCATTTCATGAGTTACACCTTTAATAAAAGGCATTCTCCACAATAGACTTGTCATATTGGTTTTACTTCCAATCATATCTTTAACGGTTTTAGATATATGCGGATGATGAATACCAGACCCGTCAAATACATTGATCTTAATATCTGTTACTTTTTCAGCGATATCTTTTTGAGTCCATTTTCTACTAATACCGTTTTTGTCAACAAATTCAGTATCTTTATCGTAAACATATTTTATTCTCTGATTAGGTATAATGCGGTAATAATCAGGCACTACTATAATCTTAGGATACCAGTTTTCAAGACAATGACATGAGCTTAACATTAGTCCACGATAAGCAAAATACTTTGACAACACGGTTTTTGGTAATTTGATTCCCATAGATACTCTTTCAGATAATTCAGGTTCTATTTGTTTATCTACGTAACTTAATATCTGAACTCTAGTCATAGAAGCAGAGCGTTCACTAATATCCATGTCTTGAGATATTAATTTGAATCCATCTAATACTAACTTAGTCAATTCTGACTGATAACTTTGACCACCTTTACAATCAACAAATGTTATATATTTATTAAATTCTTTTTTGTCTTTAGTTATTAAACGAATTTGTCTAAAGAGTAGATTATCTTGCTGCTTAATGTTAAAACGTTTATCATCTTTTATTGAATGTTGGATGTTAAAATTATTATCAATAATGTATTTCAATGGATATTTGCGTACTGTATAAAGTGGAGGTGCAAACAATGGTCACGCCACCTCCACATTTTCATTCATAACTAAATATTCTCTACGCCAAATGTAACCATATGCACTTTCTCTAATTTGTTTACAACATTTAAGTATTGCACTATTATCATATCCTAGTCTATTGCTAATTTCTTTTGCTGAATTCCACACATTAATTACTTGCATATATTTATCATATTGTACTATAAATAACTTTTTATATTTGGTTATCTCTATACTGTTTGCAATGTCGTTTTTGTTTTTGTATTTTTTAATTATGAAATTTTTGTACGGTGTTTTACTTTTAATTCTACTTCTAATCATATGTATATTTGTATTAAGATCAAGACTTGCTAAAATTAAGTCATCATAAATTTTTATCAATGCTCCTGTAAATACATTATAAATAACTATATAGTCTGTTGTTTTTTTTACTAGTTTAGTTGGGTCAATAAATTCTGGTACTGTGTCAAAATTATTTTCATAACATAAAATATATTCATTATAACTTGTATATACCCTATTCTTTCTGAATAGCGATTTATCTAGATTATAAAATTGACAGGCTTCATTTAGATTAGCGTATACACCAATATAATATCCAAATTTATCAAAGACAACGACTCTTTTAGACTTATCATATGTAGTCAACTTTTCGTTCCTTGTTCCATAATTATTATTATATTTACTTGTACACCATTCTAAATTATAAACATAGTTATTTAATCTATTTTCATCTTTGTGGTTTGTTTGATCATAATTATCTGGGTTGTCAATAAATGCTAAAGCAACTAGTTGATTTACCCTATAAGACTTTTTGCTTTTATCTGGTCTTCTAAGCCCAACTACATAATATCCATCTTTGTCAATTACTTTTTGCATAAGTTGACCTTTACGAAATTCAGTATTTCCATCTTTTTTATATATTGTACGATCTAAACTTTTTACATTGCCATAATTACTTACCTGATAAAATCCATCATAACCTTTAATGTCTTTCCAAATTTCTTCAATCAATAAACATTACACCTTCAATTCCACTCAGTCTGAAACTGGTCATACTCCTGTATCCATCTATCTCTATACTCTTTCCTACCCATCTCTATGTACCTATCCACTATCTCATCATTTGTATAATCTAGTTGAGCAGAATAATAATCCTCACAACCATAATTTAATATGTAATCAAATTCTTCCTTACCTATTGATTTACAATCACTGAACCATAAGCATTCACAATCGCACTTATGTAATTTTGTTTCAAAGAAGTCAAAGTCTTCTGATTCATGGTCTAACCCTCGGTCTTCTGGTTCTTGCTCTAAAAATTTTGAATATGTCATTGTAATTAAAATAATTTCCTTTCAAATTTATGTTGTTTATATTTGTTGATTCCATTCTGTATCAAATCCTTTCTAAATGATTTTTAGTTAGTATTGATTCATTTGTACTGGAGTAGTAGCAAAGTATATAAGTAATTTTAAATAATTAATTGATATATATGTTTTAGGTATAATTTTGATTTTTATAGGGCAGGGTATATAGTTACATACCCAATGGTGTAAACGTGCAAAATTGAGGGTAAAAACTATAATGTTACTTGCGTATTTGACACAACAATAAAACAATTAATTATTACTATCTAATTTCATTTATTAAATAAATATAAATCACTCTAAAACAATATTACCCTTGTACCTACATAGGCAATATTGCAATGCTAATTTTAATTGTTTAAATAAATGATTTCAATATTATTTATCTAATTGTGCTTTTTGTGCTTTTTTATTTTCTCTGCCAATTTTCATTGCTAATTTTTGTTCATCAGTCATTACACGTTTTGGCTTGTTACTTTCATTTGTTTTAACTTTTGTAGCGTCTTTGGTTTTGCGAATAGATATTGCATTCTTAGGAGCTATGAATGTAGCTGCTTTAGGTGATCCGTCTTTGTAATATGTAATGTTCTGAGTAGTCCAACCATTCTTAATTAACTTGTTTATGTATCTTGGAGTTGTTGCATCTGCTTTCCATACTTTGTCAATCTCATCTATGTAGAGATGTAGTTCCTGTTCTTCCTTAGAATATTTATATTCTTTTTCTGTGTATTCTGCTTTGGTTTTCTTTTCTTTTATAGATTTGTTTATGTTTTTACTCTTAGGTCTACCCATGCTACTTTTATTTATATTTGTGCTATTTGACATTTTTTACATTTTACCTCCTTATACGTTTTGGTTATACTTCTTTTTCTTGCTACTCTTTATATGTGCCTCCCCCCATATCAACTCATTCTCCCACCCCTCCTTCTTATCAGCAAATAACGTTACATCTGTATGCCAGTTACCAGAGTCATCTTGATATCTTGGTATTTCTTTTGTTGCTATAATGTCTAACTTACAAAGTATATCTGTGGCTACCACAATTGTGTCTTCACTCAAATTTAAATCTTCAGCAATAACTTTATAATGCTTGTAAAATATTTCTGGCTTGTTTTCTGGATGTGACTCAGACTGAATCTTTGTCCGTGTGAGTTTATTAACTCTTATGTAAGCAAGTAATAGTAGTAATTTAGATGAAGTAATTTTATTTGAGCTACTAATTGTGTTTTTGAAATTTAGGATTTTGTCTATCTCTTCTATCTCAATATAAGCATATGTAGTTTTTGGACTAAACCATTCATAATTTAAAGCTACTTCAATGTATTGATCATGTTTAAATGCAGAGAAATCATCTGGGTATTCAGAAAACAAATCATTATTTACAAAATGGTTTAAAACATCTTTGCATTTATCGTTAATCATGTTTTTGTGACTATTCGGTTTATAACCACAACATGCAGCAAGTTTATCTATAGAAAACCCTACAATATCTATCAAAGGTCTTCTGCAATAAAAATATACATATATAGGTATTCTAATATCATCAACATTTTCTAGTTCTATGATCTCTCTTGGTATGGTTACATACGGTTTTCTGCTTTGCAATGCCATGTCCTTTCAAGTTAATATTCATGGGTATATTACATGATTCATGTAGTCAAAAGTCAAAAATATGCATTTCTTATTACATGAATCATGTAAAATTTTCCCCCTCCATAACTATATAAACAAATTAACTATAATAATACTTATTCTCTCTGGTTTTCAACCAGCGAGAAATACCTTCTTTTTGGTTTCTGGTTTCGTTTTCTTTACAATGGTTTCTAATGCTGTTTGGTGTTTAGTTTTAAATTTGTTTCTTTATGTGTTGGTTGTCTTAATGTTGTATTTTGTTTTACTTGTTTATGTGTTTTGTTTCTGTATTATCCTTCATAAACATCACTGTCAATTAATCCTTCTCTAAGTCCAAGGTTAAGATTTTCATAAGCTACATCTATTTCATCTTGTGTGATACCTATATAGCTAAGTGTAATAGTACTGCTACTGTGTCCGTATATCTTCTGAAGTATAGCAAGAAATCTAGGATCGTTGTTATGCAATTGCATCATATGATATCCAAATGTCTTTCTGAGTGTATGGGTTGCAAATCTGCCTGTGATGGATAGTTCTTTACATACATCTTTTATTATTCTTTCCATTTGTTTTACACTTATAGGTCTTGTTTTGTCTGTAATATTTTTATCTTCATCTGTATCATGTTTCTGACTTGTAAAAAGATAGTCAGATAATGTTGTGTCTGAATATTCAGTAAGATATGTTATTACTGCATTTTGTACTGCTTTATTTATCTGAATGTATCTACATTTAATGTGCTTTCTTGTTGTACTGGTCTTTTGCTCAATTAATTCAAAACTATATTTGAATGTACCGTCTGTGTTGATAATGTCAGAAAATTTTAGTCTAAGCAAGTCTGAAGCTCTTAGTCCAAAATTAATTCCAATGATAAATAGCATATAGTCTCTGTATTTTTTCTGTGACAGAAGGTGATCTGCAATGAGTTTAATATCTGATAAACTTTTTATTGGTTCAGAATCGTGTTTTATTTTAATTGAGTTGTCTATGATATCACATGAATTGGTTAGATTTATTGGAGTATAGATTTTTGTGTCTTTTAATTTTGATATATTAATTGTCTGATTACTGGTTGGATAGGGGAATTGGATAATATTATTAAGGGTTGTGTTTATATCTTCATGTAATTTAGTTACTGTATTTGTCATTGTTTTGTTGCTCCTTTCGATAATTGCATTTCTTTACAATCTCATTGTATCAAATATTACCACTAATGTCAATAGGTATAGAGAAATAATTTTAAATAATTTATGAATAGATAGTGGGTAGATAGTGGATAGCGGTTATCTTGGTTGTTTATTGGATTTGTTGAATGTATTTATTTTGTTTGTGTTTTGTGTAATATAGGTCATTATCGGTAAAAATATAGTATTTTCAATGATTCTAATTGATTGTGATGTTTGTAATTTATTGTTACTTATAAATTTAGTTGGTTTGTGATCTGGTTAATAGTGTTGAGGTTAGGGAGTTTTATCGAAGTTTGTACCGAATTGTTTTGGGTATTTGGTGGGTGGTTAGGTGATTGGATTATTGGTTTATAGTCGATTCGCTCGATGGAAATATTGCTGTCTTAGGACTGGATGTACTAGGGGATATCCAGCCGAAAATGAAGGATCAAAAAATGTAAACTATGCCCCCATACCACGAAAAAACCTTGTATTTGCAAGGATTTAGAAATGTCGTGTTTTATAGGTATCGGACATTTAAGCCGATTAGTCCAGTAATTGCAATGGTTTTATACTATTCATACTGCTATAGTAGACATGAAATGATGATTTTATCGGTATATTGTCGGCCTGATTATTGATTATTAGTTGCAATTTAAAATAGTTGCAAGTTACAACTATATGCGTTCGCTTGATCCGCTGTTTTGATAATATAATCAGTAAAGATATATCGATATAAAAACTACAGAATGTATCGATATAAAATTCAGAAACTATATCGATAAAGATATATAAAATTATATCGATAAAAAATCTAAAAAGTTTATCGATTGATTCTATGCTCCGTCCTTCATCTGTCCTCTAATCATTAATCCCATATTTGCATCACACTGATTCACTCACTTTCTCTCTACATTAAGTTTAATTAATCCATGAGTGATAATACTACCATGTAAAAATAATCGCTCTCACGGCCTTCTAGACGCCTTAAAATCAATTCTGTCATCATCCTACAATCAATCATCCTCACATCAACCCATTCACACATTAGCTTTAATTACTCATTGTATACTGTCAATATACATATATAATACAGCTATTATTCAGTCATATTACCATACTAATATATAACTTAAATAAAGTAAATACTATTGCAAAATGACCTTGATAAGCGTATTATAGTATTGACAATTGATATTTTCTCTATGTCTTGCCATTGCTAGGAATTGTCCTAGATATGCTCCAAGCATAGCGCGTGTGACGAGTCTATGCGCGTTATCTGACTGCCAGTGTTAGCACTGACTATGCATCTTAATGTTTGGCTTATGGCCTGATGCATGGAGAATCAGCTATGACCAGATATCCGTTGACAGTGTGCTATCTAGCTATTTAAGGCAGTAATACCACATTGAACGATACGGAAGACGGACATTATCAATCAGCAGTATCAAAGCAATTAAAATTAGATTAACTCTTAAAAGATAAGCACAAGACATTTAACCGTGTTTTGTGCTTTGACTTTAGTAATTAATCACACTATACTATTATAAATGGAGGTTGTATTATGCAATACTCAATTCATGAAGACAATTTACCGAAGTTAATAGAAAAGCTTCACCGTATCGAAAACAAGTGCAATAAATACGGCTGCACCTTCTCATATGCCGAAGTAGGCGAAGAGTTTAAAAACCTTCAGCACTACAAAGAAATTGAAGGTGCATACGGTCAAAGACAACTTGCAAAGACTTTTGAAAAATTAGAACGTTTTGTTATCATCGAAGTTGAAGGAAAAGCAATCATTAATAACTGGCGATTTCTTGCTACCATTGAGCATACCGAAGCAGGAAACATTATTCGCTCATATTCTGAAATTGCAATACCTGATAAGTATAAAACCGTTTCCGCTCATTGTGATCATTGCAATATTGACAGATATCGTAAAGATTCTTATCTTATTCTTAATACCGTTACCAATGAGATAAAGCAAGTAGGTAAATCATGCTTGCAAGATTACACTAGCGGTTTATCCGCTGAAATGGCTGCAAGCTTTGCAAGCTACTTTAATACAATCGCTGAATTAAATGATCATGAAAGTTTAGGAGGCTTTACACGGCATTACATTGACGTATTAGACGTTTTGTTAATGGCTAATGAAGTAGTCAAAAAGGCTGGATTTGTTTCAAAGAGCAAAGCCGAAGAGCTTTATACAATGCCAACAAGTGAAATTGTAAAAGAACTAATGTTCAATCCTGATTCTCAACTTGCACATGAAAAAATTCAGAAATACGGGATTAACCTAAAAACCATAGACAACGACAAAAACAAAGCAGAAGTCAATACAATGGTTGAATGGGCAAAAAGTCAAAGTGCAGACAATCAATACTTGAATAATCTAAAAGTATCTGTAAGCAATCAATATTGCGAATGGCGTGACATTGGTATTTTGGTTAGTCTTCCTTCAGCATACTTCAAAGCAATGGAAAAAGAAGCTGATAGAATAGCAAGAGAAGCAGAAAAAGCAAATCAACCTAAAAGTAATTATGTTGGCAAAGTAGGCGATAAGATATCATTACAAGCCGTTACAATTACGCATATCGCACACTATGAAACGCAATACGGAATAACTCATATATTCAAAATAATTGATTCTAACGGTGCTGTGTATGTGTGGCGTACAAATAAAAGTCATGTTGAAAATAGCAAGGGCGAATATCCTGCAATCGAATCATTCACTAATATCAAGGGAACTATCAAAGAGCATAAAGAATACAATGGCGAAAAGCAAACGGAGCTAACGCGCTGTAAAGTATTTTAATGTTGATAAACTGATATGATTTTACAATCGTGTGCAGTAATGAGCATTAAAACAATCTAAACCCACCAAATAAACATTTTATAGGAGTGAATAACAATGTTAAAAGATTATATCGTTTATTTTACACGTAGTAACGGAACAAAGGGACATGATACTTTTACTGCATTAACAGAAAATGGAGCTAAAAGCGATTTTAGAGACTGTTATAGACATGATGTTTATATCATTGATAATGTTATAGAGAAATAAATAACAACTAATTTAGTCTAAACTAATGCATACAATCCATTGTAAACAATAGCTAATCAAAACAATCGGTATTGTATGCATTGATGAATACTAAATTGAATTAAATTATAATGAAAGAAGGTTAATATAATGACTATCGAAGAAAAAGCAATTAAAGAATACGGTATAACAGATAGTTTTTATGATGCTGGTTATATTCTGCCCGACGGTCAATTATTAGATTATTCAGAAGGTAGAGGCATGGGAAGGACGCAGGATCATAGAAATGTTTGTCAATTCTTTAAATATGATCCTTCAGAATATGCAGTAACAACTAAACAAATGGTTAAATTTATGAAGCGTGGCAACATTAGAGTTATGCCTGAGTCAAATTGTATTGAATTTTACAAGCTGCCAACAAAGGAACAATATAAAGCCATTAAATATATAGCTTCTGACGTTGGAGCGCATAACATGATTATTGAACAATCCTCAAAAAATGGTATGCATTCTAATCCAATAGGCGATTTTTATGACTTTAAAGAATGGTTAGCAGAAAGGGCAGACTATAATATTTATTAATGGAGGTTATAACAATAGCAACATATAAACGTAAAACAATAGACAGATGGGATATCATGACTAATTACGGCTATAGATGGGAATGTGAAAACAGCGAATACACATTGAAAGACGCAAAAAGAAGTTATAAAGAATACAGAGACAATATACAAGGCTCTGTTAGACTTGAAAAGCACAGAGAAAAAATTGATAATAATCAATATGTAAATGCTTAATCAAATGGTAATTTTGTCCACAATAATTTAAGAATGGAGTAATTAAATGGAGGAAATAGTTTACAAGCAAGACAAAAAATATATTGTTCTCAATTCATATTATGAACATGGTTTTATATGGTTAAAACTTAAAGACGATAACGGGCATATTTTTCATGATATGGCAATGGACTATTCTATTAATAAGGAGTAAAACAAAATGAATAACAACATGGATAATCACATCAAAGAATCAAAAAAGGATATTTACGGATTAGCTAAAGAACTAATGCAAGAATCAGATATTTCAAATTGGCAGAGCGATTTATATTTACGTAAAAATTCAATTTCCGATAAACTTGTCAATGAATACGAATTTAAGCAGAATGTAAAAACATTCAAGGATAATATTGATCATGTTTTGTGGTATGACATTCCTTTTGCGTATACTCCGTTTTGGGAAGATAAAAACAAATAACAAAATATCGGCAGATTATTGCCGATACTTGAAACAAAGTCAATTTGTTTTGAGTATGAGCAATAATAACATTAATGTGAGGTAATATAATATGAAATTTTTCTATAACGGAAAACAAATCAGAACTAGCACAAGTCATGTTTACAGATATGCTTTTATGTATGGTGACAGTTGTGTTTCCTGTCACGAAACATACGGAGCGGCAGAAAAGAAAAAGAAGTCATATGTAAGAGATACACAAGAATGGATTAACAATTATAAACTTGCGTTAAGAGACAGTAAAATATATTTAGCAAAACTTTACACGGCTGAACAATTAGCGGACAAAATTAAAGAATGTGAAAACAATATATCATCTATGATCATTGTACCTTTAGAAATGAAGTTAACAAAATCAGAACAAGCATATGAGGATAAGAAAAAAGCAGAACGCGAAGCAAAACAGAATACAAGAAAATGGTAATGCCTATGACTATAGAAGAACTTGATAATAAGTTAAGGCAAGCATACAGCGCACAAACAGCACATAAAAACTATCAAGCTAACTGGAGTAAAGACAATCCGACATATGGTCACTGTATGATAACAGCTATGATTGTTCAAGACTTCTTTGGAGGAGATATATACAGGATTAAACATGAACATCATAACTATAATGTTGTTAATGGTGAAATAATTGATTTAACCAAAGAACAATATTTACCCAATATTCCTAATTATTCAAAAGCGTTTAAGATTAATAGAACAAAAGAAAAAGACACAATTCGCAGATATCAAATATTGAAAGAAAAAGTAATAGAATCCATATGAAATATTAGTTTTATCTTGATTAAAGGAGTAAAATTAAGATGTATAAATATGTTGATAAAGAATTCTTAAGTGTAGCAATCGAGTATTATAAAGAGAAAATAAAAACAGAAACAGATAAAAATAAGATAGATAATTATAATAAACAAATAAAAGCTTTAGAAGTAAAATTAAAATCCGCACAATAAAACCGTGTATTGGTTGCATTACAAAACAGTAACAAAATTTGATTGAAGGAGTTTTTACAATGTCAAATCTTTTAGTAAACAAAACTTTTATTTATGATTTTCATAAGGAAATTAACAGAAAAGATTTTATAGAGGACACAAACATTATTACTGAATACGGAGATAAGCTACTTGAAGAGTACAACAACCATGAGTATATTGAATTAGGTTATTTCTTTATAAGTAAAGAATATGCCGAAGAATTCAAGCAAAAGTATCCAAATATTGAAATGATATCGCCTGAAAAATATAACGAAAATTGGTTTATTGATAATAATATGATCCGTGAAGCGATATATGAAATAACAGAAGAGAACCATATATTCGATGATGTATGGGCGAATTCAACACTAACAGAACGTGACAAAAATAAGGTAATAAAGGCATTAAACAATGAAATATCAAACATGTCAGACGATCAAATTATGCATTATATGTGGGGCGATAATGAAGAATCATGTAAACACAGAGATGATTTAATTAAAAAGTTTATCCGGCCTATTATGATAAATGTATCAATATCTGAATTGAAAAATAAAATCGATGAACTAAAAGACATTAAAGCGGATTATATCGAAGATGGCGAATATTTGAAGGCTTAGCACTATAAAACGGTGATTTTGTCTTGATTGAAAGAAGGTATAAACATGACGAAGATTATTTTTTAACATAAAAGGCTTAATGCCTTTTACAATGTGTTATATCATATCAACTATAATACATTGTAAAGCGTATTAAGTAGTAATAATCAAATCAAAATAAATAACATAGGAGTGTAATAACATGATAAAAGTAAATCTATCTGATAATATCCAGCGTGAAATAAACACAGGGCATTCCAAAACAGTAACCGTAATTACCCATATACTAAACACAAACAACGATATAAAATCAGATAAGACCGATATATACAATATAGCACTTAGAGATTTATATATCATTGAAGAAGGCAATAAATATTATTGTTATCATGCGGTAATTGATACTTATATGAATACAATTAATTTAAGCTTTGGACGAAAAGAAAAATAACATATACATTAAATAAAAGTAACATACAACAAAACATAATCATATAATATAATACAAACAGCAAACAGAACAAACAGCATCCAAAAAACAAAAATTATATTAATATGAAAGTGAGATATAAAATCATGAAAACAACTTATTTCGGCGGTAACGTCAATCTGGAATTAACTCCAAGGGAATATGCTAAATACTATCTGATGATGCAAGGATACACGGCAGACGAAGCTGAAAACATGCTGGACTATATTTATATTGAATCAGTCAAACGGTTGAATTGCACAACATTAAAGTCTAAAATATGTTAATTATTTAAAGCAAAAGCATATTGTAAAACTCGTAAACAGTGTTATACTAATGAAAGAAGGATACAAAATTATGTTTCTAGTATTTTTAGAGGTACTTTTTCAAGTTGGGTTTGTGCTTATATGCTTGATATTGTTTAGATTTATCGTTTATATGGCATATAACGCATATCTGCGAAACAAGCGGATCAAGAGTTATAATTTCAAACGGCACTAATAATCAAATCAAATAAAATAATGTAATGAAAAGGAGTGTTTACAAATGATCAAAAAGCATCCGAATAACTACACTGTAAAACAATATTCTAAAATGGTGACGAATGGCACTGTGACATTTGATAATGCAATTCAGCGCGGTTTGGTATGGGACAATAAAAGAAAATCTCTGTTGATTCATAGTCTAATCGCTGATTATCCAGTACCGCCGATTTATGCAGTTAAGACCGATAACGGCAATTATGATTGCATTGAGGGTAAGCAAAGATCAGAAGCAATTAAAGGATTCCTAAATAACGAATATGCATTGCATGAAGAAACGCCAGAAATCACGCTTGATAATGGTTATGTGGATAATATTGGTGAGATGTTTTTTGATCAACTATCAGAAGAAATTCAAGACAAAATCAGAGATTATAATTTAACTTTTTACTGGTTTGAATCCTGCATTACAGAAGAAGAAATAACAGAAATGTTCTTTAGGTTGAACAATGGCAAACCGTTAACAGCTATTGAGTTAACTAGAGTCAAGGCAAAAAGCATTGATACAATCAAGCAACTTGGTAAACATCCGATATTCAGCGAAGCAGTAAGCGAGAAGGCATTAACAAAGTATACGAATGAAGACATTGTAATTAAAGCATGGGCAATTCAGAACATACCAAATGTATCATTTGAAACAAAAGAAATTCGCCCATTGATAGAAACAGCAGAAATCACAGCAGAACAGGCAGATGAGATTGACAGTGCATTTACACGAATTGCTGATGCTCATTTGTATATCATGAAATTATCAGAACAGGAAGAGGAAGACAAAGATAAACAGAAGGCACTGAGGAAAACAGCAAAGCATATTTTTACAAGGACTAATCTTGTTTCTATTGTTCCGATAACATTACAGTCATTTACTGACAATGTTTCATTGAGTGCATTTGCAGAATGGTTAATGAGTTTTTACAATGGCAAGAGAAGCGCAACAAATAACGACAAATACAATGATGCAATCGGATCAGGAAGCGCAAAGGCTGAAGCAGTTAGAACAAGACTAGAGGCTATACAGAGCGATTATAACAAATATTTTAAATCACAGGAGCAATTGAGCGCATAAAAAAATAACTCGTCAGGGCGAGTATAAACCGCTTTAGGCCCTGTAGCGTTCTCCCTGCAATAGCGGGGAGAGGTAGCAGATAAAATATATTATATAGGAGTGATATAAAATGAAGTATCCAATGTATAACGAAAACGAATTAAGAAAAGACATTATCAATAAGTTTATTGCTGTGCCTGTTCTTGGTGAAAATTATGTCGATTGGCATACAGAAGATGGAAAATGTGGATTAACTCTTTTCTTCGGTGAGGATAGGTTTGATATTGTAATTGAAAAGAAAAGATAAACCGATAAAAACAGATATTTATCTTGATTTTTAGGAGGTTAATAACATGACAAACAAAGATAGAGAACAAGTTATTCAAAATGCGTTAAGGGACTATAGATATGCCAAAGCATCAGGAGACAAACAAAAAATTTCCTTTGAATTGAATAATTTAGATAATGTATATTTTATGTGTTCAATTTGGGGGACTAAAGGAATTAACGAAGTACAAATGATTTTAAGAGAAAATATAAGATAAAAATCTAACTGTCTTTTAGACAGTTTACAATATATCAATTCTGGTATGTTGTAATGTGTTTAAAACAAATTAAAATAAATTAATACATAATAAAAGGAGAATTTTGCTATGTGTACTATGATAATCAATGAGAAATTAAACGGCGTTGAATTGTCTTTTGAAAAGAAGCCATCCAGCGATATTCTCAATAACTTGAAAGAATGCGGTTTTCGTTGGCACAATGTAAAAAAGGTATGGTATGCAAGGCAGAACGACAAAACAATTACACTTGCAAAGCAGCTAACCGCACAAGATATAAAAGATATTGAGCAGGAACACAAAACCGAAAAAGCAACACAGGAAGTTAAAACAGAACAGCGAAAAACAGGCAATAACAATAATCTTTTGCCGTTGTTTGATCGTGTGCAGATTGCAGATGATGTAAATAATTATAATCCGTCATATGGTTATGGCGGTAAAGAGATAACAAAGGTTGTTAGACAGCATATTAGACAGCGTTTTCCTGAATGTAAATTTAGTATTACATGCTCAAATTATGATAGTGTTTCTATTGAGTTAAAATCAAGTCCATATAATCATACTAGCTATGATTCTAAATATGAAAATATGGACAGATACGAATATAACAGAATGGTTAAAGAAAACGACAAAGAATTAACAGCAATTATTGACTATTGTAAAAAGTATTTAAACAGTTTTAAACATTGCACTTGTTATGATCCTTATGGTGACTATGGCAGCAGTTATAATATTTATACGCATGTTGATATATCATCGTATGATTATGAGCAGATAGAACAGACAGAAGAGCACAAAACTATTATTGAAGAATTCCGCAAAGCGTTAGAAATCAAAGAACAGCAGGATGAAGAACAGCGCAAAATTGAAGTTGAAGAAGCAATTAAACAGCGTGAAATTGAAAAAGAAGAAAACAAGCGAATTGCAGAACAGGAAGAAAAGCAAATAGAAATTATTATTAATAATGTTTCCTTTGTTGACCTGATGGAAAATGATCAATATATGCTTATTGGCTGTAAGTTTGCACACCTTAACAAAAACAATACAATTGACGAGTATATTGAGGAAGTAGAAAAAGGAGAAAACGAAGACGGATTTAATTATCAGGATATCAAAATAACTAGAGAAGTAAACTTTAAAACATTTGAAGCTTTAGAACTATATAAAAATATGCTTTCACATGATTTTGATTTTATCGGCGGTACTGGTGGAAGTTATACAGATGATCCAAGATGTAACAGCATGACGGATTATAGTAATATGAGCAAGAAAGAAAAAGAAACTGTAAAATGGAATCTCACAGGATTAGCTGTGTATTTTAATAATCAACTTCAATTTGTTATTGATCCACAGGGATTTAATTATGCACGTTATGTAGGTTTAACAGATACGGCAGAACGTGAAGAAAATGCAAACACTTATAACAATTCAAGTTATGGCATTAGCACAGAAGAAGCTGAAGCAATAGCACGAGATAAAATTGTTGCATCTGGGATTGAGGATATCAGTACAGAGATTATCTATAAAAATGAATTAATAACAGATTGGCAGACAAGCGATGTTTATAAAACAGCACTTAAACAGCAATTAAAAGAAAACAATATAACACTAACAAAAGGCATTATACAACAAACAGAAATTGAAGAACTAAAGCAATATTTATATGGATTTATTGAACACATCAACGGAGTACAAGAACAATTCACAGAAGCCAATATAAAAGACGGTGACAAAATAACTATATTTTGCATTAGTGATTTTGGAATGGTTACGGAAAGCAGAGTAAAAATGCACAGCGTTACCAATTGCAAATATGCTCAATATGATGATGCAGTAAAAACAGTCTTCACGCCCGAAAACAAGCGTAAACAATACTACACATATTATCATAGCAATAAGTGTTTTATTGTTGCTAGCGGATGGCATACCATACCAGAAACTATCTTGTGGAATGTAGAAGTTAAAAACGGATTTACTTGCCGTAGTTCCAAGTATGGGTCATGTGACAATCAGCAAATCAAAGATATTAAAGATTATTTAAAACAAAACAATGTTAACATTCTGGTAGATAGATCAGATAGATAATAAACAGGCAAGCGATATTTGACGGTATCACGCTAAACAAGAAACCGTCAGAAAGGAATAAACAGAATATGCATAACATACCTGAAGAATACTATCCGACACCATTACACATTATTAACAAAATGGTTGATGGTATAGACTTTAATTATATATCTAGCGTTCTTGAACCTTCGGCGGGGGAGGGGCATCTGGTCAAAATAGTAGCGGATAAAATGGATTATAAACACAATAATTATAGTCATGATAGGAAAAAATACAATCCAGACATTGACTGTATAGAAATAAATGAAAATTTCCGTCATATCTTAAAGGGCAAAGGATATAGAGTTATACATGATGATTTTTTAACATTGGATACTTATAAACAATATAGTTTAATCGTGATGAATCCACCTTTTTCAAATGGGGATCAACATTTATTAAAGGCATTAGAAATGCAGAAAAGCGGAGGCAACATTGTTTGTCTACTCAATGCCGAAACACTGAAAAATCCATACAGTAACAGACGAAAAGAGTTAACACAAAAACTAGATGAATATAATGCAAGTATTGAATATATACAGAATGCTTTTTATGATGCAGAACGTAAAACAGATGTTGAAATTGCATTGATTAAGATACACATTCCTGAAGCTGAAAAATCATCATATATTTATGAACAGCTTAAACAGGAAAAGCCAATTATTGAAGCTGAACAGCCTGACGAATATTATTCGCTTGTGCATAATGATTTTATAAAGGCTATTGTTGGTCAATATAAATTAGAAATTAAAGCAGGTATTAATCTAATAAATGAATTCAACGCAATGAAGCCTGTTATATTGCGTAGTTTTGAGAAAAATGATAAAGGCGAATATGTTAGCAAACAATCTATACTTGAATTGACGGTTGATAATCCTCATAACTCTGATGGTGATTATCCAAGCATAAACACATTTATTAAACGTGTTAGACATAAGTACTGGAAAGCGTTATTTGATAACAAAGAATTTACAGGACAACTAACAGGTAATTTAAGACAGGATTACTATAACAGAATAAACGAATTAGTTGACTATGATTTTTCGTTGTTTAATATTTATACAATTAAGCTTGAAATGTCTAAGAATATGGTACAGGGTATAGAAGATACTATTTTGAATCTGTTTGATGAGTTTTCACATAAGTATTATTGGGATAAAGATAACAGCGCAAATATACACTATTATAATGGATGGAAGACAAACAGCGCATGGAAGATAAACAAAAAAGTAATTATACCATTAAGTTGTTATAGTTGGTCTGGATATCTTGATTATATGTATAAGGTTAGAGAAAAATTAGAAGACATTGAAAAGGTTTTCAATTATCTTGATGGTGGATTAACTGCAAATGTAAATTTAGTTGATTCATTAAAATTAGCGCAAGATTATGGAGATACAAAGAAAATACCATTAAAATATTTTAATATCAGTTTTTATCAAAAAGGAACTGCACATATTGAATTTACTAATCTTGAATTACTTGCAAAATTTAATTTGTATGCCTCGCAGCGCAAAGGATGGCTTCCACCTTCATACGGCAAGAAAGCATATAAGGATATGAACAGCGAAGAAAAAATGGTTATAGACGATTATGAGGGGCAGCAGGAGTATAATAAAGTTATGAATAATAAACAGTATTATCTAGTTGAATCAAATCAATTATTACAGTTAGGAGCGTAATGAAAATGTATCAGAAATGTTTAATTGAAGTATATAATTCAAAAATCAAAGAAAGTGAATGGATTTATGGTGAAGTAATTGGTAAACGTGCAGGATATCATGACGAAGATTTTGAGAGATATGATGTAATTGCATATGGAATAGAATATTATGGTTGTCATCCTGATTGTATAAAGATACCACGATAAAACGGCAATTTTATGGTGATTTTGCGTCAAGATGTAGTATATAAACAGCGAAAGAATACAATATATTGATAAGGAGTAAACACAAAATGATTTTCAAAAACTTGAATTGGTATGAAAAATACTTTAAAGGAGAATTGAGTGGTTATGAAGCGATAATCAATATACCTTTTGTTAAATCAATATCTTTTACTATTTCTATTCCTGCCATAAACTATGATGATAAATATTATTATTCATATTACATTAATGATCAATTACAAGCCGACTTTATTCTTTGCACTATGGAAGAAGCAAAAGAAAAAGCCAATATCAAGTATCAATCAATTATGTCGAAAATATTTAATGGAATTAATGATTTAATAGAAAAATGAGGTTAACATGAAGCATATAGAAAATGTTGTTATAGGTGATTTACTCGTTCATCCCTCTGTATTGTTTGCTTTTGATATGGATGATTGGAAACAAACAGAAAAGGACATGACGGTATTCACAAATGAAAGATTCTTACCTAAAATTTTAGTTGATTGCTGCATTGCTCCGTCAATATCTGAAGTTAGACGGAATATAAAAGATTTAGTACAAACATTAGACAAGGTAGATTTTAAAATTATAAAATGGGGCAAGCATAAACTATTTATTGGAGTAGGAAGGTAATATTAAAATGACTGAACAGAAACATAGTAATGTTTGTTACATATTAAAGAACATTGGAAAAGATGAAAACGGTAAAACGATGCATAAGTTTGAACCAGTACAAAATGCAAAAATATTTCATAATTCATATGGACTAGATTTATTTGAAATTGATGGGAAACTAACAGAAGGCAAAAGCGGTTTGGGCGTATGTGATACTAATAAATTTGAAGAAGCATTTAAAAATTATGGTATTGAAAAATTTCATGCAATGATTGAAAGTGCTGTAGAAAAATATGGACTATCTCCACGTTATACAAAACCAGAAGAAACAAAAAATGAAGTGTTTCATACTGATGAAAAAGAAATAGAGGAACATGCAAAACTTATGAAGCCTCTTTTTATTAATGGTATGTTTAACCGCGATGGAAAACGGATCAGGGCAAAATATGTAAAAACACTTTCTTGTGACGGTATAGACTATCCGTTGTGGATTAGTGCAGGAAAACCCGATAAAGAATACGCAAAAAATGATGATGACAAGTATTATTATATGATTGAAACAAATGATTATCTTGTGTCTTTTGGTTATACAGAATATGATTTAAAACAGAGAAGTAATTATGAATATTTAATTCAAGAATTCTATCATGGTTCTGAAAATCGTGAGAAAATATTTCATGACATTTATAAAGGTAAAAACTATGAGGAATATAAACCATTAGTAGAAGAACAAACAGCAAAAGAAGAAGCATTTATTTCTGAACACGGTAATAACGAACAGTTACAGGCTGAATTTCTTAAATTAGGCATTGATCGTTGTATAGCACAATATATTGATGCAAGAGACAACAATGGGAAGTTTGCAGATTTTCACGGTGCAGCTTTCTTAAAAGAATTAGATAAATGCGTTGAAATTAGTGCAAAAATTAAAGCAATTAAACAGCAGGAAGAAGCCATTAAAAAAGAAGAACGTGAAAAGAAAAAGAAAATAGAAGCAGACGAACAGGCAAGACAAGAGAATGAAATGATTAAATCAACAGAAAATATCATATTAAATGGTGGAACAATTAACGGAGGTAATTTGATTGTAAAACTAGCAGACAAATATAATATAAATATTCCAATTCGCACAAGAGGTTGGATACTAAACACATTGGCTGAATGTACCATAACAGAATACGGTGGTGTAAGTTATCGTTATTGGAAAAGCAAAAATGGTACAGGAAGTCAAAAAGTATATGACATTGTATTTAATATTCGCAATGCTATTAAGCAAACAGGTAGCATAGTAACCAATAAAACCGCTTAAACTTTATATACAAATTAAATAAAATAAACTAGACAAAACAAAACAATCAGCATATAATAGTAATGTAAACAGGATACATAGGGTAAGGGGGTGAACGGTTGAAGCCTGTAAAAATTGATAAAGCATTCAAGGCACTACAGGAAGGAAACAAAGTATTAGTAAGCTGTCATACAAATGAAATTGATATTGATGAAATATGGAAATTGGGTACAAATATCAATATCGATACTGAAATAAAGTTAGACATTATTCTGTCAGGAAAGTATTTTGTACTAGAGACTAATGCAGAGGATGGGGAGCAATAGTTCCCCATAATGCCCTCACACTATGGTATTGTGTGATCCGTTCCAAGGCGGTATAATATATAATATAAAGGAGTTATTACCATGAATGAATTATTATCTATCGGACGCAGAACAGTCAATAAAGATAACTTTATAAATGCAGTACAGAACAGTAAGAATCTTGATGGAGTATGCAAAGCATTAGATTTTAATGCTACAGTAGGCACAACACGGAAGTTAATCAGAGAACACATTAACGCTCTTCAGCTTGATACTACGCATTTTGATCGTAAGTTTAATATTGAGCATACAGAAAAATATACTGCAATGATTGAGCGTCATGTAAAGTCATTCAATCTTAATGAAAACAATCAGAAATATTATGACGCTTTTGAAAAATCAATCAATCCTGCATCGTGGGCAACATACAAAGCTACTATTGGTAATTTTCTTGAATCACTTAAAGATATTGATTTTGCAACAATTGATGTTGACATGGCAGAGGACTATATACAGGGTAAGGATAACAGAGCAGCACATTTAAGATCGCTTATGGTTTATATTGTGGCAAATGATATCAACGATGCCAAAGCAAAAGTAAGTAAAGATGTTTTAATCTGGTGTATTAGTAACAGGGCAAAGAAAACAGTTTAATTTAAGAAAGGATAAACAACAATGAAAAAATTAATGTATATTATGCCAGAGGATGAAAACAGCAAAGAGATATTAAGCAATGAACAAGGATTGGCATACAGCGAAGAATATGATAGTTTTATTTGTTATGAAGAAGTTTTTAACGAACTAAATAACAAATACAATTTTGAAAATGAAGATGATGACGGAATTTATGTTTATACATCTGAATTGGGAGATGTATTAGAATGCAACTGGTATGGAAATAAAGAGGTAGTTTTACACTCTTGGTATGGAGATGATGAAAAAATTGAACATGATTTAGGTGGAGATTGGGAAATTGCATTATCTCCATATCAAGATGAAACATATCCAGATCATGAAAAATATGTTCAAGAATTGTTTGATTGTAAAGATTGGTATAAACATATATTTAAACAAATAAGAATTACAATGCTTACTTTAATTCTTGACTCCATAAAAATGGATGTTGAAATGCAGATTGGTAATATAGAAAAGGAAGAGTAATAGTTTATTCTTCCTAAACGAAAATGTTGATTAAATAAAATTAAACAAGACAAAATCTAAATTTGGTTGACCTAACAGGCAGAGGGAGAATTAAAAATGAATCTTATTAAACGGAAATTAATGAACAAGTATAAAAAATTACTTTATACTCTTACAGTTTGCAAAAAGAATAAACAGAATTTTCATCTAGCTAATGGTATTGTGTTGAATTTTAGTGATAATACAATCTCATATGAGTAAACATGATATTCTAAGGAGATTTTGAAATGAAATATAGTAATAATCTTTCGGAAGCTATACAGCAAGAGTATGAAGGTACCAGAATTAACAATCCAAAATATTTTGGGGAATGGTTTATTACTTGTAAAAAAGATTGTACATTTTTTATCGCACATTATAAGGCAGGAGAAACTTATAGAATTCATGATAAAGCATATGACATATGGGGTGCTGTATCTTATGAAATATCTAATTCTTCGCTTGCGTGGGTTAAATGGGATGACCTAATTAAATACTTTGAATTAAATGAAGAAATGCAAAGATTCATCATAGTACAATGAAAAACACATTTGGTTTGGAGGAATTATTTTGAATAATATCATTTACAGACGATCAGTTGATGATAAATGTATACAAACAGCAAGATTGCGCTTACTTGGCATTGGGAAATATGCTTTTGAAACAAGTCTTTTTGGCGAAAAACCATATGAATTAAATATGAATATGCCATTATTTGATACTGATAATCAAGCATATAAATGGATTGAAAACACAGAGAAATATGAAAGGATTGAATCTGATTGAATAATAAAGTTGAAAGTGTTGATATATTATCAAACAAATTAATGAACGATAACAAAATAAAACTTATCGGATTTTCACATAATGGAAATGTTAGAATTGAATATTGGGATAAACCAGTTGATATATTAAGTAGAAATGAATATTTAGAATTAATAAAAAATATTGGTTGATAAAATACATATTTGGTAAGGAGAATTAAAATGGAAGAATTTATTAAAAGAGTAACAGACTCTTATATTAAAGGACTTATAACAAGAGATGAATATACAAGTATAATAGCAAGAGAATATGCGAAACGATGGGCAAGAGGTCAATTGCTTAAACAGTTTAATTTTGAATAGTCTATAAAACAGATATTTGGTGGTGCATTTATGAATGATGATTTTTCAACTTTTGTTATAGGATTAATTTTTGCGGTATTACTTACATTATTTTTAGGATTTATTATAGCTTTTATTTGGACATGGAATACTTTGCTTTTACAAATTGGTTTAACAGCGGCATTAGTCCTTGGAACTTTTGTTGTATTAACAAAAATGTATGCGCGTGGTAGCAGATAAATCTATTATTTGATGAGAGGAATTATTGTGAGTAATAATTCTATATAGAAAGGAAAATAAACATTGAGAACAATAACAGGATATTATGTTTTACAGGATAAAATAACAAGAAAGTATTTTGGAATTGATAAATATAGCGGTGGTTATCCGTGGTTTAGCAATGATTTTAATAACTGTGAACATTTTAAGAACTTAGAAGAAATTGAGAAACTTTACAATGGGGGAGAAAGCAACGGAGCGTATAAACAAATGTTTTCCAAAGAGTGTGAAAATTTAGTACCGAAACTTGTAACAGTGATAACAGATATTGAAGACTGATCAAACAACTATTTCATCTACTTATTAAGAAAGGAAATAAAAGAAATGATGAATAATTTATGGACAGAAATAACCAACACTTTACCTAAACACCCAACAGAAGGTAAAAAGTTTTTCGCTACAGGCTATGAAATACTTTCTAAAGATGAAAATGCAATCAATGTATTGGCAGATTTGTTTGAATCAATGGATTTTAGTGATGTTATGACTGGATATTATGATCCAGCAGAAGATGAAAGAAGCGAAGAAGTTGACGAGTTGACAGGTCATTATTGTGTGTCAATAGATTAGGAGAACAGATTATGAAAGAATTAAGTAAAAAGGACACAGAACGTATAGCTAGTCATTTAGCAATTGTACATGATATTATTTTAAAAGCGGAAGATAAATATGATGATGTTTGTTTTAGTTCAAAAGCTAATTGTTGGTTTGAGGACTTAGTAAATGCCGCTGGATGTGTTGAAAGAGTTTTTAATAATTCAGTACAGAGTAGATAAAAACTATGAAATGTTTACATTGCGGAGATTGTTGTATTAGATTTGAAATTCCAGAAATAAATAAAAGAGCAGGTGTTAGATGTCAATATTTAACAGATAAAAATTTATGTTCTATATATTATAAGTCTGAAAGACCTATGGTTTGTTACAAACATGATTATCCTGCGGATGTTTGCCCAATAGGATTAACGAAATTAAAACAAGATGAAATAACTCTTTTATCCATTTATTGAAAGGTGAAATAAAATGAAAGCACAAATATATCAAGTTGAATTATTCGGGAAGTTCATATCTGTACCAAAATGGCTATTTAAAATTGCTTATCTAAACATACCAACATACTGTGATATGTACGGATATACAGGAACAAGAGCAAAGCCATGAATATATTTGTACTTGATTATGACTTAAATAAAAATGCTCAATATTATACGGATAAACACGTTAATAAAATGATAAGTGAATATGCTCAGATGTTATCAACCGCAATCTATATACAGACAGGATATATAGTTACGGTAAGAGATATTGAAAAGTTTAAAACACTATATTCAAAATGCACACCAACTATAAAGCCGACACATGTTAATCATCCTTGCAATAAGTGGGTAAGAGAATCACAACAGAATTATGATTATCTATTTTCAATGTTAGAAACTCTTAACGATGAGTGGAAATACAGAGGCGGTCACACGCAGGATCATGGCAGCTATTTTAAATTTATTGATGGACGTATTGATATTAGTTTACCATCTATCGGCTTAACACCATTCGTTCAAGCAATGCCAATACAATATTATGACAGGGATGCTGTAACAGCATACAGAAACTACTACAAAGGCGATAAACAGCATTTATTTAAGTGGACTAAGCGTGATGTGCCAGTGTGGATAAGCAAAACTGCATTATCAATTACCGAAGATATTAATTAAATAAAGTATTGGAGGTTATATAAAAAATGATTATTATTACAATACTTGGTTGTTCTATAGCGATAGTCATACACAAAATTTTAGCACAAACAATTGAATCGAAACCAGAATTAATGTCAGAGCAATGTTTTTTATCAATGTTTGATCTAAACAAATATGTCGTTTGGAATGAAGATGAAACAGGAGATATTAGAGCAATGTCAAATGAAGATTTTGAATGGGAATTTAGTAAAGGATACAAAACCATTGATCATATAGATAAGATAGTTAATAAGAAAGAAACTAGAAAACTTATTAACAAATTATTAAAAAGTGTAATAACAGATAAAAGCTAAATTTGGTAAGGAGAATTATAAAATGTATAATTGTAAAATATGCAACACAGAAACATCAAACGATAAAAACATTAGACTATCCGAAGATAATGGATTTAGTTCAAGTTGTTACGGCATATCCGTTTGTAATAGTTGTTTGTCTGATAGATTTATAACTGATTGTGGATCAAGTTTTTTAAAAATCGATGAAAAATTGTATGTTCAATATAATCAATTTGGTTGTTATGAAATGGTTGCATCACAAAGAGATATAGATAGAGCATTTGAACCTGATAGATATGAATTTCAAGAATGGTTAAATAAGGTGAATTAAAATGATTTCAACTCAAAGAGAAGATGAAATGTATGAATATTGGTCAGATGAAACCAATGATGAATGGACGCAGGAATGGCGTGATGAACTAACATTAGAAGAACAGAAGTTAGTCGATGAATGGGACAGTGGTTATAACACTGGTATAAGAAAAATATGTGAAAGAATATTAGAATTAAACAAGGAGAAATTACAATGACAATTCGTTACCAAAACAAATTAGTTTGTTGTTGTTGCGCTAATTGTATGCAAGAGTGTGATAAGAGAAACATTAAACATGAACTTTATGACTGTGAACAATATCAATTCAGTGAAGATCGATTTAATAACACAACCAAAGAATAGTTTGGTTGACAATTATGGTAAAATTAAAGCGGGAGCGTGATTAATTTGGAATACATACATTATGGGCATACACATTTTGATGAATCCTTGTTTAATAAAATAGAAAACAAACCTTTTGTAAAACCAAGAGGTGGATTATGGGCTTCATCAATCGATGCGGAATATGGGTGGAAAGATTGGTGTAAGTCAGAAGAATTTGGAGAATGTAAAGATGAATGTAGTTTTAAGTTTAAACTTTCAGATAATGCCAATGTATTGCATTTAAGAAGTGTTGATGATTTGCGCGGGTTGCCGAGAAATAAAAGTCTTGTTGGGTTTGATTCAATAAATAAATATTGGCTTGATTTTGAAAGCATATTGGCTTCTGGTGTTGATGCAATTGAAATTCACATAAGTGAAGATAATAGCGAATGGGAAAACTCGTTATATTATGCCTTATATGGTTGGGATTGTGATAGTATATTAATTATGAATAAAAATATTGTGGAGGTTATTGAATGAAAACATTAAATGAAATTATTAATCAAGAGTCAGTATATTTACATAACTGGAATTCAAAAATAGATATGATTGGTGATTTTGAAGATATCTATTTAACAGAAGAAGAGTATTTTGCAGATAAAGCACCGTTTACAAATGAATCGTATTGGATCAAAAAGAAAAAACAAATGACTGAAGCAATTAAAAAATATGACAACATTAATGTTCTATTTGCCGCATATGGCACTGATAATTATTCAGGAGATGCTTTTGTATTATTTGAGCAAGACGGAAAGCTATATGAAGTAAATGGATCACATTGTTCATGCTATGGTCTTGAAGGTCAATGGGAACCTGAAGAGACGAGATTAGATGCATTAGAATTTCGTTTTACAAAAGGAGAAATGGGTATGGATGATTATTCTGGGAATGTATTTCATGATGAATTATGTTCTTTTCTTGGAGTAACCCAATAGAAAAACAGTTTTATTGAGAAAGGAAATAAAATAATAACAAAGAATATACTATATATTGGTAGAGATTTTTATTGGGAAAGTGGCACATGTATGAGTTCTTATTATACTGAAAATGGAGAACGATACGATATTGGAAAACTTGAAATTGATTTGACAAATGGAATTGACATTAATATAAGATTAGCGTCTGAAGAAGAATTAGTACCATTTAAGGCTCATCTATATGATCTCAAAAAAAGAAGAGAAAGTAAATAGAAAAGATATTTTATCTTGTTGGAAGGAGATTGATTATGCTTTTAACAAAAGAAAATATTATAAATAGTGAATATCCGGTAAACATTAAACCAATGCAATTGTTTAGAGTATTACAAACCTGTGGCAATAAAAATGATATGATTAAAATAATAAAAAGTATTAAGAGAGAATAGTCACATATACATAGCTAAAACATAATATATACTAAAGACAAAATAATAAAACAATATATAATGATAACAATAAAAGGAGTATATATTATGAGAAAGACATATTACAATGGGATAGCTATTTATCTTATGACACCACGTGAAGCAGCCAAATTTGAGTTAATGTATAGTGATAATATCACGACACAAGAAGCAGAAGACGTAATTGTTAGCATTTGTAATGAAGCATTGAAAAATTTACGGGAAGGATAATACGTATGAATAATATTATAAATATAAATCAGTTAATTAAAAATGGATTGTTGTTTTATTATTCTGCTTGTAGGCAGGATGGTACAGGCCGGTATGATAACTTTATGATAGATGGCTATGATATCTATAATGCCGCTTGTAAGGCTGAGAATCAATGTAACCAGCATGGATTAAGATTTATAGAGGTAAGACCATATCAAACAAAAGAAAAGGAGATAGTAACCGTATGAGTGTATATAACTGTGATATAGTGCATTATATTTTGCGTCATGTAATGGATCATTATGAATACTATGATAGTCTTGGTAATTTTATAGTGTCTGGTGATACAGAGGGAGAGGCATATGAGAATTTACTAGATTGGTTTGAAGAGCGAGCGCATAAAATTGCATAAGATAAGTATAATAAAAGTGTAGACACTCACAATTGAATATTTTGTAAGTTTGTGGTAGACTAAAGATAGAAAAGGCAGTATAATTAGAATGAATATTTAAGAGGTGTATAGTAATGGTTTATGTATATAAATGTTCTTTTTATGATAAACCAGAATGTAAACGTTGTATGTTATGTAGATCAAGAGGATTAGACGGTAATGGAGAAACAGTAATAAGTTGTTCTGCATTAGGTACAATGAGGCAATGCACAAATCCTAGAGAGGAATTGAAAGCTTATCGAGTTGCAGGGTGTATAACAACAGCAGGTTTAATAGCAACTGCATTGCTTGGGTATGGAGTATTACATGAATTTGCAGATATTGTAGCAGAGCCAACTATTGAATTAACTGACTCTATACAAGAAGATATTGAAGTTACTTTACGAAAATGGGGTTTTGATGAATCAGTAATTGAAGATTTACAAAAGAATGGTCAAGATATTGATAAAGTATATGTAAGTGACAGTAAAACAAACTTGCAAGAAAAAGGTTACGATATAATGAAGTTTTTTGATGATGATCATTATAGTTACTATTTAATTGAAAGCGATAATCTAAATTGAGTGAATTATTTAAAAGAAATGGGGAATGATAAAAGAGTAAACAATATATTTTGGAGTTGATACTCATGAAAAAGGCGAGAATCCTATCTCTTAGTGTTTGGATTTACGTAACATTACTTTTAAGATATATATACTTCAATTCGCTTGATTTATATAATGCTATTGCGTATATGTGTATGGGCTATACAGTCTATCACTTTGTAAATAAACTTTATAAATACCTCAAGAAAGTATATAGAAAGGGGTATTAGAAATACAAGCCAAAAGGCTTGTATACATAGAGTATAAGCCAATTAAAATAAATTAGTAATAGATATGAAAGGTGATATGATGGACATTATTCCTCCTAGCATGAGAAAAGGTGTTAAATGTAAATGTGGTCATACAGTAAAATACATTGATGAAAACGGTAACAAATACTGTTCAATATGTTATTTAGATAAAAGCTATTATAGTGAAGACCGTAAAATAGCAGGATTGGCTAAGACTATGAAATGCTCTGAGGGAAGAGCAAGACAAATTGTAATGGAGGCTAGGTCAAGAATATGACAAAGGTTAAACATACTACACCAGACGGTATTGTAACAGAATATTGGCGAGATGTTTATGATGGTTGTGCTTATTTTTATCCTTGCAGTCAATATAGTGAATCTAAAGCAGATAGACAATTCTACAAGGATATTGCTTATTATCGAGAAGAAAGATACTTAATGATATAGGAGAATATAAATGTTTTACGTTCCGATATTATCATCATCATGTAAAATTGATGAATTAAAGTATAATGCAAGAGATAAATTGAAGTTATGCATTGATGATCTTGAAGAACTTGTTGATTTGGAAATGCAAATTAATTCTGAGTTAATGCGAGATGAAAAACCTGAACATTTAAAATTATTACAAATGATAAAAGCATTTGTATTGCTAGGAGTGTGATAAAATGTATACAGTATGTTTTTATTTCAAAGGTGAACTCAACAATGGTGCTAAATATGAAAAGTTATTCTCAATAATCGATGACAATCAACAATGCACAATGCCTATATTACTAGATAAATTCAAAGAATTTTTAAAAGATGTTGGATTTAGTGAAAAAATCATAAACGATATACAGATAATTAGCGATTAAAAATCACTGTCCAATAAAACGGGTTGACGTAATAAATGTGTAGCAGTATACTATCTACAACTTCACAAACTTCGCTTTTTGTGTGCAAGTAGAATTTTCAACTTGATATTGAAAAAACAAATGCCCACAAGTACAATAGTCTTAAAGAAAACAATTTTGGAAGTGGTGGTATTACTGAAAGACCTTAAATCAGTAGCAGAATGGTATGAAATTAAACAAAAATTGATTGACAATAATTATCGTATCTGGCAAATGCAGTATCATATAGATGCACCAGAGGGGTTTCACGTATGGTTTACGGCACTAGGTAAGCGAGATGTAGAATTTATAACATATGATAAGAAAGTGTATGATGATATTATTCAGTTTAAATAACGATAAATGTTTGATTTGAATGGAGAAAAGGTTATGAGTGTTACAATGAAATGTGATTCATGTGGTAAAGAATTTTATTCAAAATATTATGCTGGTGGAAATATAGATCACGTAGAAAATTTTTCAAGACATTTTCATAATACGAAAAAAGACGTAAAAGATATGGTACGTGAAATAGTATTTAATGGGAATGAATATAGAAATGTTTACGATATTAAGGATAGGAGAGAATGTCTACTTATGTCAAAATATTTCGATGATTCTTATAAAAATGAAGTTGTATCACAAGTAGATGAACAAATTGAAAAAATTATAAGATTAGATGAAAAATACAGACCACTATTTGAAAATTTGACATATGCTGAAAAGAAATATATATCACATATGTTATGAAGTAAATAGGCAATAAAAACGGAATTTGATCGTCAAATATCTGGACAATAATTTAAGGAAACTATTAACAATGTAACAAAAAAGGTATATATTAGGTTACAGAAAGGAGGGTGCATGAAAAGGAGTCTTGATATTCCTGATGATCTCTACAAGCGTCTTATTGATATGGCTAAGATAAAAGGGATAACCCCCGCTGCCTTGATTAAACTTGCTTGTAGCGAGTATCTTCAGAAGGAAGAACAGAAAAAGTAAAACAGTCGCCCTCCGTCCAAAGATTGCAACTGTTTTACAAGACAAGACTTCTTTTGGGTAGGTCTTATCACTTGTATTTTATAGTATAGACTTATTTATTGCAAGTAATTCATGAAAGTAAATAGAACAGAGAGACATTTAATAAAAGAATCTAATCCAATATGGAAAATTGTTGATGAATACTGTTTTAGATCAAAGAACGTATATAATTATGCTAACTATTTGATCAGGCAAGAATTTATTAATAATAAAAAATGGATTAGATACAATAAACTTGATCACATGTGCCAAAATGCCGATTGTTATAAAGAATTAGGGTCACAGGCATCACAAAATATTTTGAAATTTCTAGATAGAGCATGGAACTCATATTTTAAAGCAATCAAAGATTGGTCAAAACACAAAGATAGTTACTTAGGCAAACCAAAACTGCCTAAATACAAAGCAAAGGATGGTAGACAGGTATTTATTCTAAAAAATATTCAATGTTCAATCAATGATAAAGTATTCCGTATAAGTTTTAAACCATTTAAAGGATATAGTGTTCCAACAAAAGTACAAGGTAAACTCATGCAGTGTCGTTTTATACCGAATGGAAGTAACTATATCATGGAGATCGTTTATGAAATCGATATACCGGAGCAGCCGACAGAATCTCATAATATAGCAAGTATTGATTTGGGCATTGATAACTTTGCAACTATTACAAATAACATAGGTATACAGCCTATTGCTATTAAGGGTAACGTAATCAAGTCTTATAATCAGTATTACAATAAGCAGAAAGCAAAGATACAGTCAGAACTCATGTTAAAGAACAGTAAACATTGGAGTAACAAACTACAGCAGTTAACCACAAAACGTAATAATAAGATTAAAGATTGGATGCATAAAGCAAGTAAATTTATAGTAAGGTTGTGTTTAGAAAGCGATATAGATACTTTAGTATGCGGTTATAATTCGGGATGGAAACAAGAATCTGCAATGAGTAAGAAAACTAATCAGAAGTTTGTTTCTATTCCGTATGAAATGTTTATAAAGCAGCTAGAGTATAAATGTCAGAATGTCGGAATTAGGTTTATAACAACTGAAGAATCGTACACAAGTGGTACAGATTTTTTAAGTGGTGAAGTGCCGTGTAAAGAAAACTATGACAAGTCAAGAAGAATAACAAGAGGCTTGTTCAAATCAATAGACCACATTATTAACGCTGACGTAAATGGTAGTTATCAAATAATGATGAAGGTATTCCCTAACGCTTTTGCGGAAGGGGTAGAGGGTGTAGGTTTACATCCGTTGTCTACGCGAGTAGCATAAAAGGTTACAATTTTGTAACCCGATAAATTCGGGATTTGGTCAGGAAAGGAAAGCATGAAAAGAGAAATAAATGAAGAAGTATTAAGCCATTTTGCACCTTATTTAGATAATGGTGAAGTTTATATTAAGAAAATTCATTGGAACAAACGATATATTGACACACTCTTGCCATATGGTAATCAGACAATATGTATCTATTTTGAAGGTGAAACAGCAGAAGAAATAATAAATTCAATAAGTGGTGAAATTTATGTTGAACTTGATAACATGATTAATCATTTGGGCGATGTTCAAAGTGATTTTACTGAAAAACAATGAAATCAGGTTTTTGTGAGGTGAACGATGAGTAAAAAAGATTATGATATGGGTTATGAACAGGCGTTAATAGATATAAATAAACCTCAGACAGTTATTCAAGAAGCGTGGACTAATTCTAAATGTCCAAGATGTAAGGCTCTATTTTATGAATATGAAGAGAATGATGATGGATATATAAGTAGGGCATACTCTTTAGAACGATGCCCGTATTGTGGTCAGAAATTAGAATGGCAATAAACCTATAATTTTATAAGGAGAATTAAAATGTTATATTTTTGATTTAATTCCAGACAAAGTTTATAAAGTAGTAAATGGGAATCATACTCTTAAAACTGGTAGTCATGTTTGGATTGATAGTAGGGATGGAAGTTTAGTCTGCCAAGAGGATCAGGGATGGATTGATTTATTTGAAGCTACAGAAGTATTATCAGATGTGTTATGTCAGTTAGATGGTGACTATGTAATATACAAGCATGTTATGTATAGTAAATCAGACATAGAAAAAATACTTAATGAAACCTAGATTTGGTTCCGAAAAATTTAAAGGAGGATATTATATGAGGTTCATTCTTGCGATTATCGGATTCGATGAAGACGCTGATTGTCTCACTTCACTTATACCATTTATTGCCGCAGGTTTGTCAATTCTTATATATCCAATAGCTATAAAAGATTTCCAAAATGCTAATACCGATACAGTAAGAAGCCAATATATAATATCATTTATTACTATAGGAGTTTTAACTATTTCAAGCTTAATTTATTCTGTAATAAAAGAAATCAAAGCACCATTCAATATTTTTATTTCTATGTTTTCAGTGACGGTAATAGGTAGTATAGTAACAATAATTATTGGAATGATATTCTTTCAAGAACAATTGACAATATGGCTTATTCTTGGTTCTCTGTTTATTTTCCTTGTATTCTCAGTAATTCCTTCTCTTATTGCGGGTATTATAGCATCAATCATAATTAAAATTAAAGAAATCTAAGAAAATAAGAGATCGTGTTTTAAAAATAATCTTACAAAAATCAACTGTATTACAATTTAATTTCAATGTATATTAGAATAATTTAAACGTATATAAATTTTCATTAATGTATGTTGATTAACATAAAAACTAGTACCAGTGAAAAATAGATATTATGAGCGTTATCGAGACTTTTCAGATATTGATATGATGGTATAATAAACTTGTTATTTCACTTATAAATTCAAGAAAAACAAAGCAATCAAGAGCAAATATAAGAAAAACAAAGATAAGCTAAAACTTAACATGCGAATTATAGTATAGAATAGAACGGAATGGTATTAACTAGTACAAAATTTCAAATTCAAAAAATAAAAACATCAAATTTGAACGAATATCAGATTTTACTAATTAAGCAATTTGATATACTATATATGTAGGTTACAGCTAGAGCGTCAAACATGTAAACTACGCTACATTTTTTGCACTCTACGACAATTATCTGGACAAATGATAAAAATGAGACCAAAATGATACTTACTTGGTGATTTGGTGACTCGTAGTTTATTTATATAATACAAAAAATCTACAAAATTCTAAAAATAATCTATTAATTATGCAAGGATATCCAATTATCATTCGTATTAGTGAAGGATAGGTGTATACATGAAGCAGAATACAGAAAAGACAAGTGGTGTAAGTCCTCTACTATTTATCGTAATCCCTGTTATGGCTGTTATTTCTCCACTGTGGACAATACTATTATCAGTGATTGGAGGTCTGATCTGGCTGTTCCTTCCCCATAAGAGATAAATACCAAAAGCATAATATATTACAAAAATCACATAATAATTTTTGCTATTATTATGTTTAGATAAAATTGACAAAAATGGTGATTTGGTGATAATATTTTTATGGGGGTGTCAAATATTGATAAAAAAGGTAATATAGAGAGAAATACCGAAACATCTATTGAGACAGGATTTACGGTCAGAATCCCCGATGAGGACTATAAGAATTTTAAGAAGTGGTGTATTGACACAGGAATAAAGCAAAAGGAATATTACGCATTGGTGATCCGAAAAACAAATACGATGACAAGGGAGGAGTTTATCAAGGAATTTTCAATTTAAAAAACATGAGCTACCTATAAAAATATAGATAGCCCATGCCAGCCTCCAAGTGTCTAGCCAACACCTGAATTGCTATTATTATACATCATTAGTAAAAATTTGTAAACATATAGGAGAGGGTTTTTTGATAGTCTTTTTCAACAAAAGTAAGAAAGTAAAACAGACTGCCACCGTCCAAAGTTACAGTCTGTCTTACTAGGGACATTTAATCTGATTTGAAGCCTCAGATATCAATATCAGTTTTTGATTATAATATATCTAAGACTTCTTTTCAAGTAAAAATTTATACTAAAGTTTTTGAAAGGAAGTATCATATTAATGCAAATTAATTACACAATGGAAATGAGATTGGCAAATGTAATGTCAAGACTCAATAGGATATATACTATCACAGGCAAAAATGTTTATAGTATATGGTTGAAAAATGTCCAAAGAAGATGCAAAGCAAAATATATTAACAAGCGTCTTAATCCTACATACATTACAATATCGGAAGAAGTATGCCAAGGATTAGAAGAGGATAATAGTATATATAATTCTGTTTTTCGTGTTGAAGAAATAAAAAAAGATATTAATAAATCTTATGTAGTAAGAGCCTATACTTCAAATAAATTTCTTGATTGGTTTTTTGATAAGGCAACAAATTTTGCAGAAACATGTAGAATTAATAAAGAAAAATCAATTGAAATATTGTATAATGCTTTTATCAGACATATAAATACTCACCCATGCGCTGTTATAGGGGATAGGGATAGGCTGTCTGGTACTTATGATCAAGATATATTCATAGTACTTAAAGACAATTGGCTAAGAAATATTTTGACATCTGTTGTGATTGCAGCAACAATAGGATCAGTATAAAATGACAAGTCAATATCATATTGGAAGGTCGTGATATTATATATTTTCATTAAATTTATAATATGAAGGAGATTATATGATATTAGTAAGTGACGAAAAGAAAATTAAGATTCCTGCTAAATGGGAGTTAGATTTTGAATATAGCAATAAAGATATAATTAGCGTAAAACACAATATAAAGATAGAAGATTTGCAAAAGTTATCAAGTGAAGCAGAAAATGGTACAATTAAATGTTTTAGAGAATGTTATAATGTAGGTGAGTATGGGAATTGTTACTTAATTCTTTATTTCGATGAAAAACCTGATTTTACTTATGATATAATAATTGAAGACAAAGAAAGAAAAGCAATGTACGTAATCACACACTTATTCGCCCTTACTTTGGGCGAATAAGTGATAAACTGTCAAATATTATTTAATAATTATTTAAAATAACTGTTGACAACAAATAATCATTGTGGTAGTATGTTATTGTACTTATGAATTCTATAATTAAGGAAGGAAGGGAAGTGATTTATTGAACTTTATTCCCAAGATGAATAGTGTATATATGGTTTATTTTGAAAGAGATAAACATAACAAGCACTCTCAAGCTGGATGGCGGCCTGCTATCATAACACAAAATGATATAGGAAATCGTTATAGTCCTATTATCCATGCAGTTCCGCTTACAGGGGCTGAACATAACAAAGCTTATATGCCAACACACGTTTTCTTAGATGCTAAAAAATGTGGATTGGCTAAGGATAGCATTGCTTTATGTGAGCAAGAACAACTCAGGTCTAAAGACGATATAGGTGAGTATATCACAACTCTTCCAAGAGAATATATAGTAAAGATCGCAGAAGCATGTACAGAGGAAACGCCACTTTTGATTCATATGGATAATGAATCTATAATTGCGATGGTAGAAAGATTGCGTAAGAAGTATATTAATGTCGAAGAGCGAGTACTTGCCACAGCTTAGTACAAAAGGATGTGTATTTATGAAGAATGAAAACAGCCGAGAAGAGTTAATTAGTCTAATAAAGAAAAAGCTATTTAACTCTTCTAATGAAGAATTTAAAAGTAAAGTTCAAGATTTTATGACTCAAGAAGGAAGATTTACAATAGCTGATTATAAGAAATTAGTTATGAAATCTGTTGAACTTGATAGTCTTAAAGATTTTGAGTTATATTGGTTTGCCTATGCAATGGAATTAATTGGTAATCAAGTAGAACAAAAAGTTTATGTTTGTAAAGTATCTGATTATTTTACTCCAGTAGAAATAAAAAATTCCAAGTTCTTTAGTCGAGATGATATTAAGATAGACGATCTTTATGTGCTACACAACGTTGTGCAGTTATCAAGTAATCAATATTCATGTATTATGTCTGTTCAACAGTTGGCAGAGTCAAAAAGAAAAGGTATTATTAGAGTAACACCAGAGTTACAAAGGGAAAGCAAATCAATTAAAAATTCCGAAGGCACAGAAATATTAAAACAAATAGAGATTAATAAGAAAAAAGTAAGAGAAATTGAAGAAAAAATTGCAAACGATAGATATCATTACAACATGATAAGACTTAATTTAATCAATGATGGGTTATCAAGTTATACCTATGATGAAGAAAACAAATGCATTTATTTGCCAAAAGATGGAGATATAATTATACCAGACGGTAATCATAGGTCTTTAGGTGCAGAATATGCATATTCAAACTATCCAGAACTTAGAGATTTGTTTGCTAATAGATATTTTGAGATAGCTTTTACTTTCTATGATATTGATACAGTTAAAGATATGATATCTCAGGAATGGAAAGCTACACCGCCAAATACTAGACACAAAGAAACAATGGAACGTAATTATGCAAATAGAATAGTTGAGTGGATTAAAATTGATCCTAATGCAGAAGATGTATATAAGCGAAATATAACAACAACAGGGATAGAGAGAGGGTTTATTGTTCAAATTACTTTAGCTAACGCAATACAGAAATATTATAATGTTAATAGTTTTTCATTAAATTCACAGGCACAAAAAGTCAAGGATTGGTTAGTTGAATTTTATAACTATCTATCCGAAGTGATGATAGATGATTTTAAAGACTATGAGCTAGCTAGAAAAACTAAATGGTCAACTGAAGCTGTGACATGGGTTGGATACACCTATTTATCAAAGCAACTAGAGAATGATCTAAACTGGCGCAATAAACTTGAATCATTATTAAAATCTATTAATTGGAGAAAGACGGTATCACCTATAGAGAGAAAGGCAACAGATGAGGTAAAAATTGAAAAATACTTCATCTCAAAGTGGGGTGAGCAATTATGATGTATAATGAAAATCAAAAACTTCAGTTTATTAATAGTTTAAATGAGGATGAAAAAGGCAAAGAGAGTTACAAAATATTATTTAAAAAACTATATAATAAAGCTGAAAGTGATTTTGATAAAGACATTTCAGAGATGAATTATGATGAACTTAAAATTAGTATAGCTTCACTTGGTAGCCGTGATATAAAAAGTATTGCATGGAATATAAGCAGACTAAAACAATACGTAGATTGGTGTATTATTAACGGTAAAACGAATATACTAGAAAATCATTTAGCATTAATATCTGCATCAGAGATAGATAACTCATATGTATTTGAACGAGAAATGTTGAAAAGTCCTGAACATCTAGCAGACGTATTAGATGTTGTATATCCTCCAGTTGAGGAATTACATTTTATGAATATGTACAGGATTTATTTTTGGTTACTATATGAGGGATTTACAAATGAAGAGGCTGTTATTTTAAGGCGTGATGAAGTAAATTTAGAAGATAATATTATTAAAACAAGCAACAAAACTATAACCCCTAGTCCAATCTTTAAGTATTTATTACAGATAACAGTGCCATCAAATCAATTAATGAAGAGAACTAAAAAAGAAAAGCTATTTTTTGATCTGTGCGATTCACCATATTTATTAAGATTATTAAAAGAGACAAATGTATTAAGAGCAAAACAATTTGGAGCAAAGATTACTACGTTTAACAAAAAGTATAAAGAAGAAACAGGACAATATATAAAACTGAGTCCAATTAGAGTATATGAATCTGGACTGTTTTATAGGTGGTATCAACTCGAAAAAGAGAATATATCAATATCGTTTAGTGAATATGTAGAAATGGATATTGAAAATAAAGAGTATGCACTGAAAAAAGAATATGTTGCTACTCAAAAGGCAAAAGACATTGAATTAGCATATAACATGTGGAAGAAAGCTTTTGGGTATTAAAACAAATTTCAAGGGGCAAGATAGCGTTGTCCTTTGAAATACATAATTACTAATCAAATAAAATAATTAAAAAAGTGTTGACATTATTGGAAATGTCTTGTATAATATCATTAATAAGTTAAATAAAATAAAAACATTGAGTATTTAATTGATTAATGCTATTATAAATAAACTGGTGGTGAATTAATGACTGACGAAGATAGCTATGTGATTACTGATGGTAACACATATTTGTATAAAGATAAAGTAGGTAGATGGTCTAAGACTAATGATAAGATTAAGGCAGATAAATTTTCTTATGATGGTGGACAGAATATTATTAATAATTCGATATCACCAAGAGATAGAACGAATCTGAAATTAGAAAAATACATAGTAATGAAAGTTATTGAAATCAAAGCACAGGATACTCCCGATACTGAATCAGAAACAGTATTTGATAATGGTGATTATGATTGGATTTTAATGTGTAAGGAATTTGAAATATTCTATACTAATCTTATAAAGTATAAAAACAAATTACCACAATTACTAGATAGAGTAGAAAAGGAAAAATGTGATCTAGAACACTACATTGAGTTTACTGATAAGTTTGGAGGTAGTGAGGGTTATAAAATGGCTAAACAGTATCATGATTGTAGGGTGCATAGGAGACAATTAAAAAATGATTCTATAATGGTCAACATATTCTTAGAATCAAAGATTGAGGATTTTGTAAATGGTAGAGTTATGAGTAGGGTTATGTGAGTTGAAAATCAACAATATGCTCCTAGAATACTTAATGAATTGTTTGAAAAGAAAACGGGATAGAAAATACATGACACATAAGAATGCTTTAAGATTAGCTATGTTAGTTATATGTCCAATGTGTAGCAAAAAAGAATGTTGTGGCAAAGACAAGTGTGAGCAATTGGAAAACTATATACATAACTTAAATAAAAGTAACAGTAAAAATAATGATAAAATCTAGCTTTTATCTGGAGGTATAGGAAATGACAAAATGGCTTCCGCTTGAAAACGGTATTATAAAGTTAATGATTGAACTTAAACGTGATCCAGATGGAGAATATGAACAGGAATTTTATTATACACAAGAGGGGAACCAAAAATATCATGATTATAATTGGAATCATCCTGAGATATTTTTCGGAAAACTAGTAGAATTTTATGATAATGGAGAAGTTATTAGTAGGTGTAGCTTTTGTAACGGTAGATAGATTCAATATTTCATTTACATAAGGGGCAAGCAAGGACGCTGAAGGTCTGGGATGGACTGCTTGTAATAACTCAGGGGAAAGAGAATAGGGAGGGTAGGGTATAGGCTAATTACATATGGCTCATTAGCTTAATAGTAAAGCAACTGACTTTTAATCAGTAGACGAAGGAGCGTAACCTTCATGAGTCACCAATATGGCGATATGGTGTAACGGAAGCATGTGAGAATTTGACTCTCAAGGATACTTTTCAACTAAGTATATCGCTGCCAGTCGGTGTGTTGGAACTGCTAGACAATCGGTACTTAAAATACCGTGATCAAATGATCTTATGCGTTGGAGTCGCATCACCGACACCAATAGACCTGTCGCACCTCTTTACAATGTGTCCCAGACAATCCTGTATAAATATGCTTCTAAGTACACGAAGCGGTAGTTGGTCATGAACAGGTGGCTACCATTTAATAATAAACAGGAGAAATAAAGATATGAACATATGTAAAGAAGTTAAAGATCAGTTGCAAACAAAGCAAGATGTGTTGGAGTTTATATTAAGCATAGCCGATAGTTGTGATGGGCTTGAATCAGATACAATATTATATACTTACATAAAAGAAATACGAGATTTTTCCGAATATGGATTATCATTAAGTAAATAAATATCTAATTTCATTTGCCTTACCACACTACATTTAATGCCGAAAGGCAACTACATGTTGGGGCATATCGTGAATAACAGTGGGGAATAGCGGTAAATTCAATCATAAATTGAGTGATAAATATGATTGTCTTATTAATAAACACTACGATTTGTCTGCATGGTTAAAAGGCAAGAGGTATCCTACATAATATTCAGGAGTAGGCGTGTCGGTACGTGGTGGTTGGACTGACATATATAAAATATATAAAACAAATCACAAGCAAATGTAGATTTGATAAGGAGGCTTAATTCCATGAGTGCAGATAACGGCGTATATATTATGAAGTTTAAAGATCAATATAGAGTATTGCATATGCAAGCTGTGGATAACCTTGAGTATTCATATTGTATTAACGATGGTGTTGATTATGTACCTACTAGATTAGTTGAGTATTATGGTGACACAAAATATACATATGATTATCAAACGGCTTTGAGAGTAGCGAGTGCAATTTTAAGAAAACTGCCAGTCTGTGAATACGGAATCCAAATATTAAATTATCCTTATACATGGAAACAGACTGTAGAGAAAGCAAAAGAATACGTCTTAAAAGAGATAGAAGCAATAGAGCACCGAAATTGTTCTTGGGAACTTAAAGAAATCCCAAAACTTAAAAGCTTGTTATGTCGATAAATTGCGCGTTTGGTGAGGAAGAACCTATTTGTGAAAATGAAACATTGGTTTAGTGATGAATATCTGGTTATACAATTAGATAACATATTTCTTATTGAAAATATAAACGACATCTATGATCGTATAGATAATGAAGATGAACACGATGAAAACACTGGAATTAAAATAAATATAGTGTTTGATGAAGACGATTTCTGTGATTAAAAGGTAATAAATCAATAGATATAATGAGGAATTTAATATGAGTAAACATTATGACGAGATTATGCAAGGTTTCGAAGAAGCAATTATATATAATCAATGTGACCATGAGTGGGAATTTATAAATGAATCAATTGAAATTACATATGTAAGCAAAATATACAGATGTAACAAGTGCAAAGCCGTTAGATGTACTGCGTCTGATGATTTTGATTAACAAATAAAAGATTATTTTGATTAGGGGAATTGATGAGAACAGAATATTATTTTTTAGTAAATCAGGTTTTAGAAGAAGTTTGGAAGTTATTCGTTGAATTAGAACAACGAGGATCGAAACACACTAAATTTATTGCAATTATACGTGGTTTGAAAGATAAGTTTGGATTACACCCAAATGGTGCTGCTTATTATGTAGACGAAAAAGGAATGAAATATGACGGTTGTTGGTTTTATTTAAATGACCGTAGGATTGCAATATTTCACAACCAATTGTGAGATTCATCAGGAAAGGAGTAAAGATTATGAAAAAATACTTTCAAGCACTTAAAAAGAATATATTAAGCAGTTCGTATATAGCATTGTTTAGTGGCGCAATTGTAGGTGCATTCTGGATGTACTTTGATAAAAGTAGCATAGTATACATGGATGTATCCTGTCTAGTTGTATTTATCATGGTTGCACCAATTGGATGTGCTGTTGGTACTTATTTCGGAAATAAAAAGTAAAGAGCCTGTGTTGCCACAAGCTCAAATACATATTATTCGGATACTATTGTAACAGGCGTTTCATCAATCTTCTTGAGCAAGTCTTCTATGCTCATGCCTTTTGCCTCAAGCTTCTCTTTCAGCGTTTTGATTTGCTCTTTTTCATTAGTAGCATTTTTAATCATTTTTGCTTTTTTGGTGTTAAGACGATCAATTGTGTCTTGATGAAATTTAATCTTCTTATCTATTTCAGCAAGACGCTCTGGGAGGGGTCTAAATTTTCTACCTACTTTTTCTACAATAGTGTCTTTGGTTGACGGAGTTTTACCTTTTGCCATATTATTATTCATTCCTTTCGTTAAGTAAGTTATATCATTGAGAATATTAGAAGTATACACATTATAGATTTATTTTATACATATGTCAAATACAGATTTAAGGAGATGCAAAATATGACTTGTCCAATATGCCACAGAACAGCTTCATATGATCCATACTTTCATAGTAACATATGTAGACAATGCGGATGGACTGAACCAGTTGTTATTGAAGATGCAGAAAGATTTGTTAATATACTAGAATTAGCTCAATATAAATCATTAGGTGAATTTGAAGATATCGAAGAATTAATCATAAAAGCACAAAATATTGTATATTGTGTTGAGTGTCAATACCAATATGATAAAAATTGTCCATGCGCTTTAAAATCAGATTGGACTGATAGTGGATACTCAGTAAACCGTATTATGAAATATTGTAGTGAAGGCAAAAGAAAGTAATAAATATTTTATTGTATGAAAGGAAATATATAAATGAAAAAATATAAGCTCACAGTAAATTCGTTCTACTATGTAGAGGCTGATAATGAAGAAGAAGCAGAACAAAAATGGCAAGATGATGATTTTGCATACGGAGAATCTGATCTGGTTAGTACAGAAGAAGTAGAAGATTTTGAAGTAGAAATTTAATAAACCAATCTTGCATTTCATTAGGAGGTATAAAATTGAAACTAGGAGAAGAGTTAAAAAACATAACAAAAACAGTAAAAACAAGACTGGAATATAACAAACTACAAAAATTGTTATATGAGACAGCTTTTAATGGTAAGGATATTGTAGACATCTGCGATTTTAAGAACGATTATCCTATAATTTTTAATTCAGGAGATGTCTGGAGCTGGTTGAAAGATAACGATATTCAATTCACTGGTGGTCTAGTAGGTGCGAAGTATAGCTATACATTGTGGTGGCAATGAAAATGATATTTTATAAGGAAGTGATATTGTGAATCACATTATATTACAAATAGTTAGTAGTATAGTAGGAATCGGTATAGGTTGTCTATTAGTTGCTATTATTGCTTCATTATCTAATCGAAAACAAAACAAATATAGTAGGATAATAGAATTACAAAGACATCTAGATATGGTAGGTTATAGTAATGATAAAGAAGCTGTAAATGAATTAGGAATATTACTACATGGTAAAAAGGAATGGAACAGAAGAAAAGAGTGTATGGGCAAAATCAATAATCTGTTTAAGGATTGGAAATATATATGAAAGGAATAATCTATATGGAATTTGATAACGAAGAATTAAGATATATTCATGCAAGTTTGACTAAGGAAAAGAATTATATACAAGAGAAAATAAACGAACAAAGAGAAGATTTGCTTTGGTATAAGACTCACAACATAAATAGTAAAGAGTTTTATATTGAAGCATGTGCAGAAACTATATCAGAATATGAAGCAGATTTGATTGCAATATTAAAAATTATTGACAAGATAAAAAACCGATAGAAAGATTATTTCATAGTGAATTAAGAAAGGAAAATAGAAAATGGCAATAGATTTAGAAAAGCTTAAACCAAAAGAATACGATGATTTAGCTTGTTCCTATGAGTCTGAAGCTGTATGTCCGTATTGTGGACATAAAAATTACGTAGAAGCTGAAGATTACGGAGGTCAGGATGATTGGCAGGAAGATTATTGCGGAAATTGTGAAAGACATTTTGTTAGGCAAACAAATTATACAATAGAGTTTAATACTAAGCCTTTGGAAAACTATATTATTGATGAAATTAGAAATTTAAAACGAAATCTAAAATATGCAGAAGAAAGATTATTAAAAGAGGACACTCAATATTATAGACAGTATGTTGAAATTCATAGATCACAATTAAAAATCGCAATTGATAAATACACAAAGATGCTTGAAGAAAATGAAGAGTGTAATTGATAGAATGGCTATTTTATAAGGAGTAATAATGTTTAAAGTATTTGAAAGTATCGAAGGTAATGTATCTAAGTATGTGTTCGCAGAAAATGATTATGTTGCTGAGACAGTATTATATAAATACGGCGATTACTATGAAAGAACAGTTATCTGTTGTTCTACACAGAGCGGTTGCCCTGTAGGATGTAGTTTTTGTGGTACAGGAAAACGATTCATTAGAAATTTGACTGATGAAGAAATTGTGGATCAAATCAAAACAGTCCTATACGATAAAGATATCGAAAATGTCAATTCAAGAGGGAAGCGATTCCAGATCATGTTCATGAGCATGGGAGAACCTATGCTTAATTGGGACAATGTTGAAGAGGCTGTTAGAAGATTACATACTTTGTACCCTAATGCAGAGCTTCTACTATCAACAATTGGTGTTGATGATGATGTGGCATACAGAGGAATAATTCAATTATCAAAAGATATAGATAAGGTCGGATTACAGTTCTCAATACATAAATCAAATGATTTTGATAGAGATAAGCTTATTCCATTTAAAAACAAAATGAGTTTATACAAGTTGAGAGACGCAGGTATGATGTGGTGGAAAGAGACTGGACGTAAACCTTACCTTAACTATTGTATTGATGGAATAAACAATAAACATGGAGACTTCTTGAAATTATATATGATGTTTTCTCCTGCTGTTTTTAATTTTACTTTTAGCGTAGTCTGTAGTGCTGATGAAACCATGAAGGATGCAGGATATAAGAATTTAGACGAGATAAATAAGTTCACGCAGTACTTTATTGAGCATGGATACAATACAAGGGTATTTAACCCTGATGGTCAAGATGACATAGGTGGTGGTTGTGGACAGCTATGGTATGTTCAGCAATGGATGAAAGAACACAATCGATAAAAGTAAGATTTGGTGAGGAATATGATTATTGCAGAAACGAAATTAAAGAGAATTCCAGATAACTGTGCAAAATGTAAATTGAGTTATTTAGAAGGTCAATATAGCTATAATAGAATTTGCTCTATAACAAACAAAGTACTTGAAATGCAAAAAGTTGAAAGTGGAAATAAAGCATATGTTAGACCTAGCTGGTGTCCACTCAAAGAAGTATAAAAACAGATGAAAGTGAAATTTGATGGTGAAAAATGATTATATTTAGATGTAATATTTGTAAAAGTGATGACGCAACGGAAGAAACATATGACTTTCCTATGTGGTTAGATGCAAGAGGTGGATTAGGGAGTTATGTTCTAATGCCTAAAGTTAGCTTGGACAAATGTAAAGTTAATCTATGTCCTAGTTGTAAAAAGAAATTAGCTGATATGATTTATCATACATAAAAATTATTACTGGTGGTGAATTAAAATAAAAACATTTGCGTGTAGAAAATGTGGAAGTGCAGAACTTTTTATAAAAGAAAATGGTTCTCAGGTAGGATTATATTGTTCTGATTGTGGTGCTTGGCAGAAGTGGCTTAGTACAGACGAGCGAAGATTGGCTGAAGAGTGGATCAGTGAAATACATAAAATACCTTCAAATCATCAAGTCACTACAAAAGAACTATATGAAGCATTAAAAAATTGTGCTGACGTTATTCAGCAAACTCAAAGTACACTTTTGGAATTTATAATGAATATTGATAATACAAAATGAAAGAGCCATTTTATTAGGAGAATTATATGATAAAAAAAGAAATGTATATATGTGAATATTGCGGAGAAGCGTTTACTATCGAAAATTTAGCATTGGATTGTGAAAGAATACATAATCGAGAAAAACTTGCAAACAAATTGCTTAATGAAGGAAAAACATTGGAAGATATTAATAATGCTTGTGATTTTCATTGGAGTCTAAAAGACATTCATAAAAATATTACAAAAGATAATTGTTTTAAAATTCCACATTGGCAATGTTGTGAAAAACCAGCATATCATATCACACATTTTAACGGGTATGGAAGTCCTTATTTATGGGGAACAGGAAGTTGGAGTGGTGCTTATGGAAGTTATATACAAATGTACAATTTACCTATCCCATATCCTAAAGAAGAACTTTTTATTGATACTAGATATAAATATTTATAAGGAGAACTTTTAAATGAGAGGATATGCTCCATTACTTATTGCAAAACAAAAGGATGCAAAGTTTTGTAAAGATGATTATAAATTAGGATGGCTTTATAGTGATGATACTGGTTATTGTTGGTCAACATGGGGAAGTACAACTACAATTAAGAATGCTTTGAAAATTGCAAAGGAATCAGTTGAAAATGCCGCATTAAGAAAAATATATTTATCTGAAACACCTATCGTAAGAGGTATAGTTGTGCATGAAGAATTACCAGAGTTTAAGGAAATAATATTGTAAGCAAATAAAAGAACTATTTCATAGTGAAAGGAAATTAATTATGGGATGTAAATATATAATTCGATTTATGCGTAATGGAACATGCGACTACGAATTTGATAGGCAGACAAATAATGTATTTAAAGCACTATGGTATCTAATTACTTTGAGTATTGAATATCCAATTGTCGATTTTCAGATCAGGAGAGGCTATATACCGTGTGAAAAATGTGATGCTGACTGGTGTGAAAGATCGCCAGTATTACAAAAAGGTAATAAGACAACATGAGCGAATTTAATCACACTTGTAGGAAATGTAAATATTTAAAACTTACATATGCTCAGTTCAATAAAGAATGGACTTGTACTAAGAAAAATAAAAACAAGGCTTTTGACCAAACTATATTTAATAATTTATGTAGAGAATTTGAAAGCAGATAGAAGACCGATTTCATTGGTTTAAATAAAAGAGGTGATTAAATGAATTGTCCTGTTTGCGGTGCAACTTTAGTAGAAAAATATCGTAGTGCAAGTAGTTATGGAACAGAAGAATCTTTGTACCAGTGCGATGATTGCACTTTATATAGTGAACATTTTGCGTATGGTTCAACAGAAATCAGTATTGGAGAATTTACAACTGGCTTTCATTATACATATAGTCAAGACAAAAGATCAAAAATTAATGATGCAATTAAAGTATTGGCAAAATACTATTTTGAAAACCAATAAATCAACAATTCTATGGTGATTTAGCAACTACATATAGTATATTAAACAAATTATAATAACAACATATTGAAAGGATTTTTAATTATGGTAAATTTTATTATGGCAGTTACATGTCCTCTTTGTGGAGAGACAATTATTGATGATGGTTTTGTGTCCGATTATTCTGTTGAGCCAAAGAACGGAATTCCAGTTGTAGATTTGTCGTTGTTTTCGTGCCATGAATTCATTTGTGAAAACTGTGGCACTAAGGTTTATACAGGTGACGAAGAATCAATGTATGAATATGAAGAAGGTGAAGATCCAGAAGACACAGATGACGATGGGGAAGATAATGAATAAGTTTGAAAACTCTGGTTTTACCAGCATCTTAACAAACGAAAAGCTTAAAATTGAAATACCTATTAAGAATCTTGTTTTTGCTTTTAATAACTGTCCTGATAATTACAATATGAAAATTCTGCGTGGTAGAAGTAAGCAATTTGCGGAATTCTGTGCAAAGCATATTGTTGAGGAATGCAATCAAGAAAACGGTGACACATATTTAACTGAAGCGTTTGACAAGATGTTTGGTCTTATTTTTGACGGATATGAACTTGCCGATGAGTTTGCTGTTGAAGTAGATGAAGATGATATGGGCTAAACAAGATCAAATGCTGTTTCTATCAGGTGAAAGAGAGGAAGAAATTATGAAAATACAACTAAGGCATAGGCATTATGGTGTTCACGAACTTATTAAAGAAATCGAAATGAACGAAAATATAGAAAATGTATATCTAGCAGAAGACAACATAAATGAAGATTTTTTATTATCATTAATTCCTAATGGATGGTTGCCAGTAGACCCTAAATATATTTTAATTATGGTAAGCGATAAGAACGGAGGTAGTACAGGACAGCGTGGTTTAACTAAGTTTAGAAATTGGTCGAAGTATTATGATAGTTATTCGCTAGATATAAGTGAATAAAATAGTATTTTCATTGGGTATAAATTATAAGTCATAGAGAGAATACGAAATTGATGAGTTAGAAGCCAGGAAAACATTTTCTAAATATGATACTGATGATGTCATTAGAACAGCGGACGTTATATATCGTTTTGGTATTGTCGAATGGTTTGAAGCTTGTAAGAGAAATAAATAACAGAAAGAAGGAGACAAAAATAGGATTTAAGCCGATATTTGAAAAAGAGAGGCAGTTTTTTAAAGAGAAAACAGGAATAGATTTACCTACAGAATGTTGGCGAAATGGTTCAAAAATATATCTTGATTTTACTCAAACAACACCTTTACTTCAGTTTAAAGTAGAAAATAAAGAAATTAAAATCACTAAAAATAACTTCAATAAACTTGACATTAATCAACAAAAAAAGATATCAGAATTAATAAGTTTAAATTTAAATAGAATTCAAACCCTTGAAAATAATTCAATAGAAAGAATTGTAAGATACATAAAAGATAATCCAGATCAATATTATGCTGTTGCTCATTCTGGAGGTAAGGATTCTACAGTAATTTTGTATTTATGGCTCAAAGCACTAGAAAAACTAGATACAAAACCAAAATGGGAATCATATTTTTGTAATACATCTAATGATACAGCAGAAACCTACAAGTTAATAAAAACATTAAAGCGTATTCTAAACGATACATATGATATAAATCTTAGAATAGTTAATCCAAAAATTGGGTTTTATCCTTGGATAATTAAAATAAAGAATTATTTAGTACCAACTGCATTGATGAGAAATTGTTGTTCAACATATAAAGAAGGACAAATAAATAAAGTATATGATAAGAATCTAAATCTTACGATGGTTTTAGGAGTTAGGAAATACGAAAGTGCTAAAAGGGCTAATTTTGATTATATAATGGATCATAAATGGCAATTAGAACAATATGGTAGCGATAATATGCCAGAAAATTGGACTCGATTTGCTCCTGCCGTAGAATGGAAAGACGAGGATATATGGCTACATATATTATATAATCAATTAGTTTACAATAATCAATATAATTATGGATTCAATCGTTGTGGATGCTTAATATGCCCATATCAATCAGATTATATTGATTTGCTAATTGAAAGATATTATCCTTCATTATGGAGTCGATGGATTGATATTCTTACAAAAAGTTATGAAATACAACATATATTGATTAATCTTAAATGGACTTTGCAAGAATACATAAATGGAAAATGGAAAACTGGTATAAGCAAAGAGTATGAATTGATAAATAAATCACCAACAAAAGAACGTATTAAAGAGTTAGCAGATATTAAAGGAATATCTGAAAATATGGCTGCTAAATACTTTAATAAAAGATGTAAATGTGGAAAGAAAATGAATCCAACAGAACTTGCTATGTTTTATAAGACATATGGACGATATGAAGATTGCTCTCATGATAATAGAGAATTACTTTGTAAAAAATGTTATTGTGAATTAAATAAAATAACATCAAAAGAATATTCAAAGAAATCGGTTGAATATAGAGAAGGTGGGTGCAAGTTGTTCTAATATTTGATATAATACAAAATCATGGGGGTGTTAATAATGTATAAAATATGGAGTATTTCGTTGAGATCGTATTTAAGAGAAATTTATGAAACTACTGAACAGGCCAAAGAAGCCATTAAAAAAATGCTATTTGAAAACCATTACGATATTGTTGAAGAAAAAGATTGGGAAACTTATCAAAAAGAACATGAGAAGAAAAGTAAAAGAAAACGATAAATATTAGAGGATAGTAATTATCCTCTAATATACAAAAAGCAAATAAAGAAACACACAATAAAATAGCTGATTGGTAGGCTAAGAAAGGAAAAAATGAGATTAATAGACGCAGATGCCTTAGAAAAGGTATTACAAAAACGTTCTAATGAACTAATGGATGAAAATCAATCAACTATATCGGGTGCTTTAATGGGAGCTATTTGCTTTGTAGTTACATCACCAACAATTAATGCTATGCCTGTAAATCAGGGAGAGTGGACTACAGGATACTTTCAAGATATTGTGTGTACTGCCTGTACCCATCCTTCAACGTCTAATACAAAAACATCATATTGCCCACATTGTGGAGCGAGAATGGCAACAAAATAGAAGTTTGGTGGTGAAAATATAATGAATACAAAGTATTGCCAAGTTCTTGATAATGTTATTTGTATAGATGAAATCACTAAAATAGTAATCAAATATAATAATGGAACTAATTATAGGAACCAGTGGATACACTCTTTATTTATCACTTATAAAAATGGTAAATTTGAAGAAATAAAAACTACAGATTATGATACAGCGAAATCTCAATATGAAAATTTAAAATGTACACTTTTAGGTCAATAAAACAGCAGATTTATAAGGATTAGAAAGGAGAAATAAAAATGTCAGTTCAAGGTATTGATATTAATGTTGATATCAATTGGGGAAAATTAAGTATGGATATTGCAAAGAAGTTTGATCTTAATGTATTTGAAGTTGATAAGTTCTTTGTTGATAATATTCAAGATTACTTTGTAACAAAACTCAAAGGAACAGGTAACGGCGTTCTCAAGCTTGATGAATATACAATTGGAAAAAAGTAAAAACCGATAAAACCGTAGTTCTATAGACAAAGGAGTGAATTAAAATAAGTAGTGGAACAATTAATTGGAACACATATAATGATAAGTTTCCAATGTGTAATGATTTCTATTGTACAGCCAATAGATTAGGTAGATGTACAAACACAGTTTGTACAAAGTATGGTGGCACTTACACTGTTACTGTATCAGATCATACAGAGATGAAGAAGGATTATTTTCAATGTCCTCATTGTGGACAGACGATTGAAAAGAAGTGAAATATGAAAAAAATTAGATATATTGGTCAGATTCAAAGATTTAATATTAAAAAGAAAAAATTATTTAAAAAACCAGAATATGAAGATGCTTGGTGTATTACAAAAAGTCATTATTTTTATGCTGATGAAGATAAAAGTGCATATGACGTATATACCGAAGAATGGGAACTGTTAACGAAACTTTGTGGTTAGTCATCGTCTGAAGATGAATCTAAAAATTACAATTGGGATATTAATTATAAGGATTGTTCTGATGTAACTACCGAAGTTTATGAATTGGATATCTCATGGCTAGTTACAGCTAAGAACTTATTTGAGAAACTTGATGCAAATTAATATAGAGATTGGTTTAATAACCAATAAAAGGGGAATTTCATGGAGATTACTGGAATTGATATAGCTAGAAATAATTCAGATTCGGTTGCATTTCAATTTGCAATCAATAATAGTTGCATTGATGAAATGAAAGAAATATTAAACATTGGAGAAGAGTACCTAATACCAGAATACCAAAGAAAACAATTATGCTTATCAAGTGAAGATAAACTAATAATCACATCAATTTATGAACGCAACGGGATACCATATTTGTGTTGTTATAAAACACGATGAAAGGAGAGTTTTATATTGATTAAATTAATGTGTAAAAATTCAGCATGTAAAAGCTATTATGAAGATTGTTGTATAAAAAACATAAATAGCGAATTTATAAAATTAGATAAAGATGGTACTTGTGAATTATTTGAATATGGGCGCAATGATATGTATTCTGAAGAATACAATATGTCAGAGAAGTGGTGAATAATAATGTCAATGTACAAACACGATTATGTCATTATCGGTTATGATGTTTCATACTGTCCGATAATGAGCAATGAAGAATTCTGCGAAAGTAAACTTTATGAAGAATTAACATGCTATCAGTCAGTTGGTAAGATTCAAATTTTTGATGATCCTGCAAGTGGTGGGCATAAGTATTTTGGATATATCCTTGATGCTTCTGAAGAGTGTGGTGATGATTTTAGTACTCAATATCAGCTAGATACAGTGTCAAATTTAGGTGTTGATGTGTATCGTAAGCTCATTGAGGTATTTAAAACTGATGAGGGTATATCGCCACTTAGTTTAATTAGTTTTACCGAATACCGATAAAATAAGGATTTGCTCGACTTTTTAGAAAGGAGATAAATGAATAAAATATCAAAAATATTGTTATCAATTATACTAGCAATTATTTTATTAAGTGTTGTATTTGTATTTATAAATCTAATTACTATTCTTATAGGATTATTGCAAAGCACTGGAATAATAATAGTAGCATGTGTTTTAGTTGTTGTCATAATTAGCATGTGGTCTTATCAAATTTATAGATGTTTCAAATAAACAATAAGGAGAAATAAAAGTTTGAGTATTAGTAAAGATCGTAGAGCAACATCAATTAAGAATTGGGTACAGAGCAAGACACCTATTTATATCAATGGTGAGAAGTTTGGTTATCAGAAGAAGAATAATCGTTGGAAGTTAGTTCCGTATTATGAATCAAGCAAAACATAACTTAAATAAAAGAAAGGCATATAAATGAGCAATGATAAGTATATGTACGAAGACCTGAAGCAGTGGTGTGATGATGGTCAACTATATCTAAAATGCATTACACAATTGGTTGGAGAAGAAAGTGTATGTTGTAAAAATGGCAGTACATATAAAGCCTATGATGTAATTGAAACTGAAGGCAATATCGAAGTTTTTATTAGTACAGGACTAATTGGGTATGACCCCTGCATTCTGATTAACGAAGAAGGCAATGAGGATTTTGAGATAGTAGTTCTTGATCCAAGCAATATGACTAGGGTAGGTAGGGCTATGCTAGAGGTCTACGAAGCAGATGTTTAAATGCCCTGAGTGTGGTAATAAAGAATCGGTTAACTTTAATTACGAAACACATACATACGAATGTACTAAATGTGATTATATAAAATATGCAGTTCCTATTTTGAAATACTGTCAACATTGTGGATATCCTTATTTTGAGGTAACTTGGTTTTTACCGTCATCGTGTCCTAATTGTAATTTTAGTTTCGTAGAATAGGAGGTGTTTAGTTGACAAATTTAGTTAGATTTTTTGAAAATGAAGAATTTATAGAAAAATACACTGACATACCAATTCCTCAGTTACAAACTTATGTTTGGATTTATGATAAGCCGTATAAAGTAGAAAGAATATATTATAGTTTTTATGAATGCAATGCAAATAAAGAAAATGGAATTGATGTTGATGTTAAAGAAGTAAGTATTGAAAGTTTAATAAACTAATAAATCTGGTATTTTATCTTGTTAGAAAGGAGAACGATGTGGATAGATATTTTTTAGAAGTAAATCAAGATGGTAAAACTAAATGCTATCATATCAATGCAAAATCTAAGAATGAAGCCAAAACTACATTTCTTAGCCTCTTCCCAAAATATGAAATTATATCTGTCAAGAGAATTTTAAAATCATCAGACGTTTCTAATGATACAGTAATTAGTTTTGAATATGATATATCTAGAATGGGAAACCAATAGAAATAGAAATTTATCTGGTTAGAAAGGAGGATTAATGGGAATTACACAGACAATTGTAAATGGTGTTGAATATAAGAATTATGATAAGTTTTGTGAATTGCTTGCAAGACTTGAGAAATATTATATAACTCAGAATGATTACTCTGGATACCCTAAACTAGCAAATGAATTTTGCAATGCTACAGATTTATTTAAAAATGCAAAAACAGAAGAACAAAAATACATGTTTAGTATTTTGTTTATATATTTCGATAATGCACTAAGACATTGGAAAGTAGATATTGATAAGCTTTATACCGAAAATGGCAGGAAAGAACATGAAGAATTTCTAGAGAAGTATAAGACTATTATCACACATCTAGGAGATGTAGATAGTTTTCATATCGGAATCAGTTAAACCAATAAAAGTAGACATTGGTTGGTTTACAATTAGTTACAATGTCAGCAAATAAAATTAATATATATAAATAATACATAAAAAGGAGAAAATTTATGGCAGCAAAAAAAGTAGAAAAGACTCCGCTTAAAAAGGGTGTTTCATCATTTATGCTTATTGGTGAAGCAAAGATTAATGACTATACCTTTAAGATTGACGAGAAATCAGAAAAATCAGATTGGGTGTATAATGTACTGAATCTAGGTGTATATTGTGGTGAAACGCATGGAACAGTATATGCTGAACTTATGGGTGGGTACGGCGCAGAACGTGACAACGTAGTTTATGTACACGGCAAGAATGATGATGGATCAGACGATTTTGAAAATAGGTTTACTATTGATTGGGATGACCGTTTTGATGATGAGGTTCTTGAGTCTATTGGTGATATGTGCTTTATGACTGTTGGACTTGAAAAGGATAAAAAAGACAAGGTGTTTTATAAGAAGTTTCTTGCTCCGTATGACATGATTGCATATATCAAAGAGAATCTTGAAGACGGTATGGTTGTAAATGTTAAGGGCAATCTCAAGTATTCTACTTATAATGATGAAACACAGGTAAAGAAGGAAATTACAAGTGTTGTATTATCTAAAGTAGATGATGTAAGTAAGTATTGCGCTAGGTTTACTCAGACAATGCTCTTAAATAAAGATAGCATTGGTAAGCCAGATAAGGATAAGGGTATTATTCCGATTTATGCTAAAGTAGTTGATTATATTAAGGAGTGGAAGAGTAAGGAAGTAAAATGCAACATTCCTTATAATAAAACTTATGAGTTTGAAGTTGACCTTACAAATAGAGAAACCGTTGAAAAGATTGTTTCTAAGCTGCTGAAGGTTAAGAAGGATATTACAGAAATTACTTTTGAAGGTGATCTTATTGAGGGTGGCGCGTTGGTTACAGTCACCGAAGAAGATATCCCCGAAGATATTAAAGCTTTGATTGATATGGGTGTTTATACGCTAGAAGAAGCTCTTACAAAATGTACTGTTAACACTGGCAGAGAGAAACGAATGATCATTCGTAAGCCTTCAATTAAAATGGTAGAAGGAAAAGATGGTACAAAAACTCCTGTTGTCCAGAAGTTTGAAAGCAAGTATACAGAAAACGATTTGATTTTTGATTTTATGTTCAGCGAAGATAAAGATAATGATGATAAAGACGATGATAAAGCACCGTTTGATACAGACAAATCTGACAATGATTCTTCTTGGTTAGATAATCTTTAAAAGAGAGGTAGTTTAATGGCTAAATACGGTAAAAAAAATGAAGTACGCATTGATCCGTTGGCTTATAATATTGGCCTGATTGGGGAAAGTGGAATAGGCAAGACTACAATCATCAAGGAATTGTGTGAAAAACTTACAGGTCAAAATGGATACATGTTTCTTGAGTGTGGAAAAGAAGATGGTGCTGATGCGATTCATGGCATTAATTATCTTAATTGTCCAGAGTGGTCTATGGATTATGATGAAATAAATAACGCAATTGGCTTCGAAGATTTTGTTGATGATGTAATCGATAATAAGTCTACTGATTGGAAAGATTTAAGAGTTGTTGTTATTGATACATATGACCAACTTCTTGAAGTAGCAAAACCAGAAGTTATTAGGATGCACAATAGAGAAAATCCAGAAAAACCAGTTAAAAGTATCAAAGCTGCATTTGGTGGTTATATGGCTGGTGAAGATAAAGCTAATGAAATTGTGCTTGATAAATTATGGGGTCTTAAAAATGTTGGTGTGACATTTATTGTTATTGGTCATGTAAAACAAAAAGAGCAAGAAGATGTAGTGACTGGTCAAAAATTCACAACCTTAACTACAAATATGTCTATGAGAGACTTTAACGCCATTAAAACTAAGTTACATTTTCTAGGTGTTGCATCTATTGATAGAGAAATTGTTCAAGAAAAAACAGGTAAGAAAGACCAAAAGGGTAAGGATGTAACAAAGGGTGTTATTGCAAGCGAAAGTAGGAAAATAACCTTTAGGGACGATTCATATTCTATAGATTCAAAAAGTAGATTCGCAGATATTATTCCTGAAATTCCTTTTAATGTTGATGCTTTTATTCAGGCATTAACTGATGCTATTTTGGCTGAACAAAGCAAAAGTGGTAAAAGCTTAGACCAGACAAAAAAAGATCAAGAAAAAAATGAAGCGATTAGATTGAAAAAGATTGCTGATGATGAAAACAAAAAACGAGAGAACAAAGAGTTATCAGTTATGATTGCTGAGATTACAAATTTCTTCAAAGAAAACAAAAAAGATATGAGTAAAATTAAGCCACTAATTGAAAAAAGTAAAGAATTAGGATTCGATAATCCTACCTTGATTGATAATCAAGAAGATGCTCAAATTATAATCAATATGATTAAGTGATCAATATAATACGGAGGAATTGACATTGGCAGTAACAAAACTTACTCAACAAGAAAAACTGGAGTGGGATGAGTTGTATCAGTATGTAAAAAAAGAAATTTTACAGTATGATAAAAACCAATCAATTCCTCCTGCGCTTGTTTTAAGACTTAAAGGTTTGTCTACGGGTAAATTAATTGAAAATAAAAACATATCAGACAAGGCAAGCTATTCTTTTACAATAATCCTATATACATTTCAGATACAAAAGCAAGTAATATTATCTTCAATTAAGAATAAAGAATTTAAAAACGAGAGCCAGAAATTTAGTTACATATGTAAAATCGTAGAGAATAATCTTAATGATGTTTATAACAGAGTAATAGCGTCTGAAAAGTCAAAAAGCAAAACTGAAGAAATAAAAACAGATATTATTTTTAATAATGGAGCAGATTATACGAAAACTGAAACAAAAAAGAATAAAAAACTAGATAGTTTATGGTGAATATGGAGGCGATAGTATACAAGCAGATAATAAAGAAAAGGATAAGAAAATAACTCCATTTCAAAAAGAACTAATTGAAACAGTTAAAAAAATCAATGAGTATAAGTTGGCTTGCGAAGCAAACATAGTATCATGTATATATAAAAATCCAGAGCTAATATATGAGTCTAAGTTAAAACTAGATGAGTTTTCAAATAATATATGGAAAGTATATTTCACAATAACTGATGATCTGATTTTGAAAGAAAATAAAACTGCACTAGATGAAATTACGGTTGGATTATATCTTGAAAAGCATTCAAAACTTAAATCAAAATATGATGAATATGGTGGTTACGAAACCATTGTTAATGCCAGTACATATGTCAATATAGATAATTTTAGTGGATATGTTAAAGAATTAAGAAAATGGATTGCAGTTATAAAAATCGCTAAGAGAGGATTCCCTGTTAACGATAGATTAAGTGAGTTTTGTGATATGTCTGCTGAAGATATTTATGACGAATATAATGCATTTCTAAATGATTCTTTTTTACATATCGATAATGATATAAAAAGTTATGATATATCAGATGGAATTGACGAATTGATTGATGAACTAGATAAAGGTCAAGCTGTAGGATTACCATATCATGATATGAAAATAATTACAAAAGAAACTGGAGGACAATATCTAGGATCAATAACATTGGTTGGTGGCTTAAGTAATGTTGGTAAATCTACATTTGCTAGAACTGCTACTATACCAAGTGTTTTAAAATACAAAGAACCTATTGTCATAATGATCAATGAAGATGGTAAGAAAAAGTGGCAGAGAGAATTATTAGTATGGGTAATCAACAATGTATTTAAAGAAGATATTCAAAAACATATTGTGCGTGATGGCAATTTTTCATCTGAAGTAAAATTATTATTGTTAAAAGCAAAGGACTGGATTAAGGAACAATCAGATAATCATATTATTACAATAATCCCGTTTGAAAAGTATAAGACATCAAATGCAATTAAAGTAATAAAGAAATATTCAAGTATGAATGTTAAATATTATATACTTGATACATTCAAGATGGATTCTGGTAAGGTATCAGACAATTCTTGGCTTCAGATGCAACAAGCTATGGTTGATATAAATGACGTTGTAAAACCAGAGGTTAAGAATCTACATATTTTAATTACATTTCAGCTAGCCAAGGGGAATGCAAAACAAAGATACTATACACAAGAAAGCATCGGCATTAGTAAGAATATTGTGGATACAGCATCAACATGTTTGATGATAAGAGATTTATATGATGATGAATATACTGGTGAAAAACGTGAACTTAAAGTGTATAAATTAGAAGGTAAAAATGGTTCAAGCAAGATACCTGTAAAATTAAGCAAAGATAAACATTATCAAATAGTATTTATTATCAAGAATAGAGAAGGTGCTGCTAATCAATATCAAGTGGTAATTGAACATGATATGAGCAGAAATATAATGAAGGAAATTGGGATTACAAATGTCCCGATTGATTTTTAATTGTAGGTGATAATTAGTGTGACTGTTACTGAGTTAAAAGAATTTATTTACAAAGAAAATAAGATTGAATATGTATTAGAACAAATTGGTTGCAGTCATATAAAATATCATTCTGAAAAAGAATATTACTCTGCTTCACATGTTGATGGCGATAATCCACAGGGTATTAATATAAAGAATAATAGCTACTTGAATTATAGAAGTCATTCTAGAAATGTAAAATATGATGACAACCAAGATTTAGTAACATTAGTTCAATATAACAAAAAATGTAATTTTTATGATGCGATAAAATATCTACATAAATTATTTAAATTACCACTTACATATAATAAGGTAGAAAACAAAAAAACTGAAAAAGATGATCCACTATACATATTCAAAAAAGTTAAGAACATTAGAAATAAGAATAATGTACTAGAGTTTAACTTATTGGATGAAGATTCAATAAATGATTTTGTTCCATATATTCATATAGACTGGTATAAGGAAGGTATAGCACCGTGGACAGTAAAGAAATTTGGTTTAGCATATAGCTATAAATATAAGAGGAATGTTATTCCTTTAAGATATTGGCTTGATGGTAAACTTCTTGGGTTCAATATGAGAACATCGGTTAAGAATTATGATCTGTTTGATATAACAAAATATTTTATAACTCCAAATTATAAAAAGCATCTTAACTTATTCGGTTTGTGGGAAAATAAAGAAGCAATACAAAAAGCTGGATATACATGTGTTTATGAATCTGAAAAGTCTGTATTAAAGAGAGATTCACTAAACGATGCAACAGGGGTAGCCCTATCAGGGCATTCAATATCAGATGAACAAATAAGAATACTTATTGGATTAGATGTAGAAATAATTATATGTCTGGATAATGATGTTGATATAAATGAAGTAAGATCAATGTGTGAAAAATTTTACAGAATACGAAAGGTATCATATATTTATGATAAATGGAGTTTAATACCAGAAAAATCATGTGCAGCAGATTGTAAAAATCAAATATTTGAATTCCTATTAAAATATAGAACAATATATAATGAAAATGAACATAAAGAATATTTAAAAAGTATAAAAAGGAAGTAAAAAATCTGAAGAAGAAATTAGATGTAAAATTAATAGACAACAAATCAACAGTTTATAAGAATGGTACTATATGGAATACTATTAATTATGGAAATGTTAAAATCATTGGATTAGTTGAAAAACATAAAAATTATCATGTTTTTTTAGTTGAATTTTCAGATGGGACACAAATACTATCAAGACATACAAATATAAAACATGGAACATTAAAAAATCCATATTATAAGTCTATTTTAAATGTAGCTTGTTTAGGCAGAGCTTCTTCAAAGAATAGTTTATATAATCATTGGAAAACTATGGTATGTAGATGTTATGATTCTAAAAATATATCATATAAAAATTATGGTTTAAGAGGTATTACAGTTTGCGAAAAATGGTTGTGCTTTGAAGAATTTTTAGAAGATATTGTAAATATAGATAACTATAATTTATTGATAAATAGTAGCTATTTATATGATATTGATAGAAAAAATAATAATGGTAATTATGAGTTTAATAATATTAGAATAGTAACTAAAAAAGAGAATGCAAGAAACAGAAGAAGCAATAGATATATCAAATTATACAAAGATAATAAACTTATAGATATAGGGTTAATGATTGATATATCCAATAAATATAACATAACACATTCAAGAATTATTCGTTTAATTAAAAAAAAGAAAAATATTCGTGAGTTTAAAATACTTGAAATTTCTAAAAAGGAATATGAGGATGAGAAAAACCAAGGAAGAACTTAATGAGATTAAGAAAAGATACGGAACTGAAGTATTGTGGAGCTGGAGTAGATATAATACATACAAAACAAGTCCATTTGAATATTATTTACGTTATGTCTTACATAAAAAAGAAGATAGAGATAACAATATTTATTCTGCAATGGGTGGATTTGTTCATGATATATTAGAGCAGTTATATACAAATCAAATAAAGTATGAAGACATGGATTCGTTGTTTGAGGATGCTTGGTTAACAACTGAAATAGCAGATTTAAAATTTGATAGAAATGATAGCGAAAAGAATAAGAAAATATCCAATAAGTATTATAAAAACTTAAAACATTTTTTTGCAAATCATAATGCAATACCATATAAAGTACAAACAGAACAATATATAATTATTAAGATTGGTAACAATATTTTTAATGGCTATTTAGATGGCTGTTATAAAGATGATGATGATTATTATACAATATTCGATTTTAAAACAAGTACCATATATAAAGGAGACAAAGCTCTTAAAGAGTGTGGGCAGCTTTTACTTTATGCTATTGGTTTAAATCAACTAGGTATTCCGTTTGAAAAAATCAGAATATGTTGGAATTTTCTCAAGTACGTGAATGTTCAATGTGAGCAAGCTAATGGTAAAATAATAAACAGAGAGATAGAGCGTTCTGAAATTGGTGAAAAATTACAAAGTAATGCAAAGATGTGGTTAAAGAAATTTAAGTATTCAGACGATGATATAATGTTATATCTTGATGCATTAGCACAAACAAATAGTACTGAATGTCTACCTGATGATGTTAGAGTAAAATTTGAAATCAGTGACTGTTACGTTTACATAGAGATAACCGAAGATTTGGTTAATAACTTAATTAAAGACATAACCGATACAATATATGAAATTAATCAAAAAGAAATTGAGTATAACAAAACAAATAATGATAAATTGTGGTGGGATTCACCAGAAGAAGTTATCAAACAAAGTTATTACTTTGCTACATTATGTGGATATTCAGCAAATTTGCACTTACCTTACAAAAAATACTTAGAAGATTTTGAAAAACAAAAGAACGGCAATGTATTTAGTGGGGTAGGGGTAGAGACTGAAGAGGATTTATCTTGGCTTAATGATCTATAAGGAGAAATATGGATATGAACTATACTGTGTATCATTTACATGATGATACAAGTAATTGTAATGGTTTTGCAGACTCTTGTTCTAACTATAAAGAGTATATTAAACTAGCAAAAAAGCAAGGTATGAAAGCAATTGCGTTTTCAAACCACGGTGGAATTTATGATTGGATCAAGAAGAAACAAGATTGTGATAAAGCTGGAATTAAGTATATTCATGGTATAGAATTATATGTTTGCAAAGAACTATCAGATAATGATAGAGGATGTCATATAGGTCTTTATGCTAAAGATTATGAAGGTGTATTAGAACTTAATAAATTGATATCGATATCTACATCTAAAGGTAAAAATGAAGATAATTCTGATAGACACTTTTATTTTAATCCAAGAATATCATTACAGGAACTAAAAAATACATCATCCAAAATTCTCATTACTACAGCTTGCCTAGCTTCTCCTTTATGGAAATGGACAAATGAAGAATCTAATAATGCTTATAGAGATGAATTACTAGAATGGTTAGCAATAAACAAAGATAGATGTTTTTTAGAAATTCAATATCATAATTATGATCATCAGAAACAATATAATAAACTATTATATAATTGGTCTGTTAAGTATGGTATTCCTTTAATTGCTGGAACTGATACACATTCATCAAATAGTTATAAAGCAGAATGTAGAAAGATACTACAAATTTCAAAAGATAGTTATTACGGTGAAGAAGACGAATTTGATTTAACATGGAAAACATACGATGAATTAGTCGAAAGTTTTAAAGTACAGAATACTCTACCTGAAAATGTTTATTTAAAAGCTATTGAAAATACAAATATATTCTCTGATATGATTTCGGAATTTAAACTAGATAAGAGTTTAAAATATCCTACATTGTATGGTGAAAATGTTGGAGAACAATGGAAAACATTAATCTTTAATAACTTAAAAATGAAAATATGTAACAAAGATATTAGCATAGATAAACTAGAGATATACAAAAAGAAGATTATTGAAGAGTTTAATGTAATGTGTAAGCTTGGTATGGAAAGCTTTATGATATTCATGTCCGAGCTTATTAGTTGGTGTAAAGCTAATGATATTCCTTGTGGAACAGGTAGGGGGTCTGTTTGTGGTAGTGTAATTGCTTATATTACCAATATTACAGATGTTGATCCTTTAGTATGGAATACAGTATTTTCGCGTTTTTGTAATGAAGACAGAGTTTCTTTAGGTGACATTGATGTTGATTTTGCACCAGAAGATAGAGAAAAAGTATATAAATATATAATTGACAGATTTACACCAGAGAAAACAGCGAGAATTACTACATTTGGTACGTTACAAGATAGGGGTTGTATTGATGTACTAGCAAAAGGATTGAATTATCATGATCTTGATAAAGTAGCAGAGATTAAGAATAAATTTGATGATTATTTTCTGCAATATTCAAAAATAATCCAAGAAGAAGTAAACTTAGAAGAGCTAGTAGAAGATAAAATATTAGAATCTACAACAATTCAATTTGGTAATCATGATATTTATGTAGAAAGAATCAATAACCTTGATGCAAAAAATAAAGCAATTAAAATAATAAATAATTATGAACAACTAAGAAATGATAATCAAGACTTGTTTTATTATTTTAAAGGATTAAAAGGAACTATTATTTCTAAAGGTAGTCATGCCAGTGGCATTATTGGATCACCTATAACTTTAGATGATAATATGGGTGTTTATTATAAAGATGGTGATGTCGATTTACCAATGTCTACATGTGCTATGAAAGCTGTTGATTCATTAAATTACGTAAAATTTGATATATTGGGACTAAAAACGGTTGGTGTTATTAAAGATGCTTGTAAGTATATAGGTATACCATATCCCAAAGCATCAAAAATTAATTGGTCAGATAAAAAAGTATGGAGCAATATGATCACTTCTCAGCAAGGTGTTTTTCAATTTGAAGGTGATTATGCTTTCAATCTTTTGAAGGATTTTAAACCAAATACAATTAACCATATGTCAATGGTCAATGCTGCGCTACGTCCATCAGGTAAGTCTTATAGAGATAGGATGATAAGTGGTGAAATAAATAAAAACCCATCAAAAGAAATTGATGAATTACTAAAAGATAATTCTGGATATCTTATTTTTCAAGAAGACACCATTAAATTCTTAACTGATATTTGTGATTTTAGTGGTTCATCTGCTGATACAACTCGTCGCGCCATCGGGAAAAAAGATAAAGAATTATTAAAACAACAATTACCTAAAATATTAGATGGTTACTGTAAGCATTCGTTACAATCAAGAGAAATAGCAGAAGAAGAAGCAAAACAATTTGTACAGATAATTCAAGACTCTTCAGAGTACCAGTTTGGATATAATCATAGTACTGCTTATTCAATGAACGGTTATGAATGTGTTATGCTTAGAACATACTATCCGATTGAATTTATTGCTGCATATTTAAATAGAGCAGAAGATACTAAAGATACAAATAACGGAATAGAGTTAGCAAAACAGTACAATATATCAATTAATCCTATTTGTTTTGGTAAATCACTTTCTGAATACACAATAGATAAAGAAAATAATGCAATTTATAAAGGTATCTATTCAATAAAATACTGTAATTCTCAAATAGCAAATGAGTTAATGGGCTTAGCTCAAACAAAAAAATATACTAATTTTATAGAATTATTATCGGATATAAAATCAAAAACATCTTTGGATATAAGAAATTTAAAGATATTAACTGGTCTTAATTTTTTTAAAGAATTTGGTGAGAATAAATATTTACTTAATGTTATAGATATATATGACAAATTTGCAACGTGCAAGCAAATCAATAAAAACAAACTTGATGAATTGGAATTATCTGAGTATCTGATTAAGAAACATTCATCTAAGGAAACTAACGCATTATATAAAGAAATTGATAATATTGGTTTAATTACAGACTTATGTAAAAAATTAGAAAATAAACCTATGGGTATAATCGAATCAGTAAAATTTGAAAAAGAATATCTTGAATATGTTACATATACAAATCCTTTGGCAAGTGAAAACTATTATATTATTATAGATTATAAGACATATAAAGATATTACAAAACCATATTTCACAGCAAGAAACATAAAAACAGGCGAGGAAATTAAGTCAAGAATCAAACAAGGAAAGATATTTAAAGAACGTCCATTTGGATTATATAGCGTTTTGCATATTAAAGATTTTGATCAAGATTTCAAAAAAAAGAATATTGGTGGACAGTGGGTTGCTTCAGATGAACTAGAATATATTCTTTCTAGTTACGAAGTAATTAAGTGAGGTGGAAATAGTCTGACTACAGAAAAGGAAATTATTTTTAAAGGCACAATAATTCGATGTACATATAACAGTGAAGACTATAAAGTTTATGCAGTTGATGTTAATAAAAATGAGTATCCTAATATCAAGTTTACAAAGTACGGCAACGCTTCAATAGTTGGTGAAATTCATGATTTAGGCATTGGTCAAGAATACAATATCAAAGCTATTGAGCAACAAACAAAATATGGTATATCCTACAAGGTAATTAATATTACCAGAGATAAACCTAAATCTTCTTATGATATGTATTTATTTCTTCAAGAAATTCTTACTCAAAATCAAGCAGATGTACTCTATGAAGTTTATCCTGATATTGTTCAGCGTGTGATTGAAAATAGATTAGATGATATAGACCTTAACAAGTTAAAAGGCATAAAGGAATTTACGTTTAACCTTATCAAAAACAAGATAGTAGAAAATTTTTGCCTTGCAGAACTAGTAGTAGAATTTCAAGGTTTAATAAGTTTAGCAATGCTCAAAAAGCTATATGAAAAGTATACTTCTGTTCAGATAATAAAAAAGAAACTCATGGAAGAACCATATAAATGCTTGTGTGGATTATCAAGAATAGGATTCCAAACCGCAGACAGTATATTATTAGAACTTGAGCAATTATCGAATGATAAAATCAAGCAGGGTGAAGAACCACCAATTAAGTTTGAATACGACTTAAGATCAAGCGAAAACAGATGTCTTGCGTGTGTGTTCTATCTTTTAGAACAAAACGAAAATGAAGGACACACAAAAATGGGAATATCTGATTTACGCAATCAGGTAATTAAACTTTGTCCTGCTTGTAGTCATCATTTTGTTACTTGTATAAAACATGATGATATTTATTATGATAAAGAAGAAATGGTAATTGCTTTACGATATACATATAATAAGGAGAAATATATTGCTGATAGTATTATATCTGGATTATCCGTTAATAAGGTTTGGGATTTTGATTACGGCAAATATTCTAATGTTAATGGATGTACATTGTCTGAAGAACAATCAAGAATACTAGAATTAGTTTGTAAGAACAATATATGTATACTCAACGGAAGTGCTGGTGTAGGCAAAACGTACTCAACTCAAGCGATTATTTCAATGTTAAAAGATAATAAAAAATCTTTTGTATTATATTCTCCTACTGGAAAGGCTGCTAAGATTCTGGCTGATAATACTAAAGAATCAGCATCAACAATCCATAGGGGGTTAGGGTATATGCCTCCTGATGGTTGGTGTTATAACTCTGAAATGAAGATAAACACAGATATAGTAATTATTGATGAGTTTTCGATGGTAGACATTTTTCTTTTTTCACACGTTATTGACGCTGTTGATTTTAATAGAACTAAACTATTAATGATAGGCGATAATGCTCAGTTACCTTCTGTATCATGTGGTAATCTTCTTCATGACTTTATGCAATCGGATATTATTCCAACAGTCACATTAACTAAGGTATTTAGATATGGTGAAGGTGGTTTGATGAAAATAGCAACAGACGTTAGATGTTGTAAACCATATCTAAAAGATATATGTGAAAAAGTAACACAATTTGGAGATAACAAAGACTATACTTTTATTAATGCTACGGCAGATTTTACTGTTAAAAATGCTATAGCATTATATGAAAAATTAATTAACAGTGGATATGCAGTAGAAGATATTCAGTTACTATCAGCGTATAAAAAAGGTGAATATGGTTCATTAGCACTCAATAATAAGCTTCAAGTAATAGCAAATCCCAATTATGGTAGTAGCGAATATATGAAGATAGGAGAAACGGTATATTATAAAGATGATCTTGTAATACAAAACATTAATAATTATCATGCAGAACTTTATGTTGATAATTTTTGGTCTGATGATGTAACAGAAACATTTATAGCCAATGGTGAAACTGGTAAGATTATTGATATCTATAATTCTTATGTTATTATCGATTTTGATGGCGTTAAGGTTAAATACTATCGTGAAGATATGCAAATGTGTGGATTAGGTTATGCCATTTCAATACACAAAAGTCAAGGTGGCAGTTTCAAAGTAGTTATTTTGCTTACTCCAAAAGCACACACATTTATGTTAAATTCAAACTTAATTTACGTTGGACTCACTAGAATGAAACAAAAATGTTATCATATTGGTGACGCTGGTGCTGTTGATGCGGCTGTTAAGAAAAAAGAGAATTTATTGAGAAATACATTTTTGCTTGAATTACTTACTGTAAAGAATGATACATAAATTAATTAAAATAAATATAGAAAAACTATTGACAATCTGGAAAAGCGTGGTATACTGATATTACATAAAGATATCGTACATAACAGCACAGATTGTCAATAGTTTTAAACACGATAAAACAGAGGTTTGGTTAGGATGGAGTACATATGGTAGAACAAGATACAACAGATATTGCTATGCAAAATGAGTTAGACAAAATAGCCAATATGTTAAATGGAAATAAATATGCCAGTTATAATGAATACGAAGATGATGTTGGTTATTTGGTGTATGAGTTTTGTCCTGAGTGTGTTAAAGTTATTAATACTACAACAATAGGGATATTCCCACTGTGGACTAATATAAGAAACTATATTAGAAGTGTTGCAGATATTCAATTTACAGAATAGACAAGCAAACTAGGATTTGGTTTGGAGAAATTAATATGTGTTATAAACATAACAGTAAGAATGTAGAGTATGTTAGTAAACTTGTAACTCTTTTATATGATGATCTTGATGAATGTTGCGGGGGAATGCTACACATAATTTTGGATGATGGTAATTTAGAAGACGAACATATACTTTGGTGTATTGAGTATTGTAACAGAGATGAGAATAAAGATAGAATTGATAAATATCTTTGCTTAGAAATCGCACATAAAATGTTACAAATGAATGAGTTTGAAAGAAGATTAGTTTATTACGGTGATCTTGGATTTGAATGTGAATTTGATTGTGACAATTGTGTTATAGAACACGAAGAAGAAATTGATTAAACCTATAAAAATGTGATTTTGTCAGGAGAAACATGACTACAGGAACAGAAAAAAGAATAATAACTATATACATAATAAACGATGATCAATATACTGATTTTGATGTATCTTTACCAGATAACTTAGAAGATTATTTATATGAAGACTTATCTGAAACAGCTAGTAGTATTGGCAAAGAAATAGCACAAAACCATAGTGGTGAAAAAGAATTACAAGTAGAAATAACGCTTGAGTATTCAAAGGATTATGATTGGTATTATGGGTGTTATGAATATGATATGAAACATAGTTATAAAGTTATATCAGAGAATGAAACTGATTACTGGAAAAACTATGATGAAAAGTCCACAAAAGTATAATTTCATCAGTCAATATATTAATTAATTAAAAGAAAGGAATTACATAAGTGTATAATAATTTTGAATCAATAGAATTTAGAAATTGCAATAACACCTTCTATAGAGTTGATGATGGTATTGAAGAAATGACATATGATTTTCTTGACGATCTTGATGATGAAGAGCGTGAAGAATGGGAGAATGTAGAAAACAACCTTCAGAAATATGAGGTGTGGGTAGACCCTCTAACATTTAATACAATCGTCTTTGAAAGATATGATCTTACTAAAGAAGAATCTGAGAATATAGATATCTCAGACGAGATTTCTGGAGCGATTAGAAATAGTGCTTATGACTATGTAATCAATGTGTTAAACACCACAACAAACACATTAGTTTATTGGTCACAGGTTGAAGGCACAACAAGCGATTATACTATTTATTATAATATGATAGGCATTGCCTATTTCACCTACATGGCATTAAAGATGAGGCTTGACGCAGTTGAAATTACAAACGATGACGAATTCCAAGGTTATAAGTATGTTGAAATCAGGAATGAGAAGAAATATAAAGTTAACCTTCCCGCTGATGGAACTTAAAAGCCAATCAATGGCGCATTTTATGAGGATATAAAATGAAAATAAAAATTAAATCACATAAACAATGTTACGGGAAATGTAAACGTTGTGTTTGGAAATACAATGGTGGTTGTTCTGAATGGCAATAATCATAAACACGATAAAAATCATATTTGGTGGTGAAATTAAAATGTATATGTTCGTATTTAGACCCAAAGGACATGGTTCTGAAACTTTTATGGTAATGGCAGAAGATAAAGATCAAGCAATAATGTTTGTTGATACTGAAATTGAATTAGGTTGGAATGATAGTAATAATAACCACCATGATTATTATACCGAACTTGATTTAGATTATTATGACATAGAAGAATATGGTTGGGGAGCAGTGGCTACTAACGATAATGATTGACTCAATAAACCTATGATCTATACACATTGAGTGTGTATAGAAAAATCTAAACCAATATGCTAGACTTGTAATATTATAATAAAAGGAGTAAAGCATATGGAAGATAATTTCATTGAAATAACCAGTTATTATCAAGCACGATTTAGAATTGATCAGGGAGAAATATTTGTTGCAGAGTTAGAAGATGCAATGGTTTATGTATGCAAGAAAAAGCGTCATTATGAAGTTCATATTCAACCATCAATTGGGAGTGCGATAGTCTATGAAGGTGGCTCTGATAAATTTGAAAACATCTTTAATGACATGAAAAGTAAAAATATAAAAATGTTTGTGTATATTGGCGGTGAGTTGAAATCAAGAAAAAGTAATATTTTAGATAAATTTGCTGACTTTCTGAGAAGTAAACAAAAAGACGAAGATTAAATTCGTCTTATAAAATATGTAGGTTAAATAAAAAAGTAGATTAAATATATATGATTTATACAAGAAAGGATAAATAATGTATAAAGACAAATTTGACAAACTGGTAGATAAGAATATTATATCTCAGTCGGAAAAAGAAAAGATATATTCTCAGATGAAACCCAATTCAGAAGGTCGATTTACTGGGTTATCGGATGGTAAAATAAATTATAAATATTATGTAGGTGGAGATATTTTTAATGATAAACTATGTGATTTCGTAGTCAAACATTGCGTTCCTCAATTGGGAATGGAATATATAGATGACACTTTTAAAACATATGGAATGACTTACACTGGTATTTGTGACGGATGGGAATGGTTCAGAAAAGACAAGATTCCTCAGTATGCTATTGATAAAGGACATAAACCGATTGAAGAAGCCACTAATGAAGAACTATGGAAAATGTTAGCTATGAGTTCTATGTATTGGGAAGGAAATTATGAGGAATGGTATGAACAATCTAAACGAAAATCCAGTATTTTAGATAGGTTTATAGGAGACTGTGAAAGAAAATATTTTGGATATGATAGTGAAGGCTATACCACAAATACAATTTATAGGATTTTGAATACAATTGATACTATTCTAAAAGAGAAATTAAACTGAGCAAATTGGTATTTTGTCAGTTTAATAAAAGAAAGGATTTCAGATATGGACAAAGAAATTAACGGTATGGTTATATCAGCAAAGATAATGTTTGATGAAAATTTAAATCATGAACAAAGAAACAAAATTATGTGCCAGATTGAAGATAAATTTTCAGAAGTAATTTCTAGGCGTAAAAATTTAGTATGTCTGGGAGGATCAGGTGAGTGGCTTTACAAGAAATAAATGACTATATTTATAATCATGATTGTACTAAGTGTTCTTCCTATAAAACTTGCAATGAGATTGCATCACGAAATGATGGAACTCAAATTAAGTGTATATTTTATGGTGGCTTAATAGCGAATGCAAATAATAAAGATACCGATGTAATCAGAGGCAGAAGATTAACAGATTTAGAAAGTCATATTTTTAATGAATGGCAAGACTTAAATTGTGGTGTAAATGATAAAGTAATAGATGAAGTATTAAAACCCTTTATTATTAATAAACCAGCTAAAGATAAGTGGTTTGAGCTACTTTGTTTTTATCACTACCAAACAGAAATATATGATAGAAGTTTAACAGATTTAAGATCACCACTTGATCCGACAGAAGCATATACAGCAGACCCCGATATAAGAAGACTATCTAATCAAAATGCTATAAATACTAAAAATTTAATAAATAATATAGCTGGCATTGAACATATAGAGATTACAAAAAATAGATATAATTATTTATCTGCCCAAGGATGGATTAATGAATATATAGCATTAAAAGAACAAGGTGAACTAGATTGGTTAGAAAAATATTTAACCCAATAAAACAATCACTTTATCGTGTTTTGAAAGGAACATTAATGAAATTAACAAAAATATTATCAATGGTGTCTGAGGTGTTTTGGCTTATTTGGTGCGTAGGTTTTGGAGTTTATATATTTGTAACTAGTGAACATACTGCCTTAACAATTGCGTGTATTATAGCATTAACTATTGGTACAGTTATATATATTATTGGATTATCAAAGGATATTAGAGAATTAAGAAATATAAAGACTACAAAACAGTAAATTGGTGAGGTTAAAAATGGATATTAAATGCGTATGTGATACATGTTTATATGGGATTCCTTCAGATCGTTCATGTTATAAAGGTGGACTTGACAAATGTCTGAAGAAAGATGTTTATACGCTTTATCTTAATAAAGAATCAGATAAAGCAAGAGATATAATTGCATCAATAATAGATAGGAATAGACCCTTGAAACAGTAAGTTAGCGAGGTAAATATGAAATCATCAGAATTAGCAAAAATATTGTTAGAGCATCCAGACTTTGAAGTTAGTGCAACCTTGTGTGAATATGATGACTCAAAAACAGGATATGGAGCTTTTTGGTATAGAAAATTTACTATTGAACTTGGAGATATTGGATACTCAAGTAAAGTAATAAATTTAGATTTAACAGAAGAATAAACCGCTAAAACGCTAGTATTAAGGAGAATTATGCAAAAATCAAATTTGAGTTATTTAACGATGATTTTGAATAAATACAGAAGCGAATTAATTAGTACCTTAAGTATGAATACATCTTTTGATTATTCAAAAGGTTATGTTCAAGGTAAAATAGGTTTACTCGAAGATATTATAACAGACATTGAAGAGTCTATAAAAATTATAAGCGAATAAATCAATTTATAAGGAGAAAACAATTGAGTGGACGATGTAGCTTAAATGGGCATACAATATATTTTGACGAATTAGATGATAGTTGGAAATATACAGACACTAAAGAAAAAATAAACGTAGAACAGGAACGCCCATGTATTACATGTGGTCATATACCAACAGAACAAGGACATGATTATTGTATAGCAAATTTAGGAAAAGTAATAAATGCTTGCTGTGGTCATGGAAAAGAAAAAGGATATATTCAATTTGATAATGGGTTGATTATTAGAGGATATTTTGAAATAGATAGAGAAGATGTAAAATAAACTGATCAATCCGTTAGTTTATAGTTAATTAATTAAAAGAAAGAGTGAACTAAAATAGAAACAGTAAAGAAAATTTGCGAAGAGCTTCAGGCAACAAATGGTAAGAAAGACAAAGAGAATATTCTTGCAAAATATAACGGTGGTAACTCATTTAGAGAGGTACTTCATTTTTTGCTGAACCCATTTATTATTACAGGCATTTCAACAAAGAAGATTAATAAAAAAGTCGGAATCATCCCAAATGTGAATTACTCATCCGTTGGTTCTATGCACAATCTACTTGAATATTTAATGATAAATAATACTGGTAGAGATATTGATATCTCAATTTGTGAGAGTGTATTCACAAATTACGATCCTGAGATGCAGGAATTTATAAAGTCAATTATCACTAAAACTTTGCGTCTTGGAATAGATAGTAAGACTGCAAATAAAGTCTATGGAAAAGACTTTATACCCGAATATGATGTACAGCAAGCTTATTCAATTGATAAGTATCCTCTGAAAAATAATGAATGGTTTTCATTAAGTGAGAAACAGAACGGTAATAGGGGTAGCTATGTTGACGGTAAATTAATCAGCAGACAAGGACAAGAATACAGTAGATTAGATCATATTATTTCAGATTTAGAGTCACTAGACTTACAAGGTTACTTTGTTGATGGTGAGTTAAAACGTAAAAATATTGATGGTATTTCTGATAATGAAAACTTTCGCATTGGCACTGGTATATTAAATTCAGATTCATCAGATAAGTCAGAAATATACTTCACAATATTTGATATATTCCCTGCAAATGAATTTGCAAACGGAGAAAGCAAACTTACATATAAAAAACGTAAAGAACAGCTAAACCAATTAAGAAAAACTATTAAGTCTCAAGAGATACAGAATCTCGCTATTGTAGATATGTATTATGAGGGAACAGATCAGAGTGAGATTGATAAATGGTTGAACTTTGCTGTAAGTAATGACAAAGAGGGTTTAATGCTTAATAAGGATGTTATATATAAATGTAAGCGTCATAGTGGAATTTTAAAGGTTAAGAGATTCTATAATATTGATTTGAAAATTATTGGTTATGAAGAGGGATCTGGTAGACTCACAGGCACTCTTGGAGCTTTGGTTGTAGATTACAAGGGTAATCCTGTTAATGTCGGTAGCGGTTATTCTGACGAGCTGAGAAGCCAACTATGGAACATGAGAGATGATTTGATTGGTAAGATCATTGAAGTTAAATATAAGGAAGAATCAATGGACAAAACAACTAAGCTTCCGAGCCTTCAGTTTCCTATTTTCGTTCAAATGAGGCTAGACAAGGATGAGGTGAGTTATTCATGATAGGTTGGTGTATGGCTCACCCGTTTTATACATTTTTAATTATAAGTTTATTCCTGCTTGTCATATATGGAATTGTTGAAGAAATATGTTCAGCAATAAGAAGTAAAAATAAGTGAATAAAATAGTGTATTGATTAGGAGAATTGCAAATGAAATGTATTGGAGACAAATGTAAAAAGTATTTCTTTTCAGACCATAAAGCTTGGTGTATGTTAGACGATACATATAAAAAAGATAATGATATATGTAATATTCAAGAAGCTATTGTGAACACTGAAGATAAACTAATGTTATTAGAGCAGCTTAAAAGAAATATTACTAAAAGCCAATAAAGTGTTACTTTTATAGTTAAAGGAGTAGTTATGGGATTAGAAGCAGTTCAATATTTATCATGGATAGATGATAACATACACAATTATTTTAAACCGAAGCTAAAAGAAATCTGTGATAAATATGATCCTCTAATTCATGAATATGAAAAGTTACTGAATAAATATCAAATCAATAATGATGATTTGAGAATATATAATATTGATAAGAAATCATTGTGGCAAAGATTTATCGAATGGGTGCATAATCTATTGACCGAATCTAATCGTGGATATACCCCTGTAAACTATATCAATAGTACATATCTTCCAGTTCAAGCAAAACAACTAAATAGATTAGAAAATATATTTACAATGTTGCAAAAATACGAATTTCTAGCACCAAATACAACACTTGTTAGATGTTTTTATGATTATTATATAGAAAATACTAAATTGAGTCAGCAAGAAATTTTGTGCGTCAATGATAATAAACTTATCATATCTCACAATCCAATAGTAAATTCTGTGAATATATACGAAATATCAAAAGACGATAATGTTAGAGATAAACTAAAGATATTAGATATTAACAATAATGTAATTACATTAGAATCTTCAATAGCAAAAATTTATACTGCTGGCGGGATGGGGAATTGCAAACTAATGCCATTTGAAACAAAACCTGTTTTAACAGTTGCTACAAGTTAATAAAATCATTCTTTGGTTGAGAAAAGGAGATATATGAAATTAGCAGAAATTCAAAACTGTAGAGAATGCCCTAGATATAATGATTTTAATTCTCAATGTTTTCATCCCAAGATTAGAAAACCACATCCAGAAGGATATGAAGGAAAACAGATATCACTTCGACATTTAAGAGACTATACGTTTCCTGAATGGTGTCCATTAGAAAATTCAAAATGAAATCTCAATTTCATTCGGTGTTAGAATGTGTTAGAAAGGTGTTAGAATGAAAATAATACCATTAAAAGAAGAGACTCTTTGGTGGTTACATAAAATAGACCAGCAAATAAGAGAATATTCAGACAAGATAGCTTTATTGCAGCCAGATAATGATGTTATGTTTAGGTATTATATGAGAAAACTTGAAAAAGCAAGTAATGAATTAGAAATACCTAATGCAATATTATCTGATGTTATTGTTGACGATCAAGACAAAGCAGAAAAATTAGTTGAAGCCATGTATAAATCTTTTTATCAAGAGACAGGAAAAGATTGTACTAGTTGTGTTCATGATGAAGATTTAGAAAATGAAGAATTAGAGGATTTTTGTTATATGTGTTCTAAGGGTTATGAAAATAACTATGAACCTGTAAGCAAACCAAACTGACATTTGATCGGGGAAATAATGAAGACTAAACTAGAAGTATCATTAGAAATGTTAGAAATACTAAAAAAATATTCAAATGGTAAAATATGCTTAAAAGAAGCTGAAAAACTATATCAAGCGTATAGTGTTGGTGATTTTTATTTTACTCATGATTTTACTTTTTCAGATATGATTATGACTGAGATTATAAAAGGTAATATTGAATATTTTGAAGATCAAGATAGTTTTAAAGTTAATGAAATTTGAATTTGGTTCGGTGATAGCATGGAAAATATGATTGAACAAAAGCATTATGATGTCGTGTATGCTGCATTGACTTTAGCTTGTAATGAATTGGCGAAAAGTAATACTGATAATATTGAAGTAATAAGTTATAAATTAAATGGAAGTCTAGTTGGATATTTTCTTATGAAAGCTCTTGAAGAACTAGATAAAAAATTTGATAAATCTTAAACTTAAAAAAGGTAAAACATTATGACTGAAATAGATAGAACAGATAAATTCATAGTATATCGCTATGATACATCATTTGAATTTATAGAACACTACGAAAATAACATGAAATACCTTATAGATTCATGGAACGATGAAGATATGTATCTGTGTGCCTCATATGATATTGCTATACTAGGGAATAAGCAAGAGCAGTTTGATCCAGTGTTCTTCATTTTATCAAACCCTATAGCATGGAATAATGCTTGTAAACCATATAGGGAAAATGTAGCCGACAAGGTGAAGCAAACAACAATACATAATAAACAACTTGAGATAGACGGAATTTACGCATTAATGAAAATAGCTGTTGACTTTAATGACAAAACATGGTTTAATGATCTTATACATAGGTTAAATAAAATAAATAGCGATTAATAAAGTACAATGAAAGTTATATTTCATTGAGAAAGGAGAAAATTATATCAATGTTTGAAAAAATAATTTATAGCATTATTGGTATTCTAACACTAATTGTATCAATTAATTTTTTAGTTATTGATAACGACAGTTTTATTAAAGTGTTCGTTGGCGTGATGTATCTAGCCTGTACTTTCTTGGCTACACTAGTTGTCATTTCAGATATTAAAAAGAAGAATAAATGAAAAGCGTATTTTGTTAGGAAGGAGTACATATGGATTTTAAAATTATTGCAGATATTGAAACACAGCTAAAGTCAGTAGATTGTAAAAGCTACACACTTGATATCAAATTTGACAATGATACAAGACTATTTATTGAAAAGAAACCTGAAGATAAACCAAAATTAGCTGGATTTGGTGATAGATAATAGATTTATGATCTGGATAGGAATATGCTTAATTAGGAAGGAGTGTCTTATATGTTAAAAGAAAAATACGGTGAGATAACAGATAGGGAATGGAATATTTTCTATGAAGGTGTAGCTTTCGGACATAGAAATACAGCAAATATAGTTAATCAGAAGTTACTGAAACTAAACTTTCATCCTAATGAAGCAGTAATGCGAATATTCTTTAGAGATATGAAAAGATATTTATACTCAATTATCGATATAAATAATGAAAGTGCAATGAAATTACATAAGGACAATGAAGAACTTAATTAAAAGAAAGGATTTATAAAATGACACTGGAAGAAAGAGTAGAACAGCTTGAGAAAAAGCATAATGAAAAGGCAAATATATCTTATCAGAATGGATTGCTTGTTGGTTTTAAATTTGGCATAAACTGTTTTTATCAGGAGATTACTAATCTATTTAAAGAATTATCAAATATGTCAGATGAAAATACTAAAAATGAGATAGACAAAATTATTAAAGAGTCAAAAGAAAGAAGAGAGGCAAAGAATAATAATGGCTGAACTACCGAAGGAGATGCAGGATCAGATACATAAAACCGTAAAAGAACTGTCACAGAGAGAATTCTATAAAGGCATCAGTTGTGGTAAGGTTGTAATTGCTAACATGATTAAAGCAAAGCTGGAAGATATTAGTGTTGATTCAGATAAAGAAACACTTCTTGAACGATTTTATGAAATATTGAAATTTTGTGATATCACTTCAAGGATCACTCCTGAAATTGAAATTAGTATAAGTAAAAAGCTAAATAAGTAACTTAAATAAAACAACTAAAGAAAGGTAAGTGAAGATGAGGATAATAGGTAATTTATGTATATGGTTAGTATGTATAGTATTCGTTCTATGTGGACTTGGACAGAGTATTAAAACTGCTATACATACTAATAATGACATAGAAACACCGTCAACTGAGGTGGTGGAGAGGGTAGTAGCCTCCGTTGATACGATAGAAATAAGTACATTAGAATATTGTGAAACAACTGAATTACATATTGTTAGTGGAGTAGCAGATACAGTAATTGAAAACATTGAAACAGAATATGCAGAAGATTATATGGAACTTATTGTTGAGTCAATTCTAATTAGGGACTTTGAATCAGCAGAGCATTATACAAATCTTAGGAATGAAAAAATTGTTGCGTTGAATTTATCAGATACATATCAGACATTTACTTGGGATGACGCATTCTGCATAATGTGTGTTATTTATAAAGAAGGTGGCGCAGGATCATCTATCAGTGATGATGAACTTATGTGCTATGGCAATGTGGTTATAAACAGAACAAAAGATTCACGATTCCCAAATACGATTAGAGAAGTGCTTGATGCAGAAGGTCAATATTCTGGATTTTGCTATAAAGGTGTTTTCCTGATTGATAGGGGTGATACGCTACTTGAACTACAGGCTATTGAAAGAAGTTTCTATATCGGGTTGCGTGTTCTAAATGGAGAGCATGGCAAAAACGATGAAGGTGAATACTGTCCAGATACAGTTGTATGGCAAAGCAATGGTATACAGGGAAAGATTTGGTGGCATACAAAATCAGGAACTTATTTCTGCGAGTAAAAATAGAACAATTTGATGGTTAAATAAAATAATACAGAAAGGATATATGTAAATAGAAACATACACAAAAAGTCCACTTAATTATATAGGCGGCAAATATAAATTACTTCCTCAAATTATTCCATTGTTCCCTAGAGACATTAATACATTTGTAGATTTATTTGGTGGAGGCTTCAATGTAGGAATAAATGTAAATGCTAAAAAAGTGTATTACAATGATGCAATGACTCAAGTTGTAGATATGTTGGAGTATTTTAAAATTCACAATACAGAAGATATGCTTAATCAGATTGATGAATGGATTAAGCTATATGAACTAACAAAGACTAATTCAGAAGGATACATAGAATTTAGAAACTACTATAACAAGTGCAAAAATCCATTGGTTTTATATACTCTAATATGTTACTCATTTAACAATCAAATACGGTTTAATTCTAAAGGCGAATACAATATGCCATTTGGCAAAGACCGAAGTTCATTCAATCCATCTCTTAGAGAAAAATTTATAACATTTATAAATCAACTACAAAACAAACAATGCAATTTTTGTAATAAAGATTTTAGAGATTTAAAAATTGAAAAACTAAACAAAGAAGATTTTGTATATTGTGATCCTCCGTACCTGATAACTATTGCTGCTTATAATGAAAATGGTGGTTGGACTGAAAAAGACGAACGCGATTTATTACATAAACTAGACACTCTTAATGATAATGAAATTTGTTTTGCGCTCTCAAATATCTTGGAAGGCAAGGGCAGGTCTAACGAAATATTAAAAGAGTGGTCTAAAAAATACAATACATATTATTTAAATCATACATACAGCAACTGTAATTATCAAAAGAAAGATAAAAACAGCAAAGATATTGAAGTGTTAATAACAAATTATAAAGCTGATGAAAGTGGAGTTTTGTTGAGAAATGAGTAAATATTATATTAAAGGCTGCATTACTTGTATTTACGCTAAACCAAGTTGTTTCTTGGGAGATATTAGTACAAATCAGTATTGTGAAATAAAAGATAAAAGTTTTCCTAATTTTACATTCTCGGCGCAAAATAATGAAGGTTCTATTGGGATAACACCTAGTGTTTGTGATCAATATAAAAGCACATATGAAAAGCAGACAAAAACATAATTTGATAAGGAGAAATTAAATGAACAATGTAATATTTACAGATAAGATGGTTGGCGGTATGGCATTCTTTGATAATTTAATTCAAGAGATAAACACTAAACATATTAAAAAGATTTCTAAGAACCCAAATCACGCATACGCAGAACTATTTAACGGTACAGTATATGAATTAAAAACCGCATCAGAAAATGTAAGGGGCATTAAGTGTGATAAGGCATACATATCTGAGAGATTAGATCGCGATGTTGTCGAAGAAATAATTAAGCCTTGTTTATGTTATTCTACTCTGCCCATTAGAGAACAAATTGTGTTCTACTAATACAAACCAAATATACGTTTTATAAGAGGAATTAAATGAAATATTGTAACGCTAAGAATTGTTCATGTAAGTATAAAGATACTGAATATGATTATAAGGAAGTTACAAATATATGCTATGTTGACGGAGAAACGGTAATGCCATTACCTAGTACGACTTTAGCATGGTGTCATGTTACGTGTGATCTTATGATACCAAAAGATAAATATGATGAAACATGGAAAGAAATAAGTAACTATTATAGTTAATAAAATTCTCGTTTGATTTACTTTATAAAGAGGAATATAAATGGAAGTAATTTTACTTAATTGGAAAGCACCAAAAGTAGAAGAAAAATATTTGGCAGCATTTGAAAAAGAGGCACATGATGAATTAGAATATTTAACTAAAAAGCATAGATTTAAATTTTTAGTTGATAATTGTAAAATCGATTTCTTTTATGTTGGAGATTCGGAAAATCCTTATAGTTATATTGTTCTTGATAATGGTATGAAATTATATAAAGAATCTTATTATGATACATGGAATTGGGAATGTAATGTGAGTGATTATCAGGAGAATAGAAAAGAAATCGCTAAATACTATGACAAATATTTAGAAAACAAAAACTGATAAAAGAGATATTTTTAATGAAAGGAAACATAATGACAAAACTAGAATTAATGAATACTATTAAAGATTTAAAAGATGACGCTGAAATTACTTTTTATGTTTGGGATTATGAATACGATAATGATAATCCTTATGAAATTGGAACAGCAAAACCGACAGGGTTAGAAATAACATCATACGGTAATTACTTCAACTTAGGAGTACATAAGTAAATAAAATCATTGTTCTATCAGTTAAAAAGAGGAGAGATTAGTATTAAAAAGATTTTAGCATCTCTATTAAAGAAATATCTAAAATGTAAATTAGAAGTTATAAATGTACTTGATAAAGATGTGGTAAGCAAATATTTATATATTACTCTAAGTTTTGATGGAGAGTCAATATATCATGATTCAGTAATAGTTTCACAAAAGTGAATAAACTCAATTTGGTGGTGAAATAAAATAGAACCTAGAGAATTTAGTTCCGAAGAAGAACGTGAAGAATATTATCAAGAAATGATGGAGTTAGAAAAGCAAGTAGAAAAACAAATGGAAGAAGATAAAAAGCAAGACCGTTTGAAGAGTATGCAGAATAGAAAATATAAAGGAAGTAAGTTTCATAACTGATAAAACTCGAATTTGGTGGTGATTTTAATCAAGATATTAAGTAAAAAAAAGCTACAGAGAATATTAAATCAAATTGCTAATGAAAGTTTTGATTTAAAAGATATTGAATCAATATTTAACTATTTTGGCGACGATTATTTTATAGAAGATGGTATATTTCAAAAATGCTCAGATGGTAAACCAATAGATTTAAATCAGTCTTACAGCATATAAACATAATGAAATCAAGAATTCATTAACAAATTAAATAAAAATAAGGAGATACATAATTGACAAAAGTTATTTGTAATCAATGCGGTAAGGAAATTACTCTACAACAGAAGAAAAACGCAGAATACTATGCACTTACAATTCCATTGCATGATGAACAGAAGATGATGACTATTGATTTTCATAGATTGTGTCTTGACAAAGCATTGGTCAATCTTATGAAAGATTTTAAGGTACTGCCTGAAAAAGAAGATATGCCTTTGTACGATTGTCCTGAATGCAGAGCAGCACGTGGCGAGTTTGATGATGAGGATTACGAGGATTATAAATGATCAAGTCACACGAAGAAGTTGTTCAAAAAACAGAAACGATTATTGAAACAGTGATTGATGAAATAACTTGTAATTGTTGCGGTAAGACAGTAAAAACTATTGAATACACAGATGACTTTAAAGTAGTAGAAGAAACTTTTGATGTGAAGCAACTCTGGGGATATCATAGCGAATTTGATACGCAACTACATAGGTTCAATGTATGTCAAAAGTGTTATACAGAATGGATCAATAAATTTGTAATACCAATTGATATTCAATACGATGTATTTTAGCAATGAAATTAACCTTTTATAATGATTTTAGAAAGGGAAATTATGAAAAGAAAAGTTAAAGTAAAAATGAATTGTATAGCAACATTATTAGTAGATCAAAAGAAAAATGGTGATTTAGAAATTGAAGAGATAAAAGATATTATTGATATTACGGGATATGAAATAATTGATTTTATATATTAAAGTAACCAACTGACAAATCTATTTAGAAAGGATACATATGAGTAGTTATAGAAAGTTTAATAGTTACACTGTTACCGAAGAAGAACTAGGATATGAAGTTGTAAATAAAGATGAAGTGAGTGATATGCTTACTGATATTGAAAATGCAGTAAATAATATCATAAGCGATATTGAAGATTATGATTTATTGCAAGCGAAGAAGTCTTTAGAACAGTTATCTAAGGAGTTGTATTAAATATATGAAATATCCGTGTCCAGATTGTCCAGAATATCATGATTGCTTTGAAAGTAATGAGCAAACAGAATGCGTTAAATATCAAGTGTGGGCAGAAAAGGTAACAGAAAAATCAAGGCTAGAATCAAGTGAACAAAACCGATAAAACATATCTTTTATAGGAAGGTGATTAATTA